CACTGACACCTTTTCGTGTCTTTTTTCACTCACACCATTTGTCCTTCCCACAAATAACGACAATATGCCCATCTTTTTTCTACATCACCCCACGCCAATACATATTTTTTTTGCTTTTTTACGTCTAACGCTTCTCTCTCTTTCTTTACTACTTTCTTTCTCTCTTTTATTATTTCTTTCATCAATGGCGGATAATCATAATCGTATTTACATTGCCAGTCCATGCATTCTCCCGTATAATAGTCAAATACCCACTCCAACATTTCATAATAATTTTCGCAAACTTTTTCTACACATACATCTCGGCAAAAAAGTGCCTTATAATATCGTTCACGCCACTTTGGTTGGGTCGGATTTATATAATGTTCAACTTCTCTATAAATTAATGGTGCATTATTGAAAATAGCCTCTTTATCTCCACTCATACTAAACCGTATTTCGCCCCGCTTTATGTATTCTGCACGCATCCATTCTTCCTCCCTTTTGGCCATCCATTTAACCACTTTATCAAATTGCGCCCATTGTATCTCTCCATTTGCAATGATAAACGTATTCGGCAAAGATCCGACTGTCTCCTTGTATGCGGTCAACAAATTGTATATTCCATTGGTTCGGATATTGAGCGTGGGAAAGTGGGGCAAAAAATCATTCCCCAACATAAAGCAGAGAAACGCATAATCGTAAATGCGGTCACTATGTTGCGATTTGCAATCCATTTCGGCCAATATGGAATCGCACAACATATTTATGTCCAAAATGTAAGATGCGCCGTTTTCCAATTCCGCATTCAGACTTTTTGCAAATTCGGGCGCTTCTCTATACACAAACAGATTGGATGCACGGTTATTGAATATTGATAACATCAGCAAGTCGGCGTCTAATCCATAGATTACGGTGTTTTGGTCCATATTTTTTTCAGGGTAATCGCGAATATATTGGAACAATTTGTGTTCACCTTCACCGGGTATGTCCGAAGCGGATACAATAACTTTGGCATTTGAAGAAAAATGTTTGTTTACATATTTTGACAAAAAATCCATAAAGTCCGTTCCAGGTGTGATTAAGGACGTGCTGAAAACACTTTTGGGAACAATTCCGTGCGCTTCCATGAAAGCGGACCGGTAGCGGCGGTTTCTTTGCTGTTTCATTTTAGCAAGAGGCGCAACACCATCAAACGCTATATAAACAGTGTTTGATGGACGTATTTCGTCAATGTATTTTTGCAATTTAGTACACACCATTGCAGAAATATTTTTGTAATTGTCTGATGGTACAGGCAACATTTTACCCGCCTTATCAATTTCGCGGATAGAATCGTAAATAATTGAATTGGAATCAAGGTACAGATTTTGAAACTGATGTGTCTGCACATTGAATTTCTTTAAAATATTCATGTGGTTTCGGATAATGTATGCAAAGTAAGATGGAATTCCCATGGTTTAGTTATATTAATCAAAATACGTTTATACCTTTTTATAAAACATTTTTATAAAACCTTTTATCTGGTGTATAAAATATCTGGTGTATAAAATATCCGGTGTATAAAATATCCGGTGTATAAAATATCCAGTGTATAAAATATCCGGTGTATAAAATATCCGGTGTATAAAATATCCGACCATATTATATAATGGATTTTAAAGAGTTATTTTTTTTAATTTACAGGATGATGCCATTTATAATCGTGTCTTACTTGGTAATATCTTCTCTCTTTTCTGGTGAACTTTCCGGATTTTTATTATTAGTTGGAATTATGATGTCGTCTCTCATCACAATCGGTGTTTCCAAAATGGAATTTATTACCCAAGGAATTAAGAATGCCGGTATAAATATGGGTGAATGCAGTTTGCTAACATTGAATAATGAACCTTTGTCTAATTTACCGCTAAGTTCGCACACATTTGCATTCATTTTTGGTTATTTCATTTTTGTAATTGTCACAAACAAGCTTGTTGTCAAAAATGCACTGTTGATTTCAATTGTCACAATCCTCGTTTTTATAGATATGGTCTACAATTTCAACAGTTGTGCAAAAGAGTTTGTATTAATTCCATTAATAATTGGTGTATTTAGTGGTGTGCTTTGGGCGATTATCATTGGCAAGAAAAACCAGATGATACCCCAAGAAGACGGTGCCTCTAAATGCAGTGTTAGTAAAGGTATGTACAAATGCAAGATTAAGAGAACAGGTCAAGTGGTTAAAGTTTAAGGCTCAAAATACTGAATATTTCCATTAATCCAAAACTTAAACTGGCTTGAAATCCGCGCTCTTGACAAATCGTCCGCCATCAGTTTCATTGCCCGGGATTTGTCTTCAAATGCCCGAATAAAATCTTTAATTGCAATAACTGTATTGGCCGTTTCGTATTGTGGTATTTGGTCTTTTTGTAAAACAGCGTATCCTTTTCGCTGGTTTACAACATTATGAAAGTTGTAAAATAGTTGAATGAGGTCTTCTCTGCAACGTATGTTATTCAAATTGATTGAGCGCATATATTCGGAGGCGTGAGCAGAACAAACCGGACAAGGCAACGTTCCACAAATCAACAATATAAATCGCAAATAGTCCTTGATAACCAAATTGAAATACTCAGGTTTCATTTTTTGCGCCATAACGTGAAAAAATGTCCATATGGGTCTGCCCCATTTCATTTTGGGCAATGGGTTCGCATTAACATTCGCTACAGGTTGTTGAACTTGTTGCACTGGAATTTGTCGGTATCCATAATTCATTTTTATTGGCATAAATGCTTGTTGTTGGTGTTGCGGTTGTTCATAAGAGGGTCTTGTTGTTTTTTTATGAACTAAACTAAACATCATTATAATAAAAATATATATATTTATAAAAAGAAAAAGGTTTGACACCAATTCCGAATATGTTATCAAAGTACAAATACAACAAAAACGAAATAAAAGTAAAAGTAAAAATATAATACACCCAAATAGTATAAATGTCGTCGCAAGTAGAAGTTGTTAAAATAATAAAAGAATGGATAACAATTGACAATGACATTCGCAACATCAATAAAGAGCTCCGAATTCGCAAAGACAAGTTGAAAAAAATATCCCAAAACCTGATGAAAACGATGAAAGAAAACGAGATTGACGAGTTTGATATAAAAGATGGAAAATTGGTATTTTCGCAAACCACCGTTAAAAAACCAATCACCAAAAAAAATCTGGTAACTATATTGTCAAAATACTATGAAGGCGATATATCCCAGGCAATTGAAATGAATAAATTCATAATGGACAATCGCGAAGAAGTTGTTAAAGAAACCATTAAGCGGACTATCAACAAAGATGATTAACTCATCAGTCCTAACTCGGGGATGCACGTTTTTCCATTGATTATTTTAGCTTTAGCGATGATTGCCGGGTCCACTTTCCCTTCTAAAATGTCTTCCGTCTTATAGACGTTGTTGAACTTGTCAATATAATAAACAATACCCATAATGTTGGTGGCCACTACGTCAATTTTCTTGGTGCAGACCCCGCAAACATCGTCGGCCAAGCCGTGCGGGGCGCCCTTAGAATGTGTCCCGCAAAATTCAAATCCGTCTTTGCGCTTGCGTGTGCATTGTTTGTTATCAGCGCGCTTTGCGTTGCAACGGTTTTGAGTGGGGATGGAGTTTTGGATGCGCTTTCTCTTGGACAGGTCATCTTTACTAAATAGCAGGCGTTCGTATTCGTAAACGTATTCAAGCAGTTCATTGATTTTGTTTTTTTCATCAAATTTCAGGTCAATCGCCTTGGTGCGAATGCTGTCCTTGAATCTAGTGATGAATTCTTCCGATTTTGAGTTTAATTTCTTTTCCATTTTGTTATTATGCAATTCATTATAACAAACCAAAAATATTCAATTTTACGATTTATATTTTTCATTGAAAAAATTGTAAAGTAAATTGTCGGGGTTGTGGTTTTTCACATCGCCATCAATCATTTGTATGGATTCGTATATTTTTCGTAACACGTCGTTCGGTGCACTTGACCCAACCTTGATGAAACCCTGTTTCACAAGAGTATTGCGAATTTCGGAAATGGGGGTTTGTTTTATCAAGTAAGATTTGGTTGTCACATTGGTGCGAATGGTTTTGTTGGGGAGAAGAACGCCTACATTGGGTTTGTATCGGTCTTTACCACATCGGTAAGTTCTTCGCAAAAGTTTTTTATATTTTTTCTGCTTGACAATTTGGTTTTTGGATTTTTTTTCAATTTCTCTCTGTTTTAGTTTTTCAATCAATATTAATTCGGCGGGACTTTTGACGCGTTCGGCAATCATGAGAGGAGGAACCGACAATGGTTCTGGTGCTTTCATTGTTCGGTTATGATAGGACCGAAATGTGGGCAAAGACCCGTTTTTTAAACAACCGTAGGTCGGTCTGGGTAAAATTTTTATGGGTTCAACTGGTGCATAATAAGAATCTTCAGGTTGAACTTCAAGCATTGGTGAAGTTGTATACATCATTTCTTCTGGTTCTTCAAGCTGAACTTGTATTAGACCGGTATCGTGAACTGGCTGAACCCCTTGTTCTTGACCCACCATTGCATTGTGGTTTTTAATTGTTTGGTTTGCAGTTGTTTCTTTTTGTTTTTCTGCTATTTTTTTCATAAAATCAACCGATTTCTGAAAATCATTTTCAAAATCTGCCGATAAACTATTGGGGGAAACAACGGATTCGCTCAACAATGATTTATAGTGATTCTCTTGGTTTTTGCGAATTTCTTTTAAAATATTGTTTTTGATTGTTTTGCTGGAAACTTTTCTCTCTGTTTTCAATTTAATTGGTTTGTCGGGTTTTTTTCGTTTTTGAGTCTTTGAAGGTACTTTAAATAAATCCTCATTGTATTTTACGATTCTAATATTGCCGTTACTCATAATACAATATTGTATATATTGTTTTATGAAATTAAACATAGGGAAACCTACGGTTTCCCCTATAACCCCTTCCCTTAAAGGAAACCTACGAGTTTTCTTTAGTACATGTTTTTTTAGCATGGTTCTCTTTAGTATGGGTTCATAAGGGAACGACGAGTTCCCTTAAGGGGTCATAGGGGAAAGGGCGAAGCCCGACAGGCTTAACCGTAGGTTCCCTTATGCAAACATAGTTGATATAATCTTCTGCGATTTTTTCAAAGAATATTCTCTCGTGTTCTCTTTGTTTTTCATAAAAATTTCATAGCCATTTTCCAAATCCGCGAGTTCAATCACACGCTTTTCCGAGTCCGCTTTTCCATAAACCCGTTTGCTATGTGCAATTTTCGTTTTGAACAACAGGGTTTCAATGTCTCTGCCGAACCCACTAAAACTGTCGTACCGTTTCTTGAACCATTTCTCTCCATCTACATTTCCAATTTTCCATTTATAGTCCGCCACTTTCTTTTTGAAAATTTCCCACAAATCTTTTGCCGAGTAATTGTCAATCTTGAATCTCCAAACAAACCTGGATTCTAATCCGGAATTAAGAGAGAAAAACCGTTCGTTCAGTTCATTCTCGTATCCTGCAATAATAACCATAAGGTTGTCTTTTTGGTCACTCAACGACTCGCACAAAGTGTCCACACACTCTTTGGAAAAATTGTCGTCGCCGAGAGAATATGCCTCATCAATGAATAAAACGCCACCTAAACTTTGGGTTATAAGCGCCTTCATTTTAATTGCAGTTTGGCCTAAATATCCTGCAATCATATCGGAGCGGGTGGCTTTTTTGAATGGCAACACAATCTTATCACTAGGTTTGCAAATAACACCAATTTTGGAGTAAATTGCGCCGAGCACTTTGGCAACTTCGGTTTTTCCGGTACCGGGAGGACCAAAAATCACGGTGTGTTTATAATCGTCGCCTCCATTGTGCAACCCTTGCAAATAATAAAGCAATTGTTCAAGCACGCTTTTTTTCAAAGTGTGCATTCCAATCATTGCATCCAGTTCATAAAGTTCGGGCTTAATGGAATGAATTGTTTTCAAATTGATATTGTATTCCACGCCTTCTTGAACTGGGTTTTGTTCGGCAATTAGTATCAAGTCGGAAATGGAATTCAGAGAGAAATCAATGGTTACGAAAGTTACGGGGGTATTATTAATATCGGGTCTATCCATATCGGGTGTATTATTATTACTATCCGGTGTATTACTATCCGGTGTATTACTATCGGGTGTATCCATATCCATATTAAAAACTTCATGTTCGTTTTGCCATTCTTCGTATAATCCAGATACGTTTATTTTTACATTGGGAGTATAAAATTGTTGAGCCGAGGTCGCAAACATAAAGTTCTGATAATCGTAGAATGAGAGATGCGTTTTTTTCTTGTAATAATCCATGAATTTGTTAAATTCCGCGCATTTCATTGTTCCAATCATTGTTTCTCTATTCACTATAAAAATAAATAATCTTTAACTATATAAAAATAAAAACCATATTTATTATCATTGGATTAAACAAGTTAATAATGTCGGTGACAGATATTGAGAAAATAAATAAAGCTCTTGTGAAATATGACCCCCTGCAAGCGGTTCTCTACGGTTCTCGTGCAACTGGAATGTCCAAACCTGATAGCGATTACGACGTGATGGTTTTTTTTAAAAGGTCTAATTTTCCATTAAAGGAAACCGCGGAACAAAGATTTGCGCGGTTTTATAAAATGGCGTGCGAATTGAAATGTGCGCTCGGAAAACCAGTGGATTTGGTTGTTATGAAATACAATGGAAAATGGGTGAATACGCATTGCGAAAGAGATGTGCTGTTTTACAATCACGTAAGATGCGAAGCCATTTGTGCTTTTGATAATAAACGCGGTGCTGAAATGTGCGATATGTCTGAAAAAATTGGGCTGTATAAAGCGTGAAGCACGAAGTGCGACCGTGAAGCGATAAACTTAGCGACCGTGAAGTGTGAATTTTTGCAAAAAAATGTGAACAAAACAAAATAATATAAAAAATTGAACTTTTTATATTATTAGTAGGCAAAAGTATAAAATGAATCTAGAATTAAAAATGTCAACTGAAGAACAAACTAAAATTGCTGAACAACCCAAAAAAAGGGTTTACAAGAAGAAGGCGGTTGTTGAAGACGCCGTAACGGAAGCAGTCATTGCCGAAAAGAAACCAAAAAGACAAACAAAACCCAAGGCAATTGCAAAGGAAGAACCCATGAATACTACCAAGCAATTGGAAGAAATCATCATGAGCGAAGAAAAAATGAATTTGGAAATTAAGAAAATGGTGGAAGAGAATATGAAAAACCCCGACAATGAAGTATTGGCGCATTTGGGACAATACGTTGAAGAACCATTCAAAATCATTGAATCCTATTTTGACGGCCAGCATTCTTCTTGTCTGGTTCGCCATCAATTGGAATCGTACAACGATTGCATCCACCGTCAAATTCCCCAAACCATTCAGATGTTTAATCCCGTGATGGTGCGATCGGACAAGGATATTTTGCCAAATTCCGACAAATATTCGCTGGAGGTTGAAATCACATTCACCAATCTGAAGTTGTATCCTCCTCAAATTTACGAGAACAATGGCGCAACCAAATTGATGATGCCGAACGAAGCCAAATTGCGAAATGTAACCTACGCGTCCAATATGACCATTGACATAAACATCACCTATCATATTCGCGACAGTGTGGACATTGAAAAGCCGCGTTCAATCACCAGTGTGATACCAAAAGTTAGTATTGGAAAATTCCCCATAATGGTCAAATCATCCATCTGTGTTCTCACCCAGAACAACCACATCAACCCGGTCTCGGTGGGCGAATGCACATTTGACCACGGCGGATATTTCATCATCAAAGGTTCAGAGAAAACCGTTTTGCAACAGGAGCGCGCTGCACAAAACACGGTCTACTGCTACGACGGCAAAAACACATCTAAATGCAGTTGGTATGCGGAAATCAAATCGGTTCCCGACTACAAGTGCATTTCACCCAAACAAGTGGAGATTGAAGTTGCAAGCAAGAATAACGGATACGGTCATCCAATGAAGGTTGTGATTCCCCGCGTTCGCGAATCCATTGATTTGTTCGTACTGTTTCGCGCATTGGGTGTCACATCCGACAAGCAAATCTGCGAATACATATTGCTGGACATAGACAGTAGTATGCATACGGATATTTTGAAATTCCTGAACGCGTCTATTATTGAAGCAAACCACAATATGACAAAGGAGGATGCGCTCAAGCACATCACTACCTACGTGGCATTTACACCAATGAATATGGACAAGGAACAGGGTTCCAAGAAGAAGCGCGATTTCACCAATGACGTATTGAGCAACGACCTGTTCCCCCACTGCAAAACTCCCGAACAAAAGATTTATTTCCTAGGTTATATGACGAACAAAGTAATTCAAACCGCGCTCGGATGGATTAAACCGTCGGACCGCGACTCTTATGTGAACAAACGCATTGATATGACCGGAACCCTTTTGAACAATTTGTTCCGCAACTATTTCAACAAGTTGGTGAAGGAGATGCAGAAACACATCATCAAGGAAATCAATGGCGGGTCGTGGCGTTCTGCCGAGGATTACGAAAGTATTGTCAATAATGGAAACATCTGCAAAATGGTGAAATCCACCACGATTGAGACTGGTATTAATCGTGCATTGGCAACCGGCGATTTCAGCATCAAGCAAAGCAACAGCAGTAAGGTCGGTGTTGCGCAAGTGGTGAATCGTTTGACGACTGCTGCGACGCTCAGTCATATGCGACGCATTAATACGCCCATTGACAAATCGGGTGAGCTGATTGACCCGAGAAAGTTGCACGGGACCACTTGGGGGTTCCTTTGTTTGACCGGCGACACAAATGTGTTGTTGTCAAATCGCATGGACTCCAGGCAAATCAAAGACATCAAGGACGGTGATTGGGTAAATACAGTCAACCGCCAAACACTGATGGATGAACCAAGTGATATGCACAACTATTTCTGCAAAATGCCTGACAAATTGTTTGAAATAAAAACTATCAGTGGCAGAAAAATCAAGGCAACTGCGGACCACCCATTCTTAGTTCGTTCAACCGAAGGTAAATACGAGATGAAGAAACTTGGCGAACTGAATGTTGCAAATGACAAGTTGGTGATTCGCCACACAGTAAGGGAACTACGTTCCTCAAAGGTGCAACCTGACAGCTGTACGACCCCTCCTTTTAAAGCTTCGCTTTGTTTGGAATATGAGACCAAACTACCGGAATGGTTGATAAATTCTGAATTACCAATTAAACGCAACTTCTTATCTGAATATCATACAAAAAACGGGTCAATTACCCATAAGAATGGTATTGGAGTCATTTCACGAAGTGCTAATACAATTTGTTTAAATGAAGTAATTGAATATATGAGTCAAATAAAAAATATGTTTGAAGAACTTGATATTGTTTGCGAATTAAAAGTTGTAAAAAAAGATGAAACAAATACAAACATAAATATTGAATTTGACAACTCATTGGAAAATATTGTTCAATATGTAGATACGATTGCTATTGTTAATGAAGAAAAACGAATTAGCACTGCTCCTACAATTGAGTATTTTAAAATAAAACACAACAAATATCAACTTGTATACGACAACTTCATTCGCGATAATATTGCAGACAATGGATGTGTATGTGTCCCAATTGAATCCATTGTTGAAATTGAACCTGAGCTTGTTTACGATTTCACCACCAGGTCAGATAATCATTCATTTGTTGCATCGTCGTTTGTTGTTTCAAACTGCCCAGCAGAAACTCCAGAGGGCCAATCCATTGGTGTTGTCAAAAGCATCAGCACGATGACCCACCTAACAATTACAACCAACAGTTCGTCGTTGTACATATACGTTGAGCCTTTCATCAAGTCTTTGAACACGGCTTCGCCCAAGGAGACGTTCGGCAAAGTCAAGGTATTTGTCAATGGTTGCTGGGTAGGTGTAACAGACACGCCGATAGAATTGTACAATGATATGAAGGAGAAGAAGTACAAGGGTATTTTGAATATTTACACATCGGTCGTGTTTGATTACAAGATGATGGAAATCCGCATTTGCAACGATGCCGGCCGAATGACGCGTCCATTGTTGCGCGTCAAGGATGGGAAGGCGCTTATGACAACTGATATTATCAACCGTCTGGATTCTGGAGAATTGTCGTGGAACGATTTATTAACCAACTGCAAATTGGATACGTCGGTGATTGAATACATTGACCCGGATGAGCAAAATTTCGCGATGATTGCAATGAGGGCGAAAAATTCGTATATTTTGAACGACACCAAAATCAATTTCACCCATTGCGAAATTCACCCAAGCACCATTTTTGGAATTCTGGCGTCGTGCATTCCCTTCCCAGAACACAACCAGGCACCGAGAAACACTTATCAATGTTTGGATATTAATGAAACCGTCCTTTTGTCAAATGGAGAAAAAATACCAATCAAAGATGTAAAAGTTGGTGATTCAGTTATCTGTTTTAATCCGGAAACATTTAAAACTTCGCATACAAAAGTTGTCAACCATTATGTTCGTGAAACTGATAAAAAGATTTACAAAGTAAAGACAATCAGTGGAAGAGAAATAATTGCAACCGAAGACCATAAGTTTATGACAACCAGTGGGTGGAGCGAAGTTCAAAATATGGAGGTAAATGAAACGATGATTGGAACGATGGATGATATTAAGAATCCTGTATTTGAAATGCTTGCAAGTATTGAAGAAGTTGAAAACAGACTAATTTCAGATATTACAGTTGAATCGGACGACCACAGTTTTATTGCGGGAAACAATTTTATGTCAAGTAATTGTGCGCAGAGCAAGCAGGCAATGGGCGTCTACGCAACCAATTACGACAAGCGATTTGACAAGACTGCTTATATATTGACCACCCCCTCAAGACCTTTGGTGGACACGCGCATCATGAACTGGCTGGACCTCGTCAAGATTCCATCGGGTCAGGTCATTCACGTTGCGATTATGTCGTATACTGGCTATAACCAGGAAGACAGTGTGTTGATAAACAAGGGCTCCATTGACCGCGGGATGTTTTCCACCACGATTTACCACACGGAGAAGGACGAGGACAAGAACATCACCCGTTTTGTTAGCCGATGCAAACCGGACTCCACGAAAACCAAGGGTATCAAGTACGGCAATTACGACAAGATAGACTCAACCGGATTTATCCCGAAAAACACCAAGTTGGACGACCGCGATATCATTATGGCGAAGGTAGTTCATATCAAGGAGAACCGCAATGACCCCACAAAGCCAATCAAGTTTGAGGACCAAAGCAAGAGCGTGCGAACTGCAGGTGAGGAAATCCACATTGACGAAAATATCACTTGCAGGAATGGCGATGGGTATCCTTGTGCAAAGGTTAGGATGCGTACTTTCAGAAAGCCGTGCATCGGCGATAAATTCAGTTCTCGACACGGACAAAAGGGCACCGTCGGTCTAATTATTCCCGAGTGTGATATGCCATATACCAGAAACGGATTGAAGCCGGATATTATCATCAATCCGCACGCAATTCCTTCGCGTATGACGATTGGACAGTTGAAAGAAACTTTGTTAGGAAAGGTGTTGATACATCTGGGTATGTTTGGCGACGGAACCAGTTTTGGCGATTTGGATGTAAAAACCATTGCAGCACAGCTCCAGAAATTGGGATACGAAAGTTATGGAAACGAGATAATGTATGATGGATTGTCGGGCGAACAGTTTGATGCGAGTATCTTTATCGGACCGGTCTTTTACCAGCGTCTGAAGCACATGGTCAATGACAAGCAACACAGCAGGTCAATTGGACCGATGGTGAATCTGACCAGACAACCGGCCGAAGGCCGTAGTCGTGATGGCGGTTTTAGAATTGGTGAGATGGAGCGCGATGTTATGCTTGCGCACGGAATGAGCAGATTTTGCAGAGAAAGGTTGTATGATGTTTCAGATAAATACAGTGTTCATGTGTGCAAGAAATGCGGAATGATTGCGCAATACAATGATGCGTCGGCGTCTATGATGTCCAAGTACAGTTTCACGGTCCACAAATGTGGTGTTTGCGAAAATACGACGGACTTTGCATATGTGGAAGTGCCCTATGCGTTCAAGTTGATGGCGCACGAATTGCAGACAATCAACTGTGTTCCAAGATTGCTGACGGAGTAATAATATTTCTTAAACAAATATATAGTCATGAAGTTTAGAAGTAAAAAACTTTTTTTTCGGAAAAACAAAACGCGAAAAACAAAACGCAGAATCAATAAAATGCAAAATAAAACAAAACAAAAAAAAGGTGGAAATCCCGACAATGAACGTTTTTATTTGGGCGAAATTCAATACGATAACGAAGATTTGAATATGAAACGCACAAACAAAGAAAAACAACAACTTATTCAAAGAATTATTTATGATTGGAGTCCAAAATTTAACAAATGGATAAACACAGAACCAGAAGGACCAGAAGAAACCGAAAAATACAAAAACTGGCTTTGGTTATGGTCTAGCCGATGGGATAAGTTACAAGTTTTTGCATTTGGAACAAAACTTGAACATTATGGTGAACAAACCGCATTTATACAACAAAATTTATCTCAAATCCAATATTTAATAACATTACGGAAATTATTTTGATTTTACACAGATTTGCAAAATCAAAAGTGTTTTTTACAAGGTATATAAAAATACAATACGTATAGTACTAATCAATCCAATGAACGGAGAAATGGCAATCAATTCTGTGTTATACGGCAAACTTAAATCAGACGATGGAGGCATCTTAAACATTATTTTTTTAACATTTGCAATGTCTATCATAAATTACATAGTGAGACAGGCCAGCTATTATTTGGAAGACGTTGACTTTAAAAAACTAATGAATTGGGAATTTTTTTTCCACAAACTGCAGAAGAAAAACTCAGTAGAGTACGAAGGCAAAATATCGTGTGCAGTGAATATGTACAGTTCAGAACTCAAACAAACCAGTGTATTTGGCAAAAGGTTCAAAGCATTATGGGAATACATTATTGCAGAAATTGACAAAAATCCGTCCATTCATTCCATCAAGGAGCAGACAGTTAACAAGAAGGAAGACGATATATACATGGTGAACCAAAAGGATAAATTCATGGTTAACAAAGAATTGGCAATCTATGCATATACGTACACCGAAAGCGAATCCACAAACAAAGAGGAAGACGAAATCAAAACGCGAAACAAAACCTCCAATATCATCATTGAACTGTATTCGTACAAAAGTAGCACCGAGGCAATCAAAATGTTTGTGGAAAACATAACGTTGGAACATATGAAAAAGTTGGAAAATGCGCGCAAAAACAAACATTTCATTTACACACTTTCGCAAATAAAATACGACGACGACATTTCCGAAAGATGGTGTGAAACCCGGTTTGAGAGCACGCGGACATTCAAAAATCTTTTTTTTGAAAATAAACAAAAGATTCTGGATAAGATTGATTTTTTCATTCAAAACAAGGACTGGTATTACGACAAAGGCATTCCATACTCGTTGGGAATCGGGATGCACGGCCCTCCCGGAACCGGAAAAACGTCGTTTATCAAGGCATTGGCGAATTACACGGAAAGACACATTATTATCATTTCTCTCAAGTTATTGAAAACCAAACACGACCTGGATGAAATCTTTTTTGAAGACAAATACAACGGATCCAATGAAAGAGGGACGGTTGGGTTTGACAAGAAAATCATCGTGTTTGAAGACATTGATTGCGTCGGAGACATTGTGCTTTCCAGGGAACATAAGAAAGAAAAATATTCAGAGAAAGAAGTTGTAATTAATCTGGATCCGGTAACCAAAGTATGCGAAGTCCCCAAAATCAAAATTGAGGACCCCATTACTCTAGACGATATTTTGAATTTGTGGGACGGAATCCGCGAAACGCCGGGGAGAATATTGATTCTCTCTTCCAACCATTATGAAAAGTTGGATCCGGCGTTAAAACGCCCTGGAAGAATTGATATTACGCTGGAATTGGCGAATGCATCTAGAAACGTGATTGGTGAAATTTACCGGCATTTAACTGGAGAATCCATTGATCCAGCTATGTTGCAACAGATTCCCGACCGGAAATATTCGCCCGCTCAAATAATGAATTATTATATGGCTGGAGAGAAAAATGCGGAAATTTTTATTGAGAAATTAATTGGAATTCTTTGATTCAGCTTCGCTTCCGCCCATATGACCCACATACTTAAGGAAAGAGTCAGATACGTAAGCGAACTCCAGATTGGTTTCCCTATATAGAAACATTTTTAAAAAAAGGGAAGGGGTCATAGGGCGTAAGCTTCGCTGAATAACCGTAGGTTTCCCTATATAGTTTTGCAATTGGTTGTAATTACTTGCCCAGGTATCCGTGTTGTTTGCACATTTTCAATTTGTGTGTAAATGACTTTGCTTTTTGTTAACGTTTTGGAGTGCATTTTGCATAAATACGCACACCGCGAAATGACCTGACGTGGAACCTTATTTAGCTTTGTTTCGCAGGTTAAGACCACATGACAAGAAGGAGAATCTGATAAATGAAACCATATATCAGATTTGTTGGCGTTTTGTACGAGTTCGGTGTTCTCTATTGCGGACCTGCCAATTTTGATGTTGTAAACAGTACCGTCATATTCAAAAGTTTCAAGTTTCATTTGTATCTTATATGAAATAATTCATACAATATTTTTATATCCTTTTAGGGGAACGTAGTTCCCCTATGACCCCTCCTAGCTTTAGGAAGAAGTATACTAAAACCAATTATGAAAAGAAGGTTCAAAAGACGTAAGTAAAGCTAAACCTTGGTTAGCTTTAGGGAAAGTATGACCCCTTAAATAAAAAGGAAGGTTCAAAAGGAAACCTCGGTTTCCTTTATAGAATGAACAGCACCGCGATTTTTTTAGTTGGATGCATTGGCACACGACTTCTTTTCACCTATTTAGCAATGACTTTTACTGCATTTTTGCCCTATATGGGTTATGTAGCCGCACTTATTTCCGCGGGATTTTTTTACATTTATTTCACAGGTAGCAGACCCACCGGAGTAGAGACCGGTGGAAAACCCATTTGGTGGAACCATTTGAGACCATTGCACGGATTTTTATACGGCCTATTTGCATATGGTGCGATTATTGGTCGCACAGATTCGTGGAAAGTACTATTTGCAGACACGATGATTGGATTGGTCGCATTTTTGCACAAACATTTTTTTTAAATTTTATTTTATATAATAAATATTTACTTATACGTAAAATAGTTATTATACAAATGGCAAACATTCATCTTTTTGAAGCGTGTAATAATAATAATATTGAAAACGTAAAAAAGTTTATTTCCGAAGGTGCTGATGTAAATGGTAAAGACAACTACGGTTTTACTCCTTTATTTATTGCCGCAATTCGCAATAATGTTGAAATTGCGGAATTACTTATTTCAAATGGTGCTGATGTAAATCCCAAATACATTGATAAACCAGATAGTCCTTTATTAATAGCGTCTAGTCTAAGACATTTTGAAATGATTGAATTGCTTTTATCAAAGGGCGCAGAAGTCAATTATGAAAATAAAAGAACAATAACACCTTTATTTATGGCGTGTCTTAGTGATAATATAGAAGTTATAGAAATATTGTTACACTATGGAGCAGAACCGCACAAAAAAAATAAAAAATACCAAACTCCTTATGGCGTAGGTTCCAATGTTGTAAAGAAATTTATAGACAGTTGGAATGGCCCTTTGAAAGGAATACGCGTTTTGAAAAAATTATGCGTATACAATCCAATTGCATGTGAATATGGATTGGATGAAAACGGGTTTGGTTTTGACGAATGTTTAAGTAATTTTATGGGGTAAGACAAATAAAATTTTAAAAAAACGAATAAAATTTTAAAAAAACGAATAAAATTTTATTTATAATGGTTTTCTTTATGTAAAGGGAAGGTATAAGCAAAGCAAAAAAGGCGTAAGAGAAGGGAAGGGGTCGTAGGGGAAACCTACGGTTTCCCTACTTTATTTGTAGGTGCGTTTAATGGCATACGGGTTCTGTTGCAAAACATTGTACATATCCGGAGTATTCCTCTCCATATTGACATTGGAATCCAAGTTCTGCGATTTTTGTTGGTAAGTTCCAATAGAACCTGAGGTGACATACGGCATCTTCGGCATTGCTTCTCTGTTATTCACCATATCCAAATCCTTGGGTTTACCCTGATAATTCACCGAGTTATTAAACACATTGGTGTTTGAGTTTCCGAATCGTCCTTTAATTGTATCCGCCTTCAAATTGCTGGGCTGGTATCCTAGCTCAGCGTCATAAACGCGCAATGCCGGGTTCTTAGATGCACCTGAACCAGTATAAGATGTTGTCGTAGTGTCTCTGTGCTGGGGCATCGCCTCCACTTTGGCCGCCATATATCCATTGTTGGTTTGTCCCCTGTTCACATTCCAATGATTGACCGAGTTCTCTGTGGTTTCACGCATGGTGTGAGAAGGTGCATCATTCGGATTGTACAAATAGGATTGGGCAACAGCGGGCTTGGCGTCTCCATATACGCGCATATTTCCGGTGGTGTTCTCTTTCCGGGAGGGTCTCATAATTTCAAGCAAAGGTGCAACAACCGCGCCAATACTGCTTCCAACTGCTCCAAAATAATCATCGTGGACATTGGAACTGCGGTTGTTCGCGTACACTTGTTTGGATTTGAGTCCATAATCGCCTTCATTGCCGAATCCGCGACCCACCGCGTTCGCCGCACCAATCTGGGTCGGACCAAGTTCAATACGATGACTCGGTAAAATTTCGCCGGGCATTGCCTGCTGGGCGTGCATACTTTGCGCCACACCATTGTAATCTACGGTCGTCTCCGGTCGGACCACGTGTCTCTCTACCGGGATGGCATTCAAAGTGTGGCCCTTCACTGCGCCAGTAGTTGTGAAAAGGCGGTCCTGACCCCATTCAAACGCGGTCTCCGGACGATTCTTCTGGAAAGCGCCCAAAATGCCTACATTCGTGATGCGACTTTTGGCGGGACCCTCGTGTCCTAATTGCATTGTCTCCGAAGCCTTTTGCTTATTGGAAGTTCTCAATTCGTCTACACCCTTGGGCAACCAGGATTCGCGCATTGCGGTGCCTGCATTGTATCCACCGGCGCCTTCGGCACCGTAGCCGAGACCGAGACCGGGACCAACCTTGACTTCCTCAAACGGTTTCACATTGGCCATTCGCATACTGGGATTCACTCGGGATTGATAAAAATCGTTCATATTGGGAGCGCCGTTGGCCCAGTGTATTTTTTCATTGGGGGAAAACAGGGGCGCCTGTTCTGACTTTACAATGTTTTGAGACCCAGTTCCTAAATAGTTATCCATAATGGCTTCGTTGGAATTGGGGTCAATCGCGGACCGGATTTTGCCTCCAAAAAACGGCATCATATTGTTGTGCTCAAAGTAGTTGGACCCGACGCTTTCGCCATTTAACGATTTGTATTGGTTTGTATCGGCATTGATGGTATCTTTTACTAAACTGCCCTTGGCATAAGGATTGAAGTATTTGTCGGTGTAAACGGAGGGGCCGTCGTATTTATTCATTGTGGCGAGTTTGGACGTTAAATCCGTCTCAGAACCATTTTTGGAAACCTGTTCTGGATAATTTAAATCGGGAACATTGGTGTTTGGCAAAAACCCCTCATTGACGGGCTTTGGTTCTTTTTTTTGATTTGATACAATGTATAAACTGCCTAATGCGACTAAAGGTATTGCTAATTCCATAATAAACTATATATTAGTAATCCCAAAAAAATGCAGGGAAACCTACGGTTTCCCCTGCGACCCCTTCCCTTTAAAGGAAACCTACGGTTTCCTTTTGAACCTTCATTTTGAATGGAACATTGGTATTCAGCGTAATACCAGTTTTTTATTAAAAATCATATATTCCATTAAAGGAGGGATTATATGATTTTCTGAATAACCCTATTTAGTTAATGTCATAAGGGAGGGGTCTAAGGGGAACCGTAGGTTCCCTTTATTTTAGGGTTGGGAAAGGGGTCGCGATTTGCAATTTGTTATTCTGGGGTACAAAATGGTCTCTCTCTAAAATCCGCGTGTTCAAGTTATTGTGAAACGGTTTTTCCAACTGGTCTAAAGGATTTAACAAGGGTTGTTCCCACCTGTTTTGTTCTATTTCTCTATATGTCCACGCGGGATTCGTCGCACGTGAATCGTCTGTTATATAATTGGTTTCTCCGTATGAGATGGCCGACGATTTGGTTGCGTGTTTCTGATAGCAATTCACATCCGGCAAATCGCGGTTCAAAGGACGCGTTAATCCACGCAAATCGCTGTTGATATCCATCATATTTTCGCGAAAATTGGCACCCCATTTGGTGATACGAAGATGCGGGTCCGCGTTGAAATCCATATTGTCGCCTGGTCCGGGAACATCCATTGCATATCTTCCCGCAAATGTGCTGATTGCATTGCGTTTCTCTATTCTATTTTCATCATTATTATACCGACTGCAAGCCATAATATATTTTAATTGCATAAAAGAAAAGGGAAGATTCACAGACATAAGCGTCGCTGAATAACCGTAGGTTTTTTGTAAAAAGGTATAAACACATATTCTAGGTATGTTCATAGAGAAATGCCTAAACTGTGTTTGAACATGATTGTGAAAAACGAATCCAAAATCATCACGCGTCTTTTTGATTCCATTGTGGACATTATTGACTGTTATTGCATTTGCGACACGGGAAGCACTGACCACACAGTGAAGCTGATAGAACAATACTTTTCTGCGCACAATATTCCAGGGTGTGTTATTGTAGAACCATTTAAGAATTTTGAGTACAATCGGACATTTGCACTGGATGCGTGCAAAGATGTTATGAATACCGGAAAGGTTTCTGCCGATTACATTTTGCTATTGGATGCGGATATGGTTTTGGTAAAGGGACCCGACTTCAATTTACAAACGTTTAAAAACCAATTGTCAACAGCTGACGTCTTCCATTTATTTCAAGGAAGCGACCGATTTTCTTACAAAAACGTCAGAATTGTCAAGAACAATATGGGGATAAAATACTGGGGCGTCACTCACGAGGTTATTAGCACCCCCGACGGAACTGAGTATTCGCAGATAGAGAGAAGAACGCTTTTCATTGATGATATCGGAGATGGTGGCGCCAAAGCCGATAAGTTTGAGCGAGATATTCGTTTATTGACGCAAGGATTAGTAGAGAAGCCGAACAACGATAGATACACATTTTACTTGGCCAATAGTTATCGCGACAATGGGAACCGAGAGAAGGCGATAGAAATGTATAAAAAGCGAATTGAAATTGGCGGATGGTTTGACGAGGTATGGCACAGTTATTACAGTATTGGGCGATGTTACAATTGGTCAGGTCAGCCGGAATTAGCCATTGCATACTGGTTGTTAGCCTACGACTATTTCCCGAAGCGTCTGGAGAACATTTACGAGATAATCCATTATTATAGGAACGAGTCAAAGCATAAGTTAGCATACGAATTTTACAAGATTGCGCAAGAACAGTTGAAGGGCGTGGATAAGTCCAAGATTGATTATTTGTTTTTGCAGAATGACGTGTACGATTACAAGATTGATTACGAGTATAGTATAGTGGGATACTATTACAATCCGGAAAACATTGATCTGGCGGCCCTGAGTATGCGCGTGCTAACTGCAAAAAACATTGAGGATTCCATTTTGAAGAATGTGTTGTCCAATTACAAGTTTTATTGCAAACCGTTGGCCTTAACGAACAATTCGTTGAACAATGAGCATTTTGCCACAGAGGACGGATTCAATATTAGTACGCCTTCTTTTTGCGTACACAATGGAGAGACTGTAATTAATCGCAGACACGTCAATTACTACATTGACGAGAATGGTGGGTATATTAATAAAGAACACATCACAACAAAAAATATGGTGACGGTTGGTTCCAAGACTTTTGAACTTGGATATAACAGAGAACTAGACGGGCGATATGTGGGCTTGGAGGATATCCGTTTGTTTGAGCATGGAGGCAAGACCCATTTCACGGCCAATCGCGGAACTCAGGATGGAAAAATGCAGGTGGAATATGGAACCATTGATTATGAGAACCAGTGTACGCGCTCTTCGTTTTTGACAAAGACCGACGGATGTTCCAAGATAGAGAAGAACTGGGTTTTGTATGCGGATTCCAATGATAAGATACGCGTCGTCTATGATTGGCGAACCACCTATGAAATCGGGTATGCAAATATGTTGCAGAATAAGAGAGATATGAAGTCGCCGAGGTTCTTTGAAGTCCTCCGTGGGTCAACCAATGGTATTCGTGTGGGTAATGAAACCTGGTTTATTGCACACGCGGTGTCGTATGAGGACCGCAGATACTACTATCATATTTTGGTTGCATTGGATTTGGAGACGGGTGAAGTCAAACGTTGGACCAAGTTTTTCACATTGGAAGGAGAGAAGGTGGAATATGTTTTAGGGTTTGTCCAAACAGGCGAAGAAGAGTTCATGATTGGGTATTCCAAGATGGACAAAGAGTGTTGCATAAAAAATGTTTCCAAATCGGAATTGGAGAAGCTATTTTAAAGGAAACCTACGGTTTCCTCTATGACTCCTTCCCTTAAGGCGAGCCTCCGAGCGAAGCGAGGTATAAAAAGAACTACGTTCCCTTTAAAAAATATTACAATAAATGTTTGAATTATTGTAATAATAATTTTGGTCAAAGGTTTAACAAACCCCCTTATAGGATTTTCGGTGCCACTCAGTAATTCCATGCTCCCTTATCCCCTCAAAATGCGCTTTGGTTCCATACCCCATATTCGTATGCAACGAGTATTTCTCTCCTAATTCTGGATGTTCTTTGCACAAAGCCTCCATATAGGTATCTCGCTCGTTTTTTGCTAAAATGGATGCAGCCGCAATGGACGAATACGTCCCGTCCCCCTTTTCAACGGTTTCGTGGGGCATCGTTATGAGTGATTCTGTCTCTTCATCAAATCTGGAATAGGGCCTGAAATAATTCCCATCCACCAACAACAAACCATTGCGAATATTTGTAGAAGCGATTTTCTTCAGATTTTCAGTAACACACTGGTGCATCCCTTTCATCACGCAATTAAGAATACCGGTGCTGTCAATTTCATCCGCTTCAGCATAGTAGATATGCCACGCGATTGCTTTTGATTTTATGTAGTCGGCGAGTTCCACCATCTTTTTTCTAGATTTGATTTGTTTGCTGTCTTTCATCCAATCGTGATGGAACAAATCCACATCTTTAGGTAAAATCACACCGGCAACATACAGGCGCCCGAACAAGGGTCCACGACCCGCTTCATCAATGCCAATTTCAAACTCGGTGTCTTCATTGTAGCAGGGTTTTAGTAAGACTTTTGGTTTGGTCTCGGCTTTTGCCTTCGGTTCAGCCTTCGGTTCAGCCTTCGGCTTCGGTTCAGCCTTCGGCTTCGGTTCAGCTTTTGCCTTCGGTTCAGCCTTCGGCTTTGGGTCAGCCTTCGGCTTTGGGTCAGCCTTCGGCTTTCTCTCTCTTTTCGCTTTTACTGGTATAGCATTCAGTTCAGGTTCGGCCTTCGGTTCCATTAGATTCAATAGATATTTAGGTTTATTTGTTTTTACAAAATAATGATTATGGTGCTTATAAATCAATTTTAGGGGAACACACAATAAAAAAGGGATTATGCGAAGCAGGGGACCGTCTGCAAAAGATTTCTCTATTTTCTCGCGATACAATATATATTTACAATGTTAAGTGAAATCAAATTAAGTCCACTATTATTATTTTTTACACTATTAATCGTATTGGTCATTGCCACAACGGTGAAACGGTGGGGACTTGTTTCCGAGGGATTCATCGGATATCTCAAAGACGCCAATAGTTTCAGTTCTCAAACTGTACCTGCATATGATTCCGGAAACGCCATTATCAAACTGTATGACGATATTTTCTACGATAACCGAAATGGAAACGCTGTAATTATAACAGCGTCTCCCTACGTAAACACAGCAGATTCAACTGGTGCATCCGTTTCATCCATTGATGTAGTTCCAAGAAAAATGGACCCAATATACAGTTACACGCGCGGTTCCGGAAACGCCATCATGTCTCAACAATGCGAAGAAAGCAAGGTCAAGACCATTGAATCTTTAGAAACACAATGGTCAGTAAAGGGACCGCAAAGTACAAATCAATTGAATTATATCACTTGGGGCAATGATACTTATATGTATGTAATGGATTTAGCAAATGCATCAATGTCAGGAAACACCACATCAACGTCAGGAAACACGACTGTTTCCGGAAACACTACTACCATAGGTTCCTATAGACCCGCGGTCTCAGCGTATTTCAATGGCACCATGAAACAATCCACCAATAGTTATACGGCGTCTGACACAATTAATTTGAAACCCACATTCACTTATACCAGTGATGGAAAAGATGACACAAATGTTGTGGTGGATTTTTACGACAAGGTGCAACCCGTTTACCAAGTTGTATCCAACGTTTGGTTTGATGCTAAGAACGGCAATTTGCTAATAAAGACAAATGGCACCGGCGCCAAGTTGGATGTATATGCAAGAGGAAGCAAAACGTCCAGTTATTCGTATACGGCTCAAGCATCCGGTGATACAACACCCGCGTCCCAAACTTCATTTAGCCAAACATCAGTTGCCCCCTATTTTATCCAAGATGCAACCATGGATCATACCATCATGTACTGGGCAAATGGCGACAATACAATTTTATCTGTTTTCAAAAACATGTTGGAATCAAATGGAATGGTAAAGGCAACCAAGTGTCGTCGTTTTGTTCGCGACGGGCTTTACAATGCAAACCCAGTAACTGCAACACCAAAAGCATCTGCTGCGCATGCAGCTGATGTAAGTGGAAACAATGAATTATTGGATTCATTTGCTAGGTGGTATATTTATTTCAACACCAATGCGGTTGGCTCCAACAATTCCAACGACTACTTGTTGAAAACCCAGATTGTCCCACCGGTTTGCCCTGCGTGCCCGGGATGCAAAACCGAGGGTGTCTGCACAGATTGCGGAGGAAAAGGCGGTTCCGGAACCAAAACAACCGAGACTTCATCGCTTGCTTTTGATACCAAAACCGCAGTTGGTGCCACAGGAAGTGCAGTGGCCAATACAGTGGATGCGACAGGAACTATCTTGGGAAAAACGGTAGATGCTGCAGGAAACGTTGCTGAAAAAACGGTAGATGTTGCCGGAAACGTGGTCGGAAAAACGGTGGATGTTGCTGGAAACGTCGTTGGAAAGACATTTGACGCGGCCGGAAACGTGGTTGGAAGAACATTTGACGCAGCCGGAAACGTATTGGGATCAACTGCGAGTGCGCTTGGATTAGACAGAATCGGATACCAACAATCGTATGGTGGACCGATGAATACCAGTAGTAGTGCAAACGCGTCAGGATATCCTTCAAGTAGCCAAGCATATAGACCGGGAAGTAATAGTACCGGTGTCCCCAATTATCCCAACAGCAAACCCAATGACCCATATTCATACAATGGCGCATTGCAATCCAAGGGGGGGAATTTTATGGCGATAACGACCGATTTCAGTAAGTTCGGCCGTTAGTAGGAGAACCGTAGGTTAAGCCCGTCGGGCTTCGCCCTTTCCCCTATGACCCCTCCTTTTTGATATTGGGGTCATAATGTTTTTTTTTAAAATTTTATTAGTATGGGTTCATAAGCGTAAGCTTCGCTGAATACGACGAGTTCCCTTAAAGGGAAGGGGTCATAGGGGAAAGGGCGAAGCCCGACCGGCTTAACCGTAGGTTTCCCTTATGCGTTCATACGAGAACAAAACTATATTTTTTTACTTTAATTAAAGATTACCCGTTAATTAAAATAATGAACCAAATATTTTGCAGAGAACAAACCGAAAAAGAGATGTGTGAGATACTCAACAATTTTGAGAAAAATCACACAAATGTGAATTTCAAGAAAGGGTTTTACATCTATGGTTCATCCGGTGTTGGAAAAACCACATTCGTAATGAACATCTTGAAAAAAATGAACTACGATGTCATCCACTATGACGCCGGCGACGTAAGAAACAAGGCACTTATTGAAAACATTGCAAGCAACAACATTTCTTCGTGCAACGTGCTGGATATGATGCACAAACGCGTGAAGAAAATTGCCATCGTAATGGACGAAATTGACGGAATGAACAGTGGCGACAAGGGTGGTCTCACTGCCTTGATCAAACTGATTCGCCAAAAAAAGACGAAAAAACAGCGATTGGAAAATATGACACTGAATCCAATTATTTGCATTGGCAATTACAATGTAGACAAGAAAATCAAAGAACTGATGAAGGTGTGTAATCTGTTTGAATTGAAAACGCCGACAACCCAACAAATAACGAGCCTGGTAAAAACCACTTTTCCCAAAATAGAGGAATTGAAAGTAAACATAATTGAAAAATACGTTTCTGGAGATTTGCGAAAATTGGAATTTATTAAAAAACTCTACAATAAAAACCCAGACCTAATTGATGCAGAGATTTTGCAAAAAATCCTGAATATAAAAACCTTCAACGAAGACACCAATAAAATAACCAAATCGCTGATTGCGCACCCATACAAAATGGAAGACCACAATACATTGATGAACGAAACTGACCGAACCACTGTGGCATTGCTTTGGCACGAAAACATCGTGGATGCAATTCCGCAAAAGTCGTTGCCGTTTTATTTGCGTTTTTTAGAGAATGTGTGTTATTCGGACTATATTGACCGCATCACGTTTCAGAACCAGATTTGGCATTTCAATGAGATGAGCAGTTTGATGAAAACGTTCAACAACAATCGGATTTTCCATTTAATCAAGGAAGGAACATCCAAGTTGGATGAGGTGCGTTTTACCAAGGTTTTGACCAAGTATTCAACAGAGTACAATAATATTGAGTTTATTTACGATTTGTGTCAGAAACTGGATTTGGACAAGAAAGATTTGATGTCTTTGTTCCAGGATTTGCGGATTTTTTATTCAAACAAGAAACTGGATGTCGTGAACGACGTCAATGTTTTGAATTCAGTAGAGAAGGTGTTTGAAACGTATGATATCAATAAATTAGATATAAAAAGAATTTATCGGTATTTAGACAAAAATGTCAAGAAAGATGTTGTGGTTGATGACTTTGAAGACGAGTAGGGAAACCTACGGTTTCCCCTACGACCCCTTCCCTTAATGGAAATTTAGTTTTTTAGATTTGCTATAACCATTTTATATTATTTTTGCAAAAGAATAATATAACCAACTACAAAAACAAATGGCGCCTTAACCAGTAAAGGTTTAAATATTACGCCCCATAGGGTATTCCATAGCCTCCTTATCACTTGAAGTATTGGACGACCACTCCATTTCATCTTTATCAAGTTCGGCAAACAAATTTTGAATCTTGACCTTGTTGTCTTCCTTGACAACTTGTTTGGAACGCATCAAATGCTGTAAAATTACACGATGCTGATTGCACTCGTCTTGGATTTTGTCCGCCTTATCACTTGCCTTTTCCGATTTTTTATATAATGTTGTACGGCGCTTTGAATCAGTACCCCGATAGTTACCGAAAGTTGCACTGGCTTTGTAATACGTACGAACGGCTTTTCTGTACTTTTTAGTACAGCTTTTAATTTTTGTCATTGTCTTTTTCACGAGGGTGTTTTCAGCGGGGGCTCTGGGCATTTTATATAATAGCGTTATATAAAATATCCTAAATTATAAAAAGATTTCTAAATCATTGACGCATCCAGTTTAAACAGTGGTTCGGATTTGGACAATGGATTCGGTGTCGCTTTCTCTGTCAGCGTTGCCTTAGGTAAAGCAGGTCCATACACTGTATTCATTTCTTGCAACGTACTTGGTTTCTGCGAATTATCTTCTTTTGGTACTGATTTTTCAAGAAGAAGTTTCTGCAAATTCCGGTTTATAGTTTCAAGTTCCACGATGCGTCTTTCATATGCTTGAAGTTGCCCTCCTTGTTTTATCAACATTTCTCCCTGTTTTGCCATTGTTTCGTTTTGTTTTGACAACAAATCCGCAACTTGTGTCATTGACATCGGCACGGGTGGTTTTCCAGGTTGATTCAGCATAATTTGTCCATTTTTTGACATCTCGTCCTGCATCATTTTTTCACGTTCTTTTTCAATTTCCGCAATTTGTTTTAAAACGTCGGGTTTCATTTTGGGGTTTCCGGGTTCGTATTTTTCCAGAAGTGGGTCAATGTCTTCCACAAAAAACTTTTTAATATTTGCCTCCTTTTCCAAACGAATGAAATCGGTTATTTTTTTGGGCGATTCTTTCACATAATCTGGGTGCGGATTGTCCAACAATTTGCGCTTATCAAATGTGTTCTGTTCGTGCGAGAAACAAAGAATGGTTTTCATCGGGTCTAATTGAACAAATGGAATTGTGTATCCTTTGAGAAATTCGCGTTCTTCCGCAACCGCCGCGTGGTCTTGGTACCGCGTTTGTTTCAAAAGTTCTGCGCGAAAAGCAAATGTTCCCGCGGTTGCGTGGTTGGGCCCATAGGGCCCGAACTGAATCATTTTTTTTATATGTTTGAAATAAATGTAGATTTCACTGGACCCCGCACACAATGCTTGTTTGTTGTCCATTAATTTTTCAACCGCGTGAGAGACGCGTTCGGGAGGGTAGTAATCGTCATCATCCATATATACAATAATGGTTCCGGTCGCTTTGCTGTGCATATAGTTGCGCTTCTCTCCAAGTGAAACCTTTTTCGGCATTTCAAAGTATTTGATTTGGGTAATTCCGGAACTTTCCACCAAATCGCGGATTCGGTCGGTTCCGTCGTCCACAATAATCCATTCCATTCGGTCTTTGGGATAAGTCTGGTTGCGAAAACACTCAAACATAGTTGGAATAAAAGGTCGGCGGTTGAATGTGGGTGTGCATATGCTAACAAGTGGGTAATATTTTTTTTTTAATTTAGTTTCATGCGGTTTGGCTCTCGGCATTATAAATATTATTTTAATCAAATTATATTTATATTGTTATTGGGGGTATATTGTTTTTAAGGTACGGGTGCGTTAACGTTTACAACATCATCCTCTTTTTTTTCAAAAATCTTGGAAAGTGATTTCATACTGGTGTTCACATTATTTATTATCATTTGTTGTAAAACGTAAATTTTTGGATTCTCTACCAACATAAATTTAATTAATGCAAGACCGAAAAAACCAATTAATCCAATTCCAGTCCATTTGTACATGGGCGAATAAATCTTCAAAATGGATGGAACCGATTTGATTAATCCAAAAAACAGAATCAAGAACGGTAAATTGTTGAAAAATAGTCGGGAAATCCACTCTACCTTACTACCAATCCAATTAAATCCTTCCGGTTCATCTTTGATTTCGGTGAATACGTGGTTTACATTCATAACTGCGTGAATTCGCCGAAACATATCCAGAAAAGAGCCTTCTCTCACACCATTGTATAAATTGGATTCGTCAATTGGGTCACTGTTGAATTTCAAATAATACGGGATACCAAACAAAGCGTAAAATTTAAAGTAAAGGAAAAATAAAGTAGAAGAAAAAGCAACAGTTGGACCATATACAATTGCAATGCGAATCAATATAATAATTAAATAACTGAGAGGATGCGCAATTTTAAACTCGGTCATTGAGGCCTTGAATGAATCGCTTGGGTCAACGGTACTCGGGTCAACGGTGCTCGGGTCAACGGTGCTCGGGTCAACGGTACTCGGGTCAACGGTACTCGGGTCAACGGTACTCTTACCACTGCTGCTCGGGTCCAATTCATTCATAGCTTTATTCGCATACCCTGATGTAAAACTTGAAATGATACCTTCAATCACATAGTAAACAAAAAGCAAAGTTATATAGATATTGGTGCTTTTGGGGTCGTACAACAGTTTCAGCACATTCAATTTACCAGTTTCGGCAAAAGTATTTATATACCGATAGACACGCATAACCAATGAAATAATTGATTTAACGGCATAGTGAGAAATAAAAAAAATAAGAATAAAAATAGAGCGTTCTTTGAAAAAACTGCCTTTCATCGCGTTCACAAAACTCGGTATTTTTATAGAAATTGTGGAATCAAAGAATTTTACAATTTTGTAGAAATATTCACTGAAAAAATACATATAATTCACGACGTCAAACTTTTCGTAAAACTTGATTCTCTTTGAAAACCCTTCGGTCAAATTGAAATACCAATTATAACTTACATAAAGTGTGATAAACAGAGAAAACAAAGAAACCATAATTGATTGTATTAGTGCATTGTCGCGCTTAATGTCCGCGTGTGTTAGAACTCTCTTATCTTTGTTTTTTATTTTTGTAGAATACTTTCCCTTGAAAATTTCATCGTCGGGGGTTCCAATTGGGTTGATATTATCAACGTCGTCTTGGTCACCAATGTGGTTTAATTCTTTGTTTGGATTAAATGCTTCTTGTAAATTTCGCGAATCCACCACTTCTCTGTCAAAAATGGATTTTAAAGGGTTTGCTTTCAAAAATTGTTCAAGTGGATTTTTATCAGTATCCGGCTCGTTATCAAATCCTTCTTTTATACTAAAGTTTTCTTCTTTAAATTTATCTTTGTTAATCCAAGTGGTCATTCACTATATATATACTAAAGGAAACCTACGGTTTCCTTTTGAACCTTCCCTTTATAAAGGAGGGTTCATAATGGATGTCAACAAAGCGTGGGTTTTAAGATTAAAAGGAGGGTTCATAAGGGAACTACGTTCCCTTATTTGGCATACAAAAGACCACAATACCCACCCACAAACGACAACACATTGTATCTCTCTTCAAACAATTTCATATTGTAGTTGTATTCGTAGAGACGCCATGTTGGCGCATTGGTTGCAATAACAACTCCCTCACCATTGCACGTGATTTGATAATCGTAATTTTGCAAATCAAACTGCGGAACAAAAGTGTTGATTTCAATCTCTACAGTTTTGAATTTTGACATATTGATTGCGCCGGTTGGCTGATATTCGCTCGGGTCCGTATTCAAGCAGAAATTGTAACAATAAAGTCCATTGTTGGAAAATCCTGCTGTGCGCGTATACTTCTCAACATATTCAAATACCTCTCTTGTCAAAAGGTTTTCTCTGTATTCGCCATTGAAAAGGATGCCCATTGTTTCCAAAATCTCTTTCCGATTCTCAACACTAAAATCGCCCGTAATGAAATAACCCGTGTTTTTTCCATCAGGATTTACCAAAGGTCCTATCAATCGGGTATTGTCTCCCGTATAATAAATTTCAGGATTTGTTCCGGTAATGGGCGCATTCTGAATATCTCCCGGAATTGTCCGATAAGGCCAATTTGTATAGTTGCTCCATTCGTTTCGCATATATACATCGTTTCTCTGCATGTACCACATCCAATTCGCCACCATTCCATTGGACAAGACTTTGATTTTCTTGGAACCGGTGACATTTTCATAGTTGTATTCAATGATGTCTTTTATCAAATACACTTGATTCTCCGCCGTAAAAGTTTTGGTTTCTTCCTTGGATAAAAAACAATAAGTTGCTAAAATGTGGATGTCCGCGTTCCAACCATTCATGACACTCGGATATTTATCCTTGGTAATTATTTCGGAAGGAGGGGTTTGCAAGAACCGGTAAAGCTGGAATCGGTCTTGTGTGAAATCGGGGCGGATATAGGGGTAATTGTTGACGTCATCAAACACATCACGCACCTGAAACAGTTCTTCAATAGGTCTCAACGTGACATTGATATACAATTCATTGTATTGCAGAGAAGCCATTGGGAAAGCGCATTTGCTGTCAAGAGTAAACCATGCATTAATTGGGATATAAAGGGTTCTGCCTCGGATTGAAGGCTCTGCGCCCAAAGTGCTGCCCGTATAAAAAGCGGACGGGTATGTATTTGCACGTCCGTAAGAATTGGCAGGGTCATTAATCTCACCGACGTTTCCGGACATTTGGTTGAAAAGTCCCTTCTTGGACTCGTTGAAATCGCGTTCCACCATTGCCGCTAAATAATCGCCCGAGTATTTCTGCAAAGTGAAATTTCCACACTTGATTTCAATCTCCTTGATGATATGCGTACCAATGTCTTTAATCCAGCGAAAATCGTAGGATCCCCATTTGTTGTTTGTTTCGGGGCAAGGATGATAGATGGGGCTCCAAATATGGGGTAAGGTAATGACAATGTATGTGTCCATTAGCAACTCCGCATATCTGGGCATTTTGAACGAAAATGTGGATGCCTCGGATGTCCGCAAATCGCGAAGACCGTCGTAATCAATTCGGAATTTTTGAAGACCAAAATTTGTTATTTTTTTGTAGGTTGCTCTGAATAAAGTTTTCTGACTGTCGCCGCCTTGAATAATTGTATTATTTGCTCCTTCGGCAACAAGATTTAGTAATCCACCGGCCATTGTATATTATATAATACAACTGTGGATTTAAATTTGTTTGTGTGCTATTAATTATAAGGGAACTACGTTCCGCTTCGCTTACCCCCTTTAACCCCTCCTTTAAAATAAGGCAATTCAAATATGTTTTTTAAGGGAAGCGTCAAAGATGTGAGCGCCTACGAATTCAAGTACCAGAAGGGCTTGACCGTATGTTTCTTTTAAAGGAGGGGTTAAAGGGGGTAAGCGAAGCGGAACGTAGTTCTCCTTGAGGGTTCATAGGGGGTAAGCGAAGCGAAATCCGTAGGTTCTCTTATTTTTTTTCGGTCTATCTAATATAGAATGCATCTGGTCAAAAAATTTTTAATTTTAGTAATTGTAGTTGTCGCATTTCTCATAATTCACAATTTAATAAAGTCACGTCAAACAATTAAGATAAATTATGCCAAAGAAAAACAAGAATTGAAAGAAGGATTTGAATCTCCAGGAATCACAATCAGTTCTCTTCCCAAAAAACATCTTTCTCTACCAATTCGTGACTTTATTGTGAAATCATCATACAACAGCGCAATTAATGAATCTAATATTGCCGACAAGGCGCAAATTCAGAACGTATTGGCAAGAGGATGCCGTCTTATAGATTTTGAGATTTATACGCGAAACGACATTGAGTATGTCTCATATTCCGAAGATAAACAATACCAAAGTATGGACACTAAAAATGAAAGCGAGAATCGGTTATCATTGGTAAATGCATTTACAACAGCAATTGGATATGCTTTCACTGAACCGGCCCCTTCGCCAAATGACCCATTGTTTGTATTGTTGCGAATCAAAAACAATAGCACCGAGACATATTCGCGCATTGCAAAACACATTGACTCCGTATTTAAAAACAAATTATACAAAGGCGAGGTGAATGGATCAACGATGTTGAAAAACATAATGGGGAAAGTGGTTATTATACTGGATGTAACCAGTTCACCAAATTATAAAAAATTAATCAAATGCCCATCCAACCCCTGCTTCAAATTATCCGATTATGTGAATATGGAGGCTGGCGACATCAGTTTTCCAAAATACACATATGCGGATTTAGACACACTTCCAAAAAGTTCCATTATGACAAATCAAAAAGGAACCAAGACCGACAATAAACGATTTATGATAATCACGCCTACGCAAATTGAGCAACTTAGTCCGCCGAACCCAGTAGAGATAATGTCAAAGTTGCACCCCCAGTTCTTGTTATTTAAATTTTACAAAAATAGCGATGAACTAACCGCGTACGAAAATATATTTAACAGTGGTCAAGCATCGTTTGTTCCAACGTCTGTTCTTATTTTGAAAGAAAGAGAGGGGAATTCCGCTAGGGGAACGTAGTTCCCCAAAGGCGCAGCCTGACGGCTGTATGACCCCTCCTCAAAGAGAACCTATGTATTCAGCGAAGCTATAAACTGTCAGGTTTCACCTTTTACGCCTTTTGACCCCTCCTTAAAAGGCATAATCTTGTTTAACCTTGGTTCCCTTAAAAGGCATAATCTGGCTGAACCTTGGTTCCCTTAAAAGGCATAATCTGGCTGAACCTTGGTTCCATTAAAATGCATAATCTTGTTTAACCTTGGTTCCATTAAAAGGGAAGGTATACGCAAAGCAAAAAAAGGAAACCGTAGGTTTCCTTTTTTTTTATATATGCGTTTTATATAATGAGCAAATACGACAACCCATTATGTAACAACAAAATGAGTTTTGAAGAATGCGAGTTGGCAATTTTACGACAAGCCGTGGACGAAAGTGAAACCATACGTGCAAAAAAAACGGTCATGAACGACGATGTGCAAAAAATTATCAAAATTTTAGAAACATTTTTGGAAAGAAAACCGCTCATTTGTTATGGAGGCACCGCCATCAACAATATTTTGCCAAAACAAGACCAGTTTTACAACAGAGAAATTGAAATTCCCGACTACGATTTCTATTCCAAAACCGCTTTGAACGACGCAATTGAATTGGCAAACATTTATGCCGACGCGGGATACAAAGAGGTTGAGGCGAAATCCGGCGTCCACCACGGAACGTACAAGGTTTTTGTGAATTTTATTGCCGTGGCCGATATCACGCATTTGCACGAGGATATTTTTGACGCTTTGTACAAAGATGCAATCAAGGTTGCGGGAATCAAGTATGCCCCCGCCAATTTTCTGCGTATGAATATGTATTTAGAATTGTCCAGACCGATGGGCGATGTGACTCGTTGGGAAAAAGTGTTCAAACGGTTGTCACTGTTGAACAAGCACTATCCCGTGAATCCTTCTACAAACTGCAACCAGGTAGAGTTTCAGAAAAAAATGGAGGAGGAAACCATTCAGTCTATAATTAGCAAAGACAATGCAAGTGGAAAAGGTTTATCAACTTTGTCGTCTAAAGAAATAGAAGAAGACATCCACATCATTATTCGCGACAGTTTAATGTCACTGGGTGCAATTTTTATTGGAGGGTATGCGTGCTCTCTCTATTCCAAGTATATGCCTGAAAACGAGAAGCGCAAAGTAGAGAAAACCGCGGACTTTGATGTAATTGTTGAGGACATTGATAAGTGTGCCATTATTGTAAAAGAACAATTGGAAACCAAAATCAAGGATAAAATTGTCTTGGTAGAACACGCAGAAATCAATGAAATTATTCCGCGAAACATTGAAATCAAGATTGGCGAAGATTCGGTTGCTTTCATTTACGAGCCAATTGCGTGCCACAGCTACAACAAAATCAAGGTTGATGCGAAGGAAATCAATGTTGCAACCATTGATACATTGTTGTCGTTTTATCTGGCGTTTCTCTATTCAAAGAAAGAGTATTATAAAAATAAAGACAAGATATTGTGTATGGCGATGTTTCTTTTTGACGTGCAGCAGAGAAACCGACTTAGTCAAGAAGGGTTGTTGAAACGTTTCTCTATTGAATGTTATGGAAAACAGAAAATGTTGGAAGACATTCGCACACAAAAAGCGGAAAAATTCAAGGAATTAATGGGGAAAAAAGGCACCCCCGAATATGATGAGTGGTTTTTAAAATACAATCCAAATAGTGAACGCAAAAAAACAAAAACGCGTCATTTGGAAAAGGTGAAACGGGAAATTATCTTGTCGCCAGATGCAATCCGAGAGAAAAAAACAAGACAGAAAAAAACCGTGAATAAGAATTTTAAAAAATTCAAGAAACGAAGGACGTACAAGAAACCGAAAACGTTTGAGAAATTTATCTTTTAAGTAAGGGAACTCGTCGTTCCCTTATGAACCCATACTAAAATGGGAAGGGATAAGCAAAGCAAAAATTGGGGTAAACCTAAGGTTCCCCTAAAAGGAGGGTTCATATAGCCGTCAGGCTACGCCTTTAGGGAACCTTGGTTCCCTTAATTTTAGTGTAAATTTTCTGCATATAAAAAACCGTTTTTGTATGTTCGCCATCAGATAAACACCGATAATGGTAGATTTCTTTGAAATCATTTTCCAAAATATTCAGAATGTCCGGGTCGTCTGTGTATGCAAAATTGACTCTTGGAATGAATGTCATATTTACATATTTTTGCATGATTTTACCCACTGCTACATCATCAAATAGTGTTGTGTCGCTCAGCATTTCATCAAAGTGGTTCAAAAATGTATCGCACGCGGATCTGGACAAAACATATCCGGATCCGGATGCAAACTGGTATTGGTCAAACGCATTCTCCAATCTTCCGCCATATTCAGTCGAATTGTTTTCCAAGTATTCAAGCATTGTGTCAAAATCAAACACGGACGAAAGATTGGTTCGGTAAAAATAATCAAAATCGGTTGTTTCGCAAAAATACTCAATGGCCCCGCGCGTTTTTTCTAAAATGCCCGGGATAACGGTTTCTACGCCATATTGGTAAAGTGTTGCGGTTTGTTCATCCATATAATATTTTTGGTTGTTTGGGAACAGAGAAGCATTGTCAGAATATTTTAAAAAATAAACGTAGACATTGGGTTCTCTGCATTTCCGGTAAAGATTCCAGATATCGCGCATTTGGTCATAAATTGGATTGGACCCGCCGTCTAATACCGTCATAATTACCCTTAAACCTTCCCTTTTCATTGAATCCTTCATGATATATTTTTTGCAAATATATAATGATATAATTTCAAACTCATTTCTTATTCTTTTTATTTTTTTTTTTATTTATGGGGGATTTTGATTCGTCATCCTCTTTATCTTCGTCTTCCTTACCTAAATCTTCAAATGCAATTCCCCAATTGTTATCGGTTAAAGGACTTGCTCCAGATGGGTCTTTTGGTTCAGTCAAGTCTTTTGACCCACTCGGATCATAATGCACCGGATGTGTAAGAATGAGTGGATTTGTAGTCAACTGCGAAACCGCCTGGTCTCCGTTTGCCTCGTCTCCGTTTGCCTCGTCTCCGTTTGCCTCGTCTCCGTTTGCCTCGTCTCCGTTTGCCTCGTCTCCGTTTGCCTCGTCTTCATCTATGGGCAACTGGGTTTCGTGAAACTTGATGTCTTCATCAATATCGTGTTGCAACGCCTTTATTTTTTCCAACAATTTATTGAAATATTTATTCTGGGTGCTTTGAAAGAAATCGCAGTAATTGATGTACAGTTCAATCTGGTCTCTCAAAATATTGTTGTCATACTCCAGCGTGTTTATGAAATTGGCGATTCGGATTCCGCTTTTGGACTTTACTTTGTATTTGCTCACGGTATTTTCATTCTCTCTCAATTTGCAAATCAAACACATTATCAATTCCACTGAATTGTCGTGCACCAAATTAATATCTTCCATTTTGTACTCACAATAAGGATCCAAATCATTATACACGGGGTGCACAGTCGCGGTCGGAATATCAATCTTGTAGTCCTCAAACATCTTTTGCAGTAAACCATACAAACTCGTGTAGTCGCAAAACGTGCGATTGGTGAGAAGGAGAAAGTTTCTCTGCAAATTGTCGGAGTCAAAAATCATCGCCTTGTACTGAAAATGAAACGACTCCAGACAAATAAGAAAAATCTTTTTGGAATCGTTGGTCTTGATTAAGTCGGCATGGATTTCTTTCAACTGTCCGAGTTTTTTCTTGATGGCTGTTTTTATCTCTGCGATTTTGTCAACAATGTTTTTCACATTTTCAAAATCATTTTTCAATTGAAACATCTTGTCTTCCATCTTATTGTAATATCATCATATTTTTATCCAATTTGGTGGAAACATTGCGTCCGTGTTTTCGCAAATGAGGGGTCCGAACCAGGTCGTAGGGTAGCACACGATTTTGTCCGAATTTGGATTCAGATAAGCACCCCACCAACTGAAACTGCTATTTGCAATGATGTTGTGTTTGCAGCAACTCATTGCAAGCATCTCTTCCCAATCGCTCTTTTCTAAATGTCGCTCAAAAACAAAATTGTTGCTAAATTCGTTTTTTAATATGGCTACGTCTTTCTCTACACTTTCAAGGTCTTCTTCTTCGCAAAAATAGTAGACGGTGGTTATTCCTTCGCCTGTCGTTCCTTCGCCTGTCGTTCCTTCGCCTGTCGTTCCTTCGCCTGTCGTTCCTTCGCCCATAACCATTATATAATTAAGCGCATTTGCATAATAATCCATCTTCATAATGGGGTGGCAATCTTCTAAACCCTTGTAATCGCCCCTCCGAAAATGAAGAGAAATGCTATTTTTATGGATTTTTTCAATCATTCGTTGTTTCTCTACATCTATCATTTTCAAAATGGTTTTAGAATGGTCATCAAAGAAAAGATAACTTTGAAAATATCCATTGAGCATGATATTTTCGTTCGGCAAAGGTTCTCTTAAATTAACGAATCCGTGACCTCCTTGGTCAACCAACGTTGCATCCGGAATATTGGTCGCGGTGTGGTCAATAATTGAGGACAAAAAAGTGTTCCAATAGGTATTGCGCTTGCCTAGATTCGGCGTATATTCAAAGAGGAATTCAATGTTATGCCGAAGAGAATAGGCAATGGTTGCAAAAACCTGGAACAATTGGTTGCCAAGTCCGCCGTATAATTTGCAAGTGACAAACTGCGACATTATATGATTTTGATAATTTTATTTTTACATTGTTTAGTCAGAATTGACTTTATTTTTTCTCTCATATATTATAATTAATGGCTGAAAAACCAAAAAATGCTGAAAACCCGAAACCGGAAGAATCAACTGCGGACGAATCCGAAAAAAAAGAGCCCGAAATCAAAGTTGAGTGGTCTCCCGAGAACGAGAAAATCTTAGTGGAATGGTGCGACATTGCAAAATGCTATAAATGGTTGCACACGCGGTCGCACCAGAATTATTCTAAGAAACACGCATGGTTCACAATTCCCGCAATCATTATGTCCACCATTTCTGGAACCGCGTCTTTTGCACAAGGCAGTTTGCCAGTATCAATGCAACCTTATGCGCCGATGGTGATCGGTTCCGTGAATATTTTCATCGGTATCTTGACCACCATTCAACAGTATTTGAAAATATCCGAATACAACGAATCGCACCGCGTCTCTGCGATTGCGTGGGACAAATTCGCAAGAAACATCCGCATTGAATTGGCGAAACACCCCGACGAGCGTTCATCGGACGCGGGCCATTTCTTGAAAACCAACCGCGACGAGTTTGACCGATTGATGGAGACGAGTCCTTCCATCCCAATTCCGATTGTGGATGAATTTATTGTAACCTTTTCTGGCGAAGAAGTGCAAAAATGGTACGATTGCTGCTCCAAGAAGAAACAGGAACAAAATACCAAGAAAGAGTTGGAGTTCAAGAAGAAAGCGGAAATGTTTGAGAAACTGAAGAAACCGGATGTTTGCAATATCATTGGAACAGCCGATGACGATCGCCATCCCTGGTACAAGGACCCGAACGCGACAAGGAAGAAGGATGACGTTTTTTATTCGGTGGTTTCGCAAAAGATAACCAAGATGCAAGAAGATATGTTGAAGAAACAAGAGGAAATTAAAAACGAATATGAAGAAAAGATTCAGTTAGACAAAGAGACGAGAGAACGCGAGGAACAGGAGAAAAAACGCAAACTAGAAATCCAGCAAAAGTTTATGAACGGAACGGTGGCGATTGCCAATAAAATGAAGGAGCAAACCCGGCAAATTGAAGAGTATGTGCGTTTATTTTCATCCAATCACGGCCGCAAACCATTGAAGGAGGAAATTTGTCTTGCATTATGTTCAAAATTGGACGACGATTTTTTGACAAAATATTTGGCAAAATACGGTTCTGACTCCATCAATTTAGAAATTGACGAACAGGATGACAGTATGGTATAAAAAATTTGCAAAATTGAAAAAAACCCATATTATATTCGTAAATTACAAATATAATAAACTATTTACTTGAACAAAATGGAAAACACACAAGACAGTTGGATAGACGTTGAGGGAACTTTGAAAAATTTGAATAATTACGGATTCACAATTTTGGATTGCATCGGCGAGGAGTTGGACAACTCAATCAGCGCAGGCGCGACCTTAATTGGATTTACGGTAAATGCAATAACTAACGAAGTAATCTTCACTGACAATGGAAAGGGAATGACAGAAGACGGGTTGGTTGCAGCCAACGTTTTCAATAAAAGGACAGTTTCAACAAATTCAAAGCACGGACGATTTGGCGCAGGGGCGAAGTTTTACAACTCAAAGATTTCGGAAGGAAAAGGCGTTGTTCTGCAAGTATCAAAGACCCTTGATAGTCCAAGAATTAATCAAATTGCTTTTGACTACGATAAATTTATCCAGAAGAACAACATTACCTTATTTGCACACCAGGCAACGTCGGATACGGAGAAATTATGGTCTAGGTCGGCAATTGCACCGGATAAATCGGGAACTTTAAAACACATTGCAGGAACACCAGCGGTCGTGAATGAATTGCGCGAAATGATTGAATCCAAAGATATATCCAACAGTTTGGCTTATCGCATCGGGTGCAATTATTGCAAAGAAATAATTGAAAAGGAAATTCTTATTGTTATCAAATTGGTTAGTGAAAAGGGAGACCACGTTCAGCGAGTTATCCCATTAGACCCGATGTGCTGGAATCCAATTGATGCAAAACACAAGTTGGAAACGCGAATTCAAGTGTATCAAAATACGAAAACAAACACATTGGTTGGTGTCTTTAATGATGGCAACAAATCAATTTATCGCGAAAAAAATGTGAAAACCAAGAGATACAACACGACCCCGTTTGAAAACAATGGGTTAGAATTCAAACCAGTTGGCGATATTACGGTTCAATCAAGTTATAGTGGAAATTGGGAAAATCTACAAAGAGCAGATGTAGAGAAATTGGGTTGTGTTGTCAATACCGGAGCTGGAATTCAGAATTTTCGGAAAAATTCAGGTGGCAAATATATTGAACGAAACCATAAAAAAATTGCAAGATTTGAGGTTTTGAAACCAACAAGTGGCGATACTTGGCGATATCAATATAGTGAAAATGTAAGGCATAACATTGTGTTTTCGGCATCTTTAGAAATGGACGAATTATTTGGAGTGGGAGTTAACAAAAATGATATTCGCGAAGAAACAATCAACAAACAAATTTGGGAAGACGCTATTGGATTTGTATGTGAAATGCTTCCGAAGAAATTGTGCAAAATGTATGAGCCGAAGCCGCCTACTCCAAAACCACCATCAAATCCTAATCCACCATCAAATCCTAATCCACCATCAAATCCTAATCCACCATCAAATCCTAATCCAAATCCACCGAACCCTACTCCACCATCAAATCCTAATCCAAATCCACCGAACCCTACTCCACCATCAAATCCTAATCCACCATCAAATCCTAATCCAAATCCACCGAACCCTACTCCACCATCAAATCCTAATCCTACACCGAACCCTACTCCAACACCACCATCAAATCCTAGTCCACCATCAAATCCTAGTCCTAATCTACCCAATCCTAGTCCTAATCTACCCAATCCTACTCCTACACCTCAGCCCGTTCCGGATAAGCAAATTCGGGTAAAATTATGGTCAGATGCTTGCAAAATAATTATGGACAAAATAGCGAGCGGCGATTTTGATAAATCAATGGAAGAATGCAATAAATTTATGAAATTTGCAAAAGATTTATAAAATCAACAAATCCCAAAATTTACTTGTTGTTCCTGACAATAAACAAAAACAAAACCGCGAGTGAAATAAACCAAACATTGCAGCAGTACATAACAAAAATGGTTTGAGACGACTTAAGACCGAGTGTAATTGAATAGATTACGCCAGCAAACCCCAGCCACAATAAAAATAAATAAAATCGGTATCCAGAACTCTCTTTCAAAAAATCTATTAAAAGAAGTTTGTTGGCGATAAATTGCATGGATTTAAAAAAAACGTTTGTTTTTTCACTTAGTGTATCTGCATACGCCTTCTCTCCACGTTCTTGTGTTTGTTCTTCGTTACTCATAATAAATTATAAAATATAAATATGTTATAATTTTTACTCAAATCTTTGTGAACTGAGAAGGATTTTTCATTGCAAAAAACTGCTGGCCTTCTTTTTTATCAGAGAGAACATCGCCTTTGAAATAAATGGAATCCGATTGTTCAAAAGAAATCGTATTTTGCCGGTAATAATCCAGGTTGCTATCGTCTAAAATACAATCATATTCTTTCGGGAACAAAGCGAATCGTTGATACGATTCCGCGTTTTGCGGGTCAATTGGCAAAAAACTAAAATAATAATGGTTGCCCATTCCGTCAATGTTTATTAAAAACTGGTCATATATATTGGTTGCCGCGCTTTCTTCTTTGGTTACATTCGCAATTTGGTTTTGTTCATTTTGTTTGCACAAATATCCACTAAAGGGTGAACTTAGACTTTGGTTTATGTAAAGCCACGTGTTATTAGAGAACAAATCTTTAATTGATTGATCAACCTCAGTGTTGAATACTTTTGACAAAAAAACCAGTTCGTTGGGTATGCTTTCAATGTATTCGGCATTGAGTTGTGATAATAACTCTATTTTCACGAATACGAAAACAGCACCGTTTTCGGAAACATTTGGTATGTAGCCGATATAAGATGGTTCTGAGGTACTGGATTGGTACATTGTTTTGACAAACTCAATTGTCTTTGCTTTAAACATTGTGTCTAAATCTTTTTCTTCGGTAGAATCGTCTTTGAAACCGCCTTGCATCCGGTTTTGCATTTGTGGTTGTTCCATTGGTGGTTGTTGTTCCATTGGTGGTTGTTGTTCCATTGGTGGTTGTTCCATTGGTGGTTGTTCCATTGGTGGTTGTTGTTCCATTGGTGGTTGTTGTTCCATTGGTGGTTGCTGTTCCATTGGTGATTGTTCCATTGGTGGTTGTTCCATTGGTGGTTGCTGTTCCATTGGTTGTTGCAAGGGCATTTCTTGGCTTGAAAATACAAAAAATGGCAACGAAACTGAATCTTTGCGCTGAACAATATATTTAACAAAATGCGTGTCTGATTCTTTATTTAACGAAAATACACAAACATAGGTTTTGATGTTGTTTTGATTTTCTTGCGATGTGATTTTATCATATAAATAATCAGTATTTGGATAATTTTCATTTTCAAGTTGCGGTTCAAATTCTTGCTGAGGCATACCGGGTTGTTGAACTATTTCCGAAACCATTTCTTGAACCATTTCTTGCTGCTGAACCAATCCTGGTTGAACTATTTCTGGCGGTTGAGGCATACTGGGTTGTTGAGGCATTTCTTGCTGCTGAACCATTTCTGGTTGTTGAACCATTTCTTGCTGAGGCATACTAGGTTGTTGAGGCATTTCTTGCTGAGGCATACTGGGTTGTTGAACCATTTCTTGCTGAGGCATACCTTGAACCATTTCCGGTTGTTGAGGCATTTCCGGTTTTTGAACCATTTCCGGTTGTTGAACCATTTCCTGAACCATTTCCGGTTGTTGAACCATTTCCTGTTGTTGAACCATTTCCTGAACCATTTCTGGCTGCTGAACCATTTCCGGTTGTTGAACCAATCCTGGTTGAGGCATACCGGGTTGTCCTCCATTTTGCAAAATCATTTTTATTAGTTTATTATTTTTGTTTGAAAACATATATATACTATTTGAATAAATTTAGTAAGAATATATATACGAAGAATGAGTTTATTTGATAGTGCTAAAAGTAAAATTAACAGTGTTGTAAATTCGGTAAAAACAGTTGCAAACGCAACAATAAATTCAACTACAGTAACCTATGGTTTTATTGGAGTATCTACTGCAATTTTAAGTTATTATACATTTTTTGAAAAAGACATTGAAGTTCCTGTAATAGAAGAACTGACTAAACAAAACGTGGTTGAACCGCCCGCAGTAGCAGAACCAGTGCCTGAAAATATTTCCAATGTTCAACCTCAAAGTGGAGGAAAAAAACATAAAAAAACCCGAAAACATAAATAATTTTTTTATTTTTTTCATTTCTTTTTCATTTCTTTTTTTAATTTTAATCACGTTTCTTTTTCATTTCTTTTTTTAATTTTAATCACGTTTCTTTTTCATTTCTTTTTTTAATTTTAATCACGTTTCTTTTTTTCATTTCTTTTTTTAATTTTAATCACGTTTCTTTTTTTAATTTTAATCACGTTTCTTTTTTTAATTTTAATCACATTTCTTTTTTTAATTTTAATCACGTTTCTTATGTTCAATTTCTCGGTTCACCAGTTTGCGAATAAACCAACCTCCAATGACCATCCACATGGTGGTTATCATGGTTCCACCATTGTATATAATCCAACGAAACGCCATACAATGAGGCGCCGGTGCGACAAACGGTGACAATGCGAGCCCCATTAAAGTTGCGGGCGTGCAGAAGTAAACATACAGATGGGGTGCAATAAAATGCAATAGGATCCATAATACAAAAATCCCAACCGGGGATGTCAAATAATTCAATGCGGTAGTTAATGTGGACATTTTTAAAGCAAAATGCGATGGCTATATATTTTTATGCATATCTTCGTTATGCATAAAAAGATTTCAATTTTACAAAATATTGCTAAGTGCCTCCTTTTGTTCAGTGGTTAAGGATTCCGGAAACTTAACGTCAAACTCCAAAATCAAATTTCCAACAACTCCTTCTCTCACCATTCCCAGATTTTTGAAACACTGTTTTGCGCCGGTGAATACAACAACGTTCACATTTAATCCGAGTTGATTTCCATTTAAATGGTCAATTTTGAGTTTAAATCCACACAACGCTTCTTTCAATGTAATTGTTTTTTTGTAGTGCAAATCGTTTTTGTTCCGGTTAAATTCGGTGTCATTGGATATGTGAATGTTCAATTGAACATCGCCCTTGACAGATTTACCGTTCATATTGATAATGTTTCCACTACCCTGCAAAACAATGGATTCACCTGCATCAATGCCTTGGGGAATATTAATGTGTAATGTTTCGTTTTCATTAATTCGCAAATCGCCTTCCTGAATCCATCTTTCAACTTCAACCTTAACTGGTATTCCAGTGTATGCCTGTTTTAAACTGATATTAACATCTTTTACAATGGGCTGGGGTTTTTGGATATGTCTTTGGAAAAACATTCCTCCAGGCATCCCATTAATTTCTATGTTTGCACCACCTTGTCCGCCAAACAACATTTCAAAAATATTCACACCGGGTCCTTGTGCAAAATGAACGTTATGACCTCCTTGTGCAAACTGAGCAAAAGGTCCGCCTTGACCGAAAGGATTACCTTGACCACCAAAAGGGTGACCAAAAGGTCCGCCTTGACCATTCATTTCCATATCATACATTTGTCTCTGTTGTTCATCGCTTAAAACCTCGTTTGCGGAATTGATTTCTTGCATCTTACGATTGGCTTCCTCTTGTTCCTCCGCCGTTTTAGATTTCACCTTGTCCGGATGAAACTTCATAGAGAGCGCACGAAATGCTTGTTTGATTTCTTTCTCTGTGGCGTCTTTAGAAACGCCCAATGTTTCGTAATGGTTCGGCATTATTATATAACTATTTTGCAAAAACATTTATATACGTTTTTTTACAAAATATTAAAAAATCCATATAAAACGTTATTCGCTAATAATTTAATGGATCCCGATACTTTCATATTAAAATACAAACCTTATTTTATCCGCGATTTTTACTTGGAGCCTTCTCACATAAAAGTATTGAATGTATTGGAAGAATTGGACGACCTAAATTTGCTGATTGTAGGAAACGCGTGTTCCGGAAAAACGTCTTTGATCTACGCAATCATCCGCGAATATTACAAGATGAATGAAAAATCCGTTTTCCCCGAACACAATATTATGTTCATCAACAATTTAAAAGAGCAGGGCATCCAGTTCTTCCGCACCGAAATGAAAACGTTTTGCCAATCAAAATCAAACATTCCAGGAAAGAAAAAAATCATCGTAGTGGACGACATTGACATCATAAACGAACAGAGCCAGCAGGTTTTCCGCAATTACATTGACAAGTATTCCAAAAACATTCATTTCATCTCGGTCTGCACCAACATTCAGAAGGTGAATGAAAGTTTGCAATCCCGCTTGCATATATTGAAAATAAACCAAGTAGACCGCCAAAATTTGGAAACCACAATGAACAAAATTGTGGAAAAGGAGCAACTTACTATTGACGCGGACGCAAAGGAGTTTTTGTTAAATGTGAGCGACAATTCCATCCGGGTTCTCATAAACCATTTAGAAAAAATATACATACTGGGCAAACCAGTAAATATGGAACTGGTGCACAAACTGTGTTCCAACATATCGTATACACAGTTTGACAGTTATATTGCAAAGTTGAAAGAACGTGATTTAAATGGCGCGATTGCCATATTATACGAAATCCACGACTATGGATACTCAGTAATAGACATCTTGGATTACTTTTTCACATATGTCAAGTTCACCAAGAATCTGGAAGAAGTAGAGAAATACCGAATGTTGCCCTTTCTCTGCAAGTATATAACTATTTTCCACAAAGTTCACGAAGACGTGATTGAACTTGCATTTTTCACCAACAATTTGATGAACGAAGTTATGTTTGTCGGAAACTGCTCCAAATAAAATACTGCAAATATAATAAATGGCTTCATCACACAATCTTGATTTAAACACTTATTCTTTAGAAGAAATCTTCGGTCTTTTTGATTTGACCTACAACTTGACAGAGGATTCTATGCGCGCAGCCAAAAAGAAGGTTCTCATGATACATCCCGACAAATCGCGGCTTCCTGCTAACTATTTCCTCTTTTACAAACAAGCGTATGAAATTGTCTTGAACATATACAAGCAAAAATCCAAGTTCAATGGTGATTCAAAAGCAGGACCGCAACAATATACCCCCGACGTAGAACAGCACGCATCTATTGGCAACAATGTTTCACCAACGGACGCCAACATTTCAAAAAAGTTTTCAAACAGCAAATTCAATGAATTATACGACCAAAATATGGTGAGAAAAACGGACACTTCCCGTTTTGACTGGTTCAAACGCGACGAACCGGAGATAGACGATTTTAGTAAAAGGCAGGTGAATCCCAAAAACATGGGGTCCGAGCTGGAAGCAATTAAGCAGAAACAGGCGGCTCTCCAAGTGTATAAAGGGGTCCAAGAAATGCAAAGTGGTGGTGGAACCAGTTATTTTGACGACGATGGAGAATCCAATGAATATGTGGCCTGCGATGTTTTTAGTAAATTGAAATTTGACGATTTGCGCAAGGTGCATAAAGACCAGACCGTGTTTGCGGTTTCGGAGGCGGATTTCAACAAAAGACCTCAATACAAAACGGTGGACCAGTTCGTAAGAGAACGCGATGCAGGTGGGAGTGCGCCTTTGTCAAAAGCCGAGGCATCCAGTTTGTTGGAAAGACAACAGAGAGAAAAAGAACAAATGATTATGAACAAACAACACCGCGACTACCTTTTGCAAAAAGAGTACGAGGAAAAACAGAAATCGGTTCGGTCGGCCTTTCTCCAATTAAGGTAAGGGAACCTACGGTTCCCTTATGATCCCTCCCTTTTTTTATTTTTAATAGAAGGTTTAAAAAGAACCAAGGTATTCAGCGAAGCTTACGTCTTAATAACCTCTTTTCAATCTTTTTGTTCAATGCATAAGAGTAAGGGAAGGTTCAAAAGGAAACCGTAGGTTTCCTTTAAAAATATCTGCGATTATTATAATATCAAATAATGTTTGACAAAAAATACGCTTACCATTATTTATTTGCAATTGGCATTGTCGGGGTTGCCAGTTATTTCGGCGACAAAATCAAACAGGGACTAACCAGCAACGATGCAGAGAACGAGCTCATTCGCAAATATTTGTTGAACGAATCGCCTCTTTATGGAATGAACCGACCCAAGCTTTGGATTCACAGCACTTACGAAAAAAACGCCCGTCAGTGGAAGGATTTTTACAGCAGGAATTCCACCGATTTGAACCAGCCATATATCCATCTCACCATCAAATCAATCATCAACCATTGTGGAGCGGATTTCAACATTTGCTTGATTGACGACGAAACATTTAGCAAACTCATTCCCACGTGGGAAATCAATATGGCCACGCTTTCGGAGCCTCATAAATCTATGTATCGCGAATACGGGATGTTGCAACTTCTCTACTTGTATGGAGGAATCATTGTACCAAATTCGTTCATTTGTATGAAGAACTTGACGCCTCTTTTGGCCGAGCAACCTTTTGCAGCCGAGATGGTGAACCGTGGTTGCAACGTTGCATCCAAGAAGGAAAACCAGAATTTTATGCCGTCTACCAAATTTATGGGGGCAAAGAAGGGCTGTCCCGTTTTAAAAAAAATGCTGGCCGAAAATGGGCTAGATGTGAATCGTCATTTCACCACGGAACCCAAATTTTTGGGAAATATGCAACAATGGTTGTACAATGAGGTGAATACGGGGTCAATGCAATTGATCAATGGCAAACAGATTGGCACAAAGACAGCAAAAGGAAAACAGATTTTATTGGAGGACCTGATGAGCGAGAATTTCTTGGATTTGGACAAGGAAACATATGGAATTTACGTGCCGGCAGAAGAAGTGTTGGCCAGACCCAAATACCAGTGGTTGGCCTACTTGTCATCAGAAGAAGTGCTGAAAACCAACCCAATTATTGTGAAATATTTGAAATCGTCGGCAGTTGATATAACGAATGAATATTTTTCAAATGCAAATGTGCAAAAAAGTGTTTCTACGATATAAAGGGAACCGTAGGTTCCGCTTCGCTTAACCCTTTTGAACCACCTCAAATTGATATAAGTGAAAAACAAAAAGGGAGGGATAAAGCGAAGTAAAATAAAAGCAGAATGGAAGAAGCTGAATAACCGTAAGTTTCTCACAAATAATCAAATTATAAGGGAAGGGGTCATAGGGGAAACCGTAGGTTTCCCTTTATTTTTATATAAAACAATTATATAGAGCAATATACAACAATGCTCTGCCAAATATTTAAAAGTGAAATACCCAATAATATATTATTTGACCTTTTGGAACAAATTTGTTTGAAAACGGAAAAATATTATTTTATTGATTTGAATGCATACAAGAAGTTGTTATTTATGGAATTGAAACAACCATTTATTGATGAATTGACTGAATTTTATTTTTTATCAAAGCGATTTTATTTAGAAAGAGAATTTACATACAGTTCTTTCACAAATATTGTTCGTCAAATTTGCAAGCATAAAAATATAAAAATTGATTCTGAAATCAAATATTGCCACTCCAAATATTACATAAATTTTTTTATCCACCACACAATATAATATGTATGCAATGTATATATTATATAATGAGCATTGAAGAAACAAATGCTGGAAAGGAATATATTGAAGAGAAAGGGGAAACACTTCGTAAAGAAAAAAAGGAAAAAAAAGAAAAGGAAACAGAAGGAAAAGAAGGAAAATTGATAGACCGAATTAATAAAGTAATTGAAAAAATTTCCGAAATTGAATCAAAACCTAGGTTGGAAAAATTTCACATCAAATACATTCAACCAATTTTAGAAATAGACAATGAAAAATTGAATGAAAATATGCAACAACATATTCAGCTCTTAACCAGTGCGTACGATTCTCATATGAAAAAGATTGACTTGGATAATGAAAAAGAAGTAGCTTTATTGTCACCAAAAACACCTCCTATCTCACCAAAAACACCTCCTATGTCACCAAAAACACCCCCACCTGAAGAATTTTTGCGCGTTTTTGGAAAAGAAGAATACGCAAACGTATATGAAACACCACCACCCGAAAAAAGCAAAAATGCGTATGCAATTCTTCATTTTGGCAGCAATCCAGTTTATTTAGAATTGGAACTTTATTTTTTCATAATGTTGCGAAAATATACGAAGAATGATATTATCTATTTATACTCGGTGAATGACACCCCATCATCTTTTGTGGATGCAGTTCGTCCTTTTGTAACGGATGTGGTTCCATATGATGACAAGGGAATCACATATGACGTCAATTTTGAAAGCGGGTATTCCAACTTCAACACTCTAAGAACTTGCAATTTTATTTTTGCATACACTTTAGAAACATACGAAAAAGTGTGCATCATTGAGTCGGATATGGTGATTATGGGCAGTATAGATTCCGTCTTTAATTTGAATGCGCCTGCAGTATTAACATATTATATTGGTGAAAAACAGTTGAAATCCAACGACGCAATAAAAAATGACCCAAAAGACGTTATTGCAAAATGCAAAGAAATGGGAAGAACAAACGGCGGCGTGATGTTGATTGAACCAAGCATGGATGCATTTGAAAGATACAAAGATAAAATCCAAGATGTTGTCAAACATACTTGCAAATATCCGAATGAAACCTTGTTTGAATATGTAAACAGTTCGTATTTCAATATGCCGATCCAGTATAATTTGTCGCATTTCTTGGCAAAACCGCATATTATTAAAAAATATGGATTGTCCAAAGATGAGATTCTTGTTTTTCATTTCAACGAAACCAAATTCAAACACATTGATATTATCAAAAACCCCATTGACGAATCTGGAATAAACTGGCTAGAAAATCCGGACCCAAAATATGCAGTTAAAAGAAATGCAGTTATGCATTACAAAGATACTGTTTATGACAAACATCCGGAAATTAAAACCATTATGATGAAGTTAATTGAATTATTGAAGAAAGCCGAATCACCGAAGAAAGCCGAATCACCGAAGAAAGCCGAATCACCGAAGAAAGCCGAATCACCGCAAAAAGAAGAAATTCAACATTTCTCACCAAAAACACCTCCACCAGAAGATTTTTTGCGTGTCTTTGGAAAAGATGAATTTATTAGAATTCATGGAAAAGATGAATTTATTAGAATTCATGGAAAAGATGAATTTATTAGAATTCATGGAAAAGATGAATTTATTAGAATTCATGGAAAAGATGAATTTATTAGAATTCATGGAAAAGATGAATATGACCAAAATTACAAAAAGTCGCCGGCCAAGTCTTTGAAAAAGTCTTCATCCGCAAAGTCTTTGTCTTATAAAAAGAAAAAACCAAAAGTGAAAAAAACACAAAATTGCAAAGATGATGAAGAAATAAATCCGGAAACTGGTCGTTGCCGAAAGGTTTGTCCTCCAGGCACAGTAAGAAACGAAAAGGGAAAATGTGTTAAAAGTGCAAATAAAACAAAAAAAGTGAATAAGTGCAAAGACGATGAGGAAATTAATCCGGAAACGAATCGTTGCAGAAAGAAATGCCCAGAAGGAAAGGTAAGAAACGAAAAGGGCAACTGTGTTAACCCCAAAAAATAATTCGTAAATATATCAAATAAAATGCGTATTTGATATATATAATGCAATTTACATCCTCACAAAGAGTTGTTGCTCAACCCGTTGAAGAATTTAGTCGTTCCGAGTTTGAAGAATTACTCCGACAAAATCCAGGAAAAGTTGTTCTGAAATTTGGGGCCACTTGGTGCGGACCTTGCAAAGTCATTGAGCCATTGGTGAATCAGTGGTTTTCCAAAATGCCCGCCACGGTTCGGTGCGCAACCATTGATGTGGATGAATCGTTTGACTTGTATGGCGCTTTAAAAACAAAACGCCAAATTGGTGGCATCCCGGCCATCCTGTGTTTCAACAAGGGCAATTTGAGTTATATTCCGGACATGACAGTGGTTGGTGCAGATGTGGAGCAAGTCAATGCATTTTTCAGACAAGTAATAAAGGAACCCATGGTTCCCTTATGAACCATCCTTTAACTGAAAAGTCCGGCTGGCTTTATAATCCCCATTTAAGCATGGGTTCATAAGGGAACCTTGGTTCCCTTACAAGTATAAACTCTGGTTTGTCGCCACATACTTAAGAATGAGCCCGTCAATTTTGGACAACTTGTGCATCAAGTCTACTTTATCATCCGTTATACCCATCAGTTCACGCGCCAACGTGGATATTTTCAAAATGGCTTTATTAAAATCCCCAATGGACACTCCAAACATTTCAATTTGTGCAATGACGGCCTTGCAATCCATTTCGTCTTTGCATTCGCACCAATCATACATAAAATCCACCATCTCATAGCAAAATCCTTCTAATCCAGAATCCTTCACGCAAATTCCGTGCGACACTTCCGTATTCCATAATTCTGTCCGCGCATATTCAAACGATTTGATTTTATCGTTCATAAAAGGGTTGTCGCAATAATTTGAAAACCCGGGGTAAATCCGGCATTCCTCATTGACGCGCACATCTGTGAAAAGACTCAAAAAGGCAACCAAATCATTGGACCCAAATTCATCAAAATTGTTCCATTTATGTAGGAGATGGGTAATTAAAATCGGGTTAATTTCGGAAACCACGCCGGCAATCAGGACGTATTCGTCTTCGCTTACCTTTTGAATAACATTCACTTCTACCAATACTCGCAAGAGTCGCTCAACTTTGTCTACGATATAACGTTGGTTTGCACGCAATCTGGACCGAGTATCATCCAATGCTTTTTTTAACCGGAGATAATCAATGTAGAAAACGTAGTCTTTCTCCAAATTCAGGTTCTCTGCGGATATTTTGCGAATACTAATGTCAATCTCCTTTCTCTTCTTGTTTGCCGAGAATTCCATCTTTGACAACAATTCCGAATAGGTCTTGAGTGTTTCTTTTGCCGTTTTCAAATTATCCAATCCTTGTTCTTTCTGCAAAATCTTCTTTTCCGTTTCTTCCACTTCTCTCAACAATCCCGCAACCACACTATTCATTTCGGTTTGCAACATGGATTTCATTATGAAATTCTCAATGTCTTTGACCGATACTTTTTCCGCATTTTTGAAAAGATTTAAAATGACCGAATAATAAATCTGGAACTTGCTTTCCAGTTTTTGTGGAAGCCCGCACAAGACCTCCTTGTAAGTGGTCATGGACGGGAGTTCAAAAAGGTTTGAACAATGGACCACGTGACCCACTGTGTCAATGCCTCGGCGACCTGCGCGACCAGCCATCTGTGTATATTCGTGGGGCAAAAGGTATCTGGGCGAATCTCCGCCGTCGTATTTCTTCAAATTGATGAAGACCGCGGTCTTTATAGGGCAATCTAGACCAATGGCAAAACTTTCGGTTGCAAAAAGAACCTTGATGTATTTTTTGGAAATCATGAATTCTACAATTTCTCTCAACACGGGGACCATCCCCGAATGATGTATTCCGATTCCCTTCTCCAAAAGTCTCACCAAGTTTTGGTATTCGGGCAGTCCGTGGTATTCTCTCCAGTTAGGCAGACGTTTCAGAATGGATTCGCACTGTAAGGAAACCGATGGTTCCCTTACGAACCCTCCTTTAAGAGAACTATTGCTACACTCATCATTAAAAGGAGGGGTCATACAGCTGTCAGGCCTTAAGCAAGGCGGCGCCCTTGGAGAATGTAGTTCTCCTAAAGGCACAGTGATTTCTTCGGCGCACTGCTCCACCGCTTTTCTGGAAAAAACGAAACAAATCGCAGGCAACATATCTTGGTCTCTCAGATGGGCAAATAAATTGTTCAAAACGTTTTTGCGTTTGAGAAACACGTCGTTTCCCGACAATGCATCAAGAACATTTTTCGCTTCTTTGTATGTGGTTTCATTGAAAACCCCGTCGGCGGACCGAATGGGCAAACATTTGTCCACGGATTTGCGAAATCGGGCTTCCGTCTCTTTGTCTTTCATCTTCTTGTAAAATCCCTCAGTTCCATTCAAATACAAATAATGGGTCAATGGCACGACGCGTTTGTCCGTTGAACAAATCACGACCTGTTTACTAACAACCGTGTTGCTTCTTTCTTCAATCCACCGCGCCGACTTGACCGGGTCATCCAACGTCGCCGACAACATCACCATCTGCACGTGTTGCGGGAGCATCAAGATGGATTGTTCCCAGACGTGGCCACGGTGTTCGTCATTGATGTAATGGAACTCGTCAAAAACCACGCACCCCAATTCGTTCTCTATGTCCATTGAAAAGGATAAAGACGATTCGGGTTGGTTTTTAGATTGGGTGAACAATTGGTTCATTAGAATCTCGGTTGTCATTATGAGAACCTGTGCAGTTGGGTTTGTTTTGATATCGCCGGTTAATAAACCAAAAGTTATGTCCGGATACTTTTGCGTAAAATCAAATGTTTTTTGGTTGGAAAGTGCTTTGATGGGCGAACAATAGATAACACGTTTACCCAAACCCGTAAAATGCCGGATTGCAAATTCCGCGGGCAAGGTCTTACCGGAACCGGTCGCCGCTGTAACCAATACGTGATTCCCATCCACAATGCCTTGGATCGCGTGTTTCTGAAAAGGACTGAGCTCATAATTAAATAATTTAAAATACTCTTCGTATTTTGAATCATTTGTATAATTGTTGTTGTCTGTTGTTAATACCATTTTTAAATTTATGTGTTTTCTATGAATAAATAGAATAGAAAAATATTTTTATATTGTTTGCAAAGTATACTTTGCGTCGTATACTTTGCGTCGTATACTTTGCATCGTATACTTTGCATCGTATACTTTTCAAAAGAGAATAAAGATTTTCCAACTATTTTGTTTAATAAAAATGGAAAAAGTGATGTACGAAGTGGAAGACCACGAAGAGAATGTGCAAAAAATGGACAAACGTTCATTCAAGGACTATATCAATGATTTTATGGAGGAGGACGATGCAAAAAGTATCCGCAAAACATACTGGTACAACCAGAAAAAAATCCGAATGACGCTTTTTACTTTGGACCATGATTTTACACCGGATGAATACATTGACCATTATCGGCATCTTTCATCGGACCATTATCGGTCTCACTCATCCGACCTTTATGGGAAAGATTTTTTAAGCGATTTTGATATTTTTATTATTAGGAAATTCAATAAATAATTTTATTTTCTTTTAGATTTTTTATTTGTGGATTTTTTGACAGACTATTTAAGAAAATATAATTGGTTTACCTACCTTTTCATCATCGTAATCCGTTTCTTGTATTTGTACTGGCCATTTCCAATGGAGATTTTGTTGGCTCGCCACGCCTCGCTTGCTTCGTCAAAATCAATGTCCACGTCGTATAGCGGTTTTTTTAAATATTGGGGCATATACAATGTGTGTTCGGACTCATAGAAAACATTTTTGATAGAGTCGGGAAGAATTCGGGTTGTTGTTAAGACCTTGGTTAAAACCTTGGTTGGCTCTAAGACCTTGGTCGGCTCTAACACCTTGGTTAACGCTAAGTTTCTAGTTTGACTTCGTGTTTGCATTTTCAATAAATGATAAGTAATAGAATATTTTATATTTATCATTTTGTTTCCCTCAATAAGTTCAATTTTGCAAGAATAGAATCTGCGCATAGAGAAAAATGTATGTCCAAGAGATTGTATTTTATGGAATACTTTTATTCTTGGTCGTCCGGTATTTCTATATCTGCATCAAATATCCCTTCTGGGCACACATGCCGGTCTATCACACCTACGATTACCACAATGTTTTTTCAAGAACAAGTAGAGAAATGCAACTTTTCCCCTATAAAAACAAGTTCTCTAATGCTATCCAAATAAAAACCATAAGTTACTATGAACTGAACGAGACCTATATAAAATATTTTGCAGAACTGCTCCAGTGTTTTTACATTGAAGCGGATGATTTTTTATACACACTCGTAGAGAAAGATATAAAAGCCCGTTTTAGCGGGCATTTTGACACCCCCTTTCTCTCGTTTTACAATGAAAAAAACTATGTCTCTACAGGGAAGTCTTCTGAAAAACAATTTGACATCTTGAGCACCAATGTGGAAATTCAATTGTTTCCTGAACCCAAGGGTTGCATCGCTTCTTATCCTGTGCGCACATTTTATCATCCTGCAAATGAATATCGGTCTGCCAATTTTTTGACATATATCTCTGTTGACCGCGCCTATAAATCCAAAAATATCAGTCGCAACCTGATATCCACCCACGACTACAATGTGCGAAGACACAATCCAGACGTCCGCATCGGACTTTTGAAAAAAGATGTTGGCAAATGCGAAGGCGCGGTTCCGATCCTCACTTTCTCTACGAGTTTGTTCCAAATAAATGTCAGCAAAACAAAACAAAAAGTTCGCAACATTGTTCAGGTGTATCGGCAGAATTGGGCGATTATGTTTGATACGGTGCATGGATTATTCAAACCGAATGTTCTCTACGATTTTGTTGTTGCAATTGACATTGGTGCAATCAAATCCAGGATTGATGCAGAGATATTATTTGTGTATGCGTTTTGCGAAAAAGGCAATGTATTGGCGATGTATTTCATAGAGGATGCACATACACTCTATGAAAAAGGTGGCGAAAAAGGCGATAACGAAGGCCTTAAAAAACCCGCAATTCAGGTAAAAAAAGGACTCCGTCTAGTCGCATCTATAAACAATGGACTCACACCGGATCTGTTTTTCCAAGGTTTCCAGGAATGTTTGCGCAAATTGCAAAAACAGAACCTGGATTACAAAATGATGTGGATTGACGACATCGGACACAACGAAACCATTGTGCAAATGATGAACGGATTCCTTGAAAAAACCACGGGCGCATATTACTTTATAAATTGGATGTTTCCACACAAGGTGATGAGAGAAAAGGCTTTTATTATGCTTTAGAAGCAGCAATCAATTGTTTTAATTGTTTGGAGAACAATATATGTTTGGGGACAACGGCGGGTACCGCAACAGGTCCTACTGCTGCTGCTGCTGCAGGTTGTACAGAATTTATGGTTCCAATTGAAGGTGCGGCCATTTGTTTTTCAAGATCATCCAAATCCTGTAAATCGGTGGTAATATATCCATACCTTTTCCCGATGATATTTAAAAATACGGGTGTATTCAGCATTTTCCAACCTTTGGTATAATCCACTACTTTGTCCAAAAGCATTTTTTTGTTGTTTTCAATCAATTTCTTGTACTCCTGGATAAACGTAGGTATATCGCCATCATATTTTTGTGAAGATACGGGAATTGTATTATCATTGATTATATTTTGAATGATTTGATTTGTGGTCTTGATATCATCAACATCTCCCATACTATTAATGACAATTGTTTGTTCATCTTCTGTATATGGTGGACGGTTTGGGTCCGGTGGTGAAAAAAAAGGTTTGGTCAAAAGTTTCATTTTCTTTGGGTCAATTTTAAAAATATCCAAAAAGTTAGAAGGTTCGTTTAAAGAATAAAATACTTTGTGCAATTTTGCATACCCTTCTTGTTGACCCTTATCCATTTTGGTTCGCTGAATATTGTATTTCACCAAAATGCCGTCATTGTATTGGGCGACGGTTTTTATAAAGAGTGGTTTGCCTCCGATAAGCTTGTGTCCGCTAAGCTTTTTAAAGCTAAGCTTTTTAAAGCTAAGTTTTTTACTGGTTTTATTATTTCTTTTTTTATTTCTTTTAACTGTTTTAACCATTATATATATTACTATACATTTTCGGGCTGATTAAAATATATTTTCCGGTATTTCTCTACTTCTTTGTCTGGAATTTTTCCGTATAAAAAAATCTGCATCGCTTTGTCCGGCTGGGCCAACATCTGAATAATAAAGTGAATTGAATAAACACCGCATTCGGTTCCGCCACTTTGGTGTCTCTTTTTACCCGCAATGTATTTGAACACAATGTTTTGTTTCAATCCCTGTTCCTTAACACTGTTAATGAAGTCGGTTATTTTCTTTGGCACTGACCCGGACGCGCTGTCAAAAAACATTATGATGCGCTTGTTCACGTCAATAAAAACCGATACCCAATGTGACCCAGACTGGTCGTGTTTATCTAAATTAAACACGGAAGCAAACCGGTGCTTGCCTTGGCTCATTAATTCTTTCAAATTGAATTTGCAAAGGTCATCTTCAACACACGTTTGGGTTTGAGTATCCACAATATAATCGTAATCAATGGGGGTTGTTCCTAAATATTTGAAATCTTTGTTTTCCATTTCGTACTGCTCCATGACCATATCAATGTCAAAATTGGTGAGCCATTCATTGGGATTTTTCAACCATTCCGGTGGGGACTCGGGGGCAAAAAGCTGTTTTTTGATTTGAGCGCGCAATTTGGGGTCGTCAATTTCGTTCACCCATTTTCTCTCATCTTTGGTATCCAGTTTCATCCGGAGTTCGTGCCAAATGAGTGCGGGTTTTGTTGCTATGATTTTTTTGTCGTGGTCTTTGTTGTATTCGTCGCGAATCTTTAAAAGGACTTCCGATGTCATACAAGAATTGGAAACTACTTTTTTGTTTTTTACGAGGGGACTGCAATTCAAATGTTTGACCGTTTTTTTTAGATTGCGTCTGTTCTTTTTAGTTGCCATTGCAAATCTATATTATATGTTTTTACAATATCATATAGACAAAATATATTGCGTTATTATTTACGACTAGACCGTTTTTTTGTCTTTCTTGCTAGACCACCCTTTCGTTTTTTTCCGGATTTTCCGGATTTTGCAATACTACTTTCTCTGGGATTTGCAATATTAATTGGAGTGAGAGTTGCAATACTACTTTCTTTGGGATTTGCAATACTATTTTCTCTGGAACTTGCATTAATACCTTGACCAGAACATCCATTAAGCACTGTTATGAAATTTCTTAAATTATTACGAATTTCATCTTCAACTATCTCCCATCCTAACGTTTCTATATTATTACCATCACTAAACATGTAAATATTTTTCACAAGCGCCTCAATAATTTCCATAGTATTCTGAATTTCTGTTTGTTCAATACCATTACATGCTTGAAGGTATACTCTAATCAATGATGAAATTGTACCAATACTATCACCAATACTATCACCAATTAATGTATTGTTATTTAATTCTAAAAGTAACTGAAAAATAGGTAAACGCACAGTTTCATTTTTTAATGTATTTACATCTGCAAATAATTGATTAATTGTTTTTGTTGATACCTTAAGAGGGGGAGGCGTATCTTGAGAAGAAGAAGAAGAAGAAGAATAATTAGAAGATAAAAATTCACGACCTAAATCACTTAGTGGTGGCGGAGGTGGTCTTGCCTGTTGTCTTCCAGGTGGTGGTGGAGGTGGTCCTCCAGGTGGTTGGTCTGCAGGTGGTCCTCTAAGTTGTCCTGCAGGAGGTGGCGCAGGTGGTCCTCCAGGTGGTCCTCCAAGTTGTCCTGCAGGAGGTGGAGCAGGTGGTCTTCCAGGCGGTGGCGGAGGTGGCAGTCCTGCTTGTGGTTGTACTGCCGGCGGTCTTCGTAAAAACAATTTTATAGTTAAAAATGCTAGAACTATAATAATTATTGATATACATCTAATGTCAAAAATAAGATTAGTTCCGAATGATACAACGTAATCACGTATAGATATTATACCATTCGGCAACGTTACCGTAATACTACTATTACCATCAAAAACAGGAATTAAATACGAACCTTTCAACATATTAGTACCATAACGAACGTATTTAAATGAACTATCTATTGTAAGGTTATTATTCAAACTTGGCTGAATACTTTGGTCTGTCCAAGTGGGATCCGGTATAGATGCAAACGCTAATTCACCACGCAATTTCATATCAAAATTTTTAGTTGACTTATTATAATTATTAAATATAGCAACACCATTAAATAATATATTGTTTGGAAATTTTATATAACCTTCAAATACATTATTTTCGGTAAAATTACCTTTGAATATTTCTTCATATTCGCCCATTTGCTCAAAGTTTGGATTAAATGGTTTTAATTTGTTGTTCAAAATAATTGTTGAAAAATCGTCTGAATCCAACATTTTTTGTTTAACCTCTTCATTTAAACTCTTTAAATCTTCAATCATTCGTAAAGCATTTTTCATATCATTGCTAGAATCAATTTTAGGAATATTATAAATGCTAGATGACACATTATTTTTATTTGGTGAAGAAGGAAATATTATTTGCATTTCTTTAAATACATCTGGATTTGTACTTTCTGAAGGAGTAAATGTTATAGTTTGATTATTTGGATTTTCCTTGTAAATAAACGCAGTCGCAATTACTTCACCTGTTTGAAATGATAATCCTGAATATTCAGCTATACCATCTTTATGCAAAATTAGACGTCTATTTTTGTGACCGATTTTATCGTTGGCGCTAATATAAATCTTAACTGCTGTTTTACAATTAAAACACAGTTTGCCATCTTTCCAAGAACCCGTGACATAGAACTGGTTTCCGTTCACGTTATGGTGAAATCTTCCTTTGCCATTAAATACACCTTTACTATTTACATCTATTGTATAATATGTGGAAAACTCTTTTTTATCATAATTAAATACTAGGTCATATGACAATTGTGTAATTGTATATCTATTAAGGTTACATAATACTTCATTTTTGTTATTGTCCACAATACCGACTAACATTTTTTTTTCAAAATCTGAAGGTACCAAAACATTTGTATTGGTGTTATCATTATCCTTATAAATTTTGTATATTACACCATTTGATAATGTTATTAAAATAGAAAATGGAGTCTTAACTATTGTTACATCGCGGGTAGATAATGAAGAAACTAATTTTATCGGTTCTATTTTTTGCAAAGGCATAGAAGTTAATTCAAGGTTAATATCACCATGACCTTTTGCAATCGCAATTTCCGATGCAGTTTTCTCATCTTTATTTTTAATGTTAATATCAACGTTATTAGTTTGTATTAATGAAACAACAAGTGGGGAATTATTATTTTCAGACGCGTGCATTAAAGCAGTGTAGCCATTTTTACCTTGAAGGTTTACATTGGCTCCACTCTCAATTAATTTGACAGCAATTTCATTATTACCTTTTATTGTGGAGGCAATAATTAATGCAGTATTGCCATCGTCATCTTGAATGTTTACATCGGCTCCACTGTCAATTATTTTGACGGCAATATCATTATAAACACGTATATTAGCCTTACGAGTCGCTGTTATTAAGGCAGTGTCGCCATTATTATTTTGGCGGTTTATATCAGCCGTATTTGATATTAATTCATCTACAATTTCTTTATTACCGTTTGATGCTGCTAATATTAATGCAGTATTTCCTTCTTCATCCGGAAAATTAATGTTAGCCCCCTTAGCAATTAAATCTTTTACTTCATTTGAATCTTTGAACTTTATATCATTGCTCTTTGCTAGCAACTCTTTGCTAAATGTATTTGCAATTTTTTTCTCTTCTAATGCTCTAATTATGGGTATAATATCAATAGACATATAACCAGAATAAGTGGATGCCCATTCTAATGCAGTTTGGTTGGCCTTATTTTTGAGTTCTATATTGGCTTCAGCATTGAGCAACAGATTCACAGATTCAACATTAAGTTTTTGAACGTGTATCATCAATGCAGTGTCACCATTTATATTTTGGTGGTTTATATCACATCCTCGCATAATCAAAACATCAACAATTTCATAATTTTTTGCTAACATCAATGCAGTATTGCCATCTTTATTTTGAACATTTGGGTCTGCTCCATTCCTAATTATTTTTTTTGCAGTGTTCAAATCATTTATATTAGATGCTTTCATTAAGGCAGTATTGCCATCTTTATCAACAACATCCATATTGTATGCATTTTCAGATAAGCCTTTTGTAACGCTTTTATCGTTTATAAAACCTCCCCATACCATATCAAAATAGGAAGGCATTATAGGGTTAGAACCTAAAGGAATTAACGATTTCAAAGTAGGCAAATCTGGCGATTGGGGTTTATTTGTGTTTGCATTTGCTTTTGCAAAATCTTTAAAACGTGGCGGAGATGATTGGGGTTTATTTGTGTTTGGATTTGCATTTGCATTTGCCTTTTTAAACACTTCTATTAATTCTGTTGTTCCTGAACTCTTATACAATCTTCCAGAAATTGAATTCTCAAATCCCATGACAATATCCAAGGGACTTTGTTCGTCATTATTCTTCTCGTTTATATTAGCGCCAGAATCAATAAGAAACTTTGCAACTTCGGGCATACTAAAACTTTGTTTAACCACATGATGTAATGCGGTGTTTCCAACATCATCCCGAATGTTTACATCGGCGCCATTTTCAACCAGTTTTTTTACAGTATATATATCATTATTGTCACATGCAAACATCAATGCAGTTTGACCGTCTTTATTTACAACATCTAGATTAAAGCCATTCAAAGCATCATTAACAAGTTCAGTATCAACAAATAATCCACGATTAACAAATTCACTCCATGCTGCACTAGTACGAAGACCATCTTGAAGAATTGACCCAAGACTTGGTTTTATGTTTGTTTCTGAAGCTGATATGTTTGCGTTGGGCACTATGTTTGTTGCGTTGGGAACTATGTTTGCGTTGGGCACTATGTTTGCAGTTGGCATTATGTCTGAAGTGGTGGAATTAGACGATTTAAATGCTGATACCAAAGCGATTACCACAGTAATAGCAAGAAACATTCCACCACTTTGAGGAATTTGGGGTATAACACTTGAATACAATGATGTTAACTCGGTATTTGATAGGTCTTCAGGAGAAATACCCAATATGGAAACCTTTGCAAAAAGTATTGCCAATGGAATAGCATTTTGTTTTGTATTCATTTGTTTTGAACCTATTTTGTTTGCAAATTTTTTCACTATTCCTTTAAAAGATGACACTTGAGGAGTAAATTCTTTTAAAAAATTTGTAACAACCTCTTTTCTTAAATAACGAACTTCACCAAAACATGTAGGATTTTTAATTCTTGGTTCTATGATAATTTTGGGATAAGTTAACGACATATAAAACGGTTTTTTACTGGTATCAGTATCAGGGTTTACATTAGCATCCGTGAATATATCTAATTCTTCATCTGTAATTGTTTTGTTAATTGTAAATTCCTGAAACCCTATAAAAAAATCTAATAATCCAGTTTTTGTATCTTTTGCATCCACTTTGCATACCTTAAAAATAATTGTATTGCTTCCACCTTTCAAAGTTTTTCTAAATTTTCTTCCTCGTTTTTTTTTTGTACCTCCTTGTTTTTCATTATTCATTACATTCGTATTTTCATCAAACATATCAATTGTATTTTCAACAATTACACTTTTCTCATTAGTTGAGTTTACCACAGTATTGGTTAACTCGCTAAATAAGATATCTCTACCTTTACTTGATATCTCAAGGACTGATGGTGTGTTTAATTTAAAATTATTAAATTCGTCAATCGTATTCTTCCTTGTTTCTTCTTCAAGTTCTTTCATATTATTGCCGAGGGTGGTTGTTGAATCTGGCTTAAACATTTTATAACAATATACATTATTATTATAAAAAAAACAGACACTTACACAACATCACATAAACATTTTCCTTTCGTTTATTTAAGCCGCCTTCTTGACAACCTTCTTGACAACCTTCTTCTCAACTGGTGCGGGTGCTTCCTCAGCAACCGCAGGCTTCTCCACAACCGCAGGCTTCTCCACAACTACAGGCTTTGGTGCAGCAGCAGCAGGCTTTGGTGCAGGTGCCTCCTTAACAGGTTCCTCCTCCTCATCACTGTCCTCAACCATAGTTGATACAGGCGCAGGTGCAGGCACCGAGTTAACCTCCTCCTCAGCCTCCACATCGTGATTCTCAATGGTTTGCTTCTCGTCTTCCGACAACTTGATGTGGCACTTGCCAAATACGCTGACAACCTCCTTGGGCTTAACTACCGCCTGGACCAACTTCCATGTAACTCCCCATCCCTTGCCACCAATCCAAATACCGCCGCACTGCAAAACGCAGGCAACATTACTGAGCTTGGGAACAAAGTGAGCAGGAGTCATCTCGTCATTGTCGCAGGGGAATATCAAAGTGCCATTGGTATCGTACAACTCCACATTCCATCGGTTGTCCTTCTCGTAGAAAGGCACCTTGGCGCTGATAGTGGGACTCTTGGACAAATCGGGCTTCTTGGTTCCCTTAATCTTGGGAAACTTGAGGACAGGGAAGAAACTGTACTTGAGAATATCTAAGGTGAGCTTCTCACCCCACCATAACTCGGAGTTCTTGACTGCCTCGTTCAAAATCGCAGTCTCAAACGCCTTAATCTTATCTAAAAACATACTGGAATTCTTGGTTGCATACTCCTCATTGGGGAAAGTGAGCGAGATGCTGAACTTTCCGTCGGAAACACCGGTCTGCTGGTCTACAAAATCGCTGATACCCCAGGTAGTTAACAAGGGCGACGAAATGTGGAGACCACGACCGGTTTGATTGCTGATAATATTGATTGACTTTCCTTGCTTATCATTTACCTTGGGGGGAGTGAAGCGAATCGCATCAGGGACCCAGGCGTTAACATCAAGGACAATAGGTTGAGACTTAGTTGAGGACATCTTTTCTTGTATAGTACTAGTAGTGCTTTGGCTTTATATGTGTTCTAAAACTTTTGTTTTGGATTTTATAATTTCACAGTCACAGATTTAATAATTTTTCAATTTTACGATTTCTTTGGAGTCCAATTTTTTTCATATTTTTTTTAATTACTTAATTTTATACCCGGTGTAAATATAAATACCCATATAATTGTATATATGAGTATTTTAGATTTTGGTATAAGTTGGGTAAATTCTTATTCCGGAGATCCACAAACATCTCAAATATTTAGTGAAATAAAAACAATTGAAGAAGGGGTTGCACAAGTATTGGAGTTATCAAAAGTGTCGCAAGAAAAATTGATAAAAATGTTAGAAAATATTAAATCAAGTTTTGAAAAATCTGTAATGATATATAATCCAGGTGTTAAATCGTATGAAAGTGCATTGAGAAAAGTGCAAAATGCAACTGGTGAACCAAATCAAATACTTATGTTAAATGATGGCTACCGAGCATCAATTTTGTGTAAAAATATTGATGATATACCAAACATTCTCAGTAAAATAGACGAAGTATTGCCAGAATATAAATTTGAAAAATTGTCAGTATTGGATACGTTCAAAGCTCCTTGGCCCAATGGATACCGTGATTATAATTGCAGGTTAAAAGATAATGAAAATAATGGTTTAGTTGGTGAACTTCAGATTCATTTTTGTCCAATTAAGTTTTTTTCACAAACAGTTGGTCACTTGTCATATGAAATATTGCGAACACTGGATCCAAATGATCCAAGTACAGAGAATGTCAAAAATGCGTTGCAAACAATTGCAACTGCTGGTTACAATTCTGCATTAAAAATTAGAGACGATTGTTGTTTTGACAAAATAACACAATTGAATTCAAAACCAAAAGAAATGGGAGGGGGTGTACGTCGCCGTGTCACTTATAAACAAAAAAACACTTATAAAGTTATAAAAATAAAGAACCGTAAAAAAAGTAAAAAAAGTAAAAAAAATAATCATTTTCAAAAGTGATTTATAATATTCTCTATACAACCATTATAGAATATGCTTTCTAAGATGGCAAGACCTGTTAGCCAAACATACAAAGAGATTTCAAAAATAGATTTATCCAAGTGCAAATTGCCTGAACTAAAGCAGTATGCAAAAGACTTGAACATAAAAGTTTCCGGAAACAAGGGCGATGTTAAGGACCGCATTGAACAACAAATCAAAAAGGAAGTCAACTCCGTAACAATCCAGAAAACATTTCGCCGGCATCTGGTTTTAAATTGGATGAAATTAAAAGGGACCCGAGAGAACTGTGTTAATGAGACTGATTTCTACACCATGGAACCATTAAACGAAATACCGTACTTAAATTTTATAAAATATGTTGATACAACACACAATGTCAATTATGGCTTTGATATCAAATCTCTCTGCACCTTGGCAACCAAAAACAAAAAGTTTGAGAACCCATACAACAGAGAAAATATGAAAGTCCCCTTTGGAACCAAAATGATAAAGGTGGTGAAATTGACCAATATTCTGTTTCCCGGAAACGACTTGTTCAAAGAAATTGGAACCATTCACGAGTCTGCAAACATTTTTGTAGAGCAACAAACACAAGAACAAGCTTTTTTCGCACGTTACGAGGGGTTGCAACAAATGCCATTGAACCAAAGAATCACTGATCTCTTTATTCATATTGACAGTCTTGGCAATTATTCAAACAGAGAATGGTTATCCAATCTGAATGAAGACCGTCTTTATTATCTGATTCTGAAAATTAACCAACTATGGCACCGCATACCCCACTCATTGAGAAACCGCATTTGCCCCTACATTTCACCGTTCTCTCCAGAAGTGTTTGGAGCAGGACAAGTCAATCTGAATGTTTCAATGGTTGTAAAAATGGCCGAAATCTTGGTGTACAGTGGATTAGACGACGAACATAAACAACTTGGTGCAATGTACTTTTTGTCGGGACTAACTCTGGTTTCATTGAATGCGCGAACTCAATTGCCGTGGTTGTATGAAAACTATTTTTCAATCGTGTAGGGAAACCGTAGGTTTCCCCTACGACCCCTTCCCTTATTAGACCTTTGCAAATTTTAAATGTGCAAAGGTCTAACAATAACTGATATAATAATCAATTTATTTTTACTTTATGTTTTATTAGAAGAAGGAGGGGTCATAGGGCGTAAGAGAAGCTTTGCTTCTCTGAATACGTAGTTCCCTTAACATTTAGGCGAAATGTTTTTCAAGACCAGAATATGCATTAATAATGTGTCATAAATACAAATGCGTAAAACTACTTAAAAAACTAACACTATAGAGTGTATAATAAGAAATGGTCCGCAAAACTACTAAGTCTGATGCCCCTGTCGCTACCCCCACTGTCACTGTCACTGTTGATACTACCCCCGTTGTTGAGAAGAAGCCCAAGGCCGAGAAGAAGGCCAAGGCTGCTGCTACCCCTGCTCCTGCTCCTGTTGAGACTCCCGTTGTTGCCCCTGTTGCCACCGAGACTCCCGCCACTGAGACCCCTGTTGATGCTTCCACCCTTGCTTCCAAGTTGAACGACTTTGGCTCCAAGATCCAGCAGGTCACCACCATCCTCTCCTCAATGAAGGCTGACTACAGACTTCTTGAGAAGTCGGTTTCCCGCGAGTTGAAGGCTGCCACCAAGTCCAAGAAGGCCAAGAAGGCTTCCAGTGGCAACAGACAGCCCTCCGGCTTTGTTAAGCCCTCCGTCATCAGTGACGAGCTTATCACCTTCCTCGGAAAGGAGGCTGGCACCATGATGTCCCGTGTTGAGGTCAGCAAGGGTATCAATGCCTACATCACCGCCAACAGTCTCAAGGACAAGGTGTCTGGCAGACAGATTAACCCTGATGCCAAGCTTGCCACCCTCTTGAAGATTGGCAAGGACGAGGTCCTCACTTACTTCAATCTCCAGAAGTACTTGAAGATCCACTTCATCAAGGCTGTTGTTGCTTAAAGGAAACCGTAGGTTTCCTTTTGAACCTTCCCTTTTAAGTATGGTATAAGCGAAGCCTCGCTAAATACGACAATTTCCATTAAAAACAAAAAAAATAAAAAACAATTCAATGCCGATGTAGCTCAGTTGGTTAGAGCATGTCCTTAGTAAGGATAAGGTCTAGGGTTCGACTCCCTACATTGGCTAAATGCAATGACTAATGACTAGTCAAAAAAATGACATTTTTTATAATGTTATTTTTTCAAATACTTAAAAGAAACCTACGGTTTCTCTTAGACTCTTCCCTTTATATCAATAATATTTTTATTGAATTGTTTATTCAAAGCGTTGCTGAATAAAGACTTAACCCTATGTTTCTTTTATTGTAAAAACAGCATAAAGATTTCGCACCAATATTCCTTATAAATGTCAGGCGTCCGCTACCAAATTGAAGAAATTGATTCTGAAGAGATTCAGACAACCGCAGACAATGGCATTCCGCAACCCATTATTGATTATATTGCAAAAGCCAAGCCTCACATTATCATTCTGACTCCCTGCTACAACAGCAGTATGTACGTGACTTATACCGAGTCCCTTTTGCAAACCATGTTTATGTGCAAAGACCTTGGTATCAATGCAACCGTCCACTTTTGCCGCAACGATAGTTTGGTTTCCCGTGCCCGAAACAATTTGATTGCCAAGGCGATGAGTATTCCTACCGCGACCCATTTTCTTTTCATTGACGCCGATATTACCTGGAGCCCATTTGACATTCTTAAACTTCTGGTTGCGGACAAGCCCATTGTCGGCGGAATTTACCCAATCAAGAACTATGAATTTGACAAGTTGGTGACTAATCCGAATGCAGTGAATGATATTCTTGCTCGTAAGAACAAGTCGCAATTAAAAGACGCATTTTCCAACAAAGAATATGTTCAGCGCAATATGGTGAGATACAACATCAATTACAGCTCAAATATGCTGGAAATAGAGAACAATCTGACCAAGGTCAAGCATTTGGCCACCGGTTTTATGTTGATTAAGCGCTCCACCATTGAAGTGATGTCCAAGGCATTCCCCCAAACCAAATATGTGGATGACGTCAATTTTCTCTCGGGTAAAGAGAACGATTTCGCGTTTGCTTTATTTGATTGTGGCGTGGAAGAAGGGCATTATTTCTCGGAGGATTGGATGTTTTGCCACAGATGGCAAAAAATGGGCGGCTCCGTTTACGCGGACGTCACCATTAATTTGGATCACACCGGCATAGAAACCTACAAGGGTTCGTTCATTTCATCGCTGATGTAATGTTTTATAAACATATATGAGTTGTATTTTTACCAATGATAACAATACCACAATAAAAATAATTGATCACCCGTTTTCCCAAACATTTGCATCCAGGGATAACCACGAGGTTTTGTTTAGACGGATGCACACGTATTTAATGAATACCGGCGTAATCAAAAACAACATAATTGATTTGGGGGCGTGGATAGGGGATAATACGATACCTTGGGCTAAGCGAATTCGCGAATCTAAGCGGATTAGCGAATCCAAACGTAGTGTTGGCGAATCCAAACGTAGTGTTGGCGAATCTAAGCGAATTAGCGAATCCAAACGTAGTGTTGGCGAGGCGACCATTTACGCAATTGACCCATCGTTAGAGAACTGCCATTTCATCAATGAAATGTGCAAATACAACGATATTGACAACGTCAAAACATTTCAAACCGCAGTCAGCAATAAAATGGAAACCCTGTCTACCAATGACGATATGTACCATTGCACATTTGAACCGGGCGTCCAAGGGCGAAACAAAGTAAACGCAATCACGCTGGACCATTTGTTTGCAAATGGAGAGATTGAAAACATCGGATACATTCATTTAGATGTGGAAGGAATGGAGTACAAGGTTATTTTAGGCGCCAATCAAATCATTGACACGTGTCGCCCCGTCATCACGTTTGAACAACATTTGGAAATAGACAATTACGACCTGATACTGAGTCATTTATTGGATAAAAAATACGTGGTTTTTTTGATTGATGAAGTGTTGCCTGGGTGCAGACCCGATTGTCGCAATTCCATTGCTTTTCCGGAAGAAATCTTTGACCCAAGTATCGTGGACGGGATTCACCAGTATGTTGGGAGAGAAATTCTGCTGCCCTTTTAAGGGAACCGTAGGTTCCCTAAAGGCGCCGCTTTGCTTAAGGCCTGACGGCTGTATGATCCCTCCCTTTTTGGGGGGAACCGTAGGTTCCCCCTATGCAGTTGATTTGATTAAGGCTTAACGGCTATATTACCCATCCTTTTAATTTTATTATTAGTATGGGATCATAAGGGAACGACGAGTTCCCTTAAAATTGAAAACATAATAACCATTGTTTATTATGTTATAAAACCAAAATAATTAAATTAAAATGTTTGAACCATCCCTATTAGAATTAGCAGCTTTCGCCCCGTCTGAACCCATAGTTATTGATTACATCGCAGAGACAAAATCGTCTTGGTCCGGAGGCAAGTATTGGCTTGGCGGACAGATTCCAATTAACCCAAACGATAAAATCACGGACGCATTGATACAAAAAGTACAAAAAATAAATGATAACTCGGATGGTTATGCTTGCAACAGCGCGGAGATGGCGAGTATTTGGCGCGCAAAGCGTCAATTTTCACAAATCAAAGACTTGGTCCAACGATACATAGTGGATGCCAAAGAACGCCTTCTGACCGAGCTGAATAAAACCAAATTGAACTCGGACGTTAATAGCGTGATAGTTTCTATGTGTGGATAAAGTATACAATGAATGCAATTGACCAGCTGACTTTAAAACTGCTTACCAGCAAAAAACGATACAATAACTATTTAGCAAACGCAAATCCGGAAAAGTCATCCGAGATACAGGAATACAACCAGAAAGTGCAGAAATATGTTCCACGAATTAAAAAACTCATTGGCAAATACTTGGAAAATCCGGAAACCCAGACCAGCAATGAAATTGACGATATGCTTGAATCCTGTTTCAAAATCCTGATTCGGCATTTTGAAATGCAGGATTTTGAAGATAAATGCGCCAAGCACGGATATGATGCCACAGATTCGTCGGAAGAGGAAGAAATGATGTTTCAAGCTTGCGACCAAGAAGCCGAAGGCTTAGACCAAGAAGGAGATAACGAAGTTTCTGATAACGAAGGCGATAACGAAGACTTAGAACCCGTTAAGCCAAACTCTTACTGGGGCAAAAACATAAGTAAATCTTCAACGCTTGACCATTTTATAAAAAGAAAATCATCGTAGTTAGTGTAACAATAAAACAAAAGTTTTTGTTTTTATTTTTTGCTGCGTGTTTTATTCCGTCTTTTTTTATACCGGCGAAGATTTAAAACCGTACCCCTGCGGGGTGATCTTTTTAAAATCATCACTGGTACCGCTCCTTTGGACATTGAAAACTGTACGTTTTCAATATTCAAAGGTGTAATTGTTCGCAGTTTGCGTTTTTTTGCAGTCTTCTTAGATTTACCAAAACCAAATACCCCCATAATAGATGAAATCCACGATTTTTTTTGTGGCGGAGAAGGAACCGGAACCGGAATACGACCAATTGCCTCAACCACACGACGATCAAAAAACTCTGCTAATTGTCTTGAATTATCAAATCTACGAAAACGACTAGCATATTCGCCATTGTTAACTTGGCTGCTATACCAAAATAACATATACAACGGGTCTAATTCATCTTCACCGAATTGTGCACTTTCAATATTTTTTTGCCAAATAAATTCCATCATTGCATATAAATTGGGCCGATTCGTTGGATCACTATCAATACCGGTGTCAATAAAATGAACTTTTACTTTAGTTGCAACCGTTAAATAAATATAGACCTGGTAAATCATATAATTTACATAATAATTCAAGATTTCGGGGTCTCTTTCTTCATGTGGTATTTTTATCACAAATTTGGGGTCAAGGTCAATCATTATAAATTTTTCATCCTTTGGATCAATACATAAATTTGGAATTTTAATATCTGTATTATAATACCCGTGTTTCACAATTTTCTCAATAAATTTACGAAGACTTGTAAAAAATTTTGTGTAATCTATCGTTGTTTTGTCTGAGCGTGTAAAATAATTAAAAATTAATTTTTCACAATCTTTTTTTTCAATTAGAAACTTTGTACCGAGGTTAATATGTTCTTGAGCATTTTGTTCACTATGTATATGAGCCAAAAATAAAGGTAAACTAGTTTCTTTACCATTACTAATTACCGAATGTATTCTTGGAGAAAATCCGTTTGAACCAAATTCTTTGTATAATAAAAACTCATTATACACATCTATTGCATCAAAATTGGCCGCGTCCGGTTTAAATTCTCCAATCAAAAAATCACTCTTAGTTTGTCCGGGTCTAAATACTGTACTAAAACTTTCTCCTTGATCAACAGTAGCATGATCTGTCCGATTTAATAGTTTATATGTTCCTTCCGCTATATTCGTGCCGGAGACTAAATTTGCAAAATCTTTTGTTGCCATTATAAATTATACAAACATTTTTTCCAATATTTTATTTCTACTGGTAAAAACCCCATACACAAATAAATAAAAACAAACGTTTTTGTTTTTATTTATTTCCTTTCTTTCCTTTCTTTTATTTCTTTCCTTTCTTTCCATTCTTTCCATTCTTTCTTGTTTTTATGATTCTTAATTGTTTTCGTCGCATGGTTCTTCTTTTTCGGCCACGACCATTAAATGGTGAATCAGTATCGGAATCAACATTGGGATTGGGATTGCCGTTCATAATAAATTTTAACATATCCTCGGGACCATTGTCATTAAAGTCATTTTCTACATTTTCGGCTTTAAATTTTCTTCTAGAATACCAACATAAATTACCAACTGGGGTCATAATCATACTTTCAAAATGTGGTTGAGTAACTATTAAAATGTTCAACATTAATAAAACATCTTCTTCAGACAAACCTGCATCTGCAAGTGTTAGTGTGGGGGTTTTTCCAGATATGTGCTCAACAACCCATGTCTGAAATATCATATAGTTTATCCATATTTCTATATCTTCTTTTTTTGATGTCATATCATGAGGCAATTTTGCAAAAAAATTTTTATCCACATCAACAATTTTTATCTGTTTACTTATTGGATCATAACACACGTTACCTACTTTTGTATCTGTATAAACAGTTTTTGTTATATTTATTAATTTACTATACAATTCACGAAGTTTTGTAAAAAAAACTCGGTACCCTAAAATACCAATCATTTCTTTGCCACAAATTAATTTAGGAGTGAGAAATTGTGCACCCTTACTAAGTGTTATATTATCAGCTAAAAGCCGTTCAGTCGGTAGAAACTCAGCTTTCTCGCTTGTTTTTATATAAGTAGGAACTGATGCAATACCAGATTGTGCAAGTTCATATGCAAATGTAAATTCAATTTTGGTATCTTTCGCATCAAAATTGTCTTTAAATGTGCTTAATGCATATTCTTTATCATCTCCTTCAATTCTTGCAGAATACACAACTTTGTATGTTCCTGATCCTAAAATATCCTCTCTTTTTTTTACTTTGTTTGGATCAACGCGCCTTCTATCGCGGTGTCCAAAATTATATTTTTGTTTTTCTGCCATTTATATATATAACATTCATTTTATTCCATTTCAATATGGACATAAATGTCGGAAACGTCTTTCACACTAAAAATATTGGTTTTGTTCGGAACCAAGATTCCTTTTTTCTCCAGCACAATATACTGTTCTCTTTTCAACCGCAACGAGTCTACTTGAATTTCAAACGTCTGTGCGCCTAAACCAAACGTAATCTTATCTTTAGTCCACAATTCGTGAATCCCATATTTTAACCAGATGTGCACATTGTTGTATTCGTCTAACTGCACATTTTCCGGCAATTCCGGTTCGCACTGCACCTGCAAATTGTGTTTGTCATATATCAGCTCGCTATGCCAAAGCGGAACCAGACAAAAATCGTTCTCTCCAACTTTTAATTTATAAACAGACTGGTTGAACAAATCGTCAAGGTTCGGATTCAGAACAATGATTTCTTCAATCTTTTCGGTTGTTGCCGTTTTTTGTTCAATGATTTCACACACCTTCTCTAAGAACTGTGAAGAGAGATGCAAGTAGTCGCGGTATTTCAACAGGATTTCATAGATTTTTTGGGCACGACGCACATCCATTTTTTCAAATATCTCGGTTTCGCACGTCCCAATGATTTTCATTAACAGGGGATGAAACACGCGTTTCTGCAAATTCTGGTTATTATAAAGCGTCTCAAAAAAGGACGACACCGACGCCGACCACGACCCAGGTTGAGAGAAATCGTTTTTATTCATCAAGAAATCGTGCGCCTCCTTGATTTCCTGGTATTCCGCGTTGGCGTTTGGCGATTTGTTTTTGTCCGGGTGGAATTTGAGCGCCATCATTTTATACTGTTTTCTTACCGTCTCCACATTGACGGGTTCCGTAAGTCCAAGTGTTTTACAGGCCTTTTGGTAATTCATCGTATCCAAATGTTTTGATTATTATGTAATGCATAATACTTTCTAAATGGTAAATCGGCCTGTAATTATTATTGAAATACTTGAGAAAATTGTACATCCGTGTCAGCACGTCGCTGACGTCTTGCCCCTTTAATAAATCGTTCTCTACGAAATACGAAAAAATGTACCAAACACATTCCACCGCATCCAAGTTGTAAATCAAAATATCGTAGAGAGCGTCGCGAAATGTGGCGTGGACCAATTTATCCGGCGCCATCATTTGGGCAATGACCGTGTCGCAAATGGTATTGAAAACGTCGTCTGGCATCGCATCCGTCTTGTCAAAATAATTGAGTTCTTTTATGTTCAGAACCGTGCTCATATCGGTGGATTCAATCAGTTCGCACGTATTCTCTTCGCGGTCGTTTTTCAGGCGGCAATTAGAGACTTTGTGGACAAATTCGTCTTCTGTTGTATTGGTTTCCTTGTTGTATTTGCGCATTTTCGGTTGTTGTTTCACCATCTCTACATAAAGTTGTTTTTCGGGACGTTTCACATTGATGACTTCGCACGCATCCAAAATGTTGTTGGGGAGAAAACTAATGTGTTCTGATACAATGATGAATCGCAACTGGATCACAGAGAACTTGGTATTGTATTCCTGGATATAACTGTAAAATATCTCTAAGAGCTCGGAATGGATTAAATGGAAATTCTTGCAAACCACGATGCCAATCTTGTCGGGTTTCACAGAAACAATGTCCACGATTTGCTGAACGATGTCGTGCCAAATCAGTTTGGAATTGCATCCGAGGAGAGACATATCAATTTCGTAGTGAATATCGCTGATATGGTACTGGTAAGTGTATTTCTCTGTTTGGATACAGATTTTCTTGTCGTGGCTGAGACCACTGGGGCTGTATTTCTGGATGGCGTGCAGCATTTGACTGTTCTTGCCCACGCCTGGCGGGCCGTAAAAGATGAGATTGGTTAAATTGTGGACATTTGCGGGGAATTTTGCAAAATAAGGGACGAGTTCGGGGTGAAGATTGAAATTTTTCACGGCCTTTAAATAATCCTCGTAATTTGTTTCGTAGTATTTCATTTTTGTAAATACTATGAAATTGTCTCTATGTATTTTAAAGGAAACCTACGGTTTCCTTTTGAACCTTCCCTTTAAGGGAACTCGTCGTTCCCTTATGATCCCATACTTAAATGGGAACCATAGGTTTATTTTATAAAGGGAGGGGTCATAGGGGAACCGTAGGTTCCCTATATGAACACGCTCTTAACCGGTCCCACCATCCCCATCTTGTCATTGAACTCCCGGTAATGCACATGGCTCTTCAAATGTTTGCCCGAAGGAACCACATATTCGGTGCCCTTGTTAAAGGTAAGCGTAGCAACGCCCAAATCATTGGCTAAAACAACCCCGCTGTTGCTGTAATCATCATAGGCCTGCTCCACCTTGGTCTCCGAATTGGCTCCCGGTTTGGCCGCCCAAAATGCAACCTTGGCGCCCCGAGCAACTTTGACATCCACGGTGGTATCACCCACATTGGTTTTCAAGGGAACCACAGCAGAAGGCAACACAGTTTCGCCTAAAAAAGGGAGCCAAGTGGTGCGGTCAAACGCAAGAATTATCGCGCAAATAGCAAAAAGAGCGTATATCACTTTGTCTACGACGCCGCGTTTTCTGAAGACGCGAAAGAAAACCAAATTCAAATATTCGGCTAAATTTAAATCAAAAATCATCGCACCGTAATGGACGGCGCCGAACAAAACAATTCCGGTCATAATCATACGAATGGTGTATAATGTATAAAGATCCTGCATTTATTATACTATTAGTAGAGAAATAAGGGAACTCGTCGTTCCCTTATGAACCCTCCCTTGGGAGAACCTAAGGTTAAGCCTGTTGGGCTTCGCCCTTTCCCCCCAACCCCCCTCCTATTTTTCTTTATTTCAGTTTATTACAAAGGGAAGGGGTCGTAGGGGAAACCGCAGGTTTCCCTACCTTAATCACGCTTAATTTTTGCGAACAAAGTAGAGAACGTCGTCTCTATCCAAACACAGATAAACGCTATCAGGAACAAAATCATCCGAGTAAAGTTGTTTGTAAACCCCATTTTAATGATATCCAAAAATACGATTCCGGTATTATTACTCCACACAAGCGAAAAAAGCAAAAGCGCCGCCGCAACATTTCCAACAATGAACGAGTTGTCAAAATGGAGTAAGTTCCGTTTATGGCGGTCGCTGAGTTTCAAATCAAACGACTTCATTGATTTTGTTTTGAACCAATACGCTTCCAATACGCGTCCTAAACTGTATAAATTGAAGACAACAATAGAGAAAGCGAAAAGCATAAACACGTTGTAGACACCCACATTTTGCAAAAATGCAGTTTTAAACGGTTGAAACCCTATACTAATTGCACTGGTGTTTTGCAACATAACGCCCAGAGAGAAAAGGTATACAATGGTTAACATAATGTACCCAAAATACTTGAAATGAGGTTCTTTCACATAGATGAATGCGATAATATAGAAAACAATTAGGAACACGATACTTTGTCCACAATCCGCCATTTATATATACGCCCATAAAATAAAGGGAACCAAGGTTCCCTTTTGAACCCTCCTTTACTGTTGAGAGAATCCACAATATTTGTATAAAACTTTTTTATAAGGGAGGGGTCATAGGGGAACCGTAGGTTCTCCTAATCCATTCTATCAATTCTTCTGCATCGCACGTTCCAAACCCTTGTTCAAATCCTTTCAAATCGTAAAATTTGGGTTTTTTCATCTTCTCTGTTTTATAGAAAATATAAGGACCGAATTTTCCATTTCGAACACTGAGTGTCGGTGATAAAACACGTAGTACCGTGGTCGCCGGCTTTTCTTCTTCCAAAAACGGAATCACATCTTCTAAAACTATTTTGTCCAGTGTTTTTTTCAGTTTGTTGAGAGAAACCTTTTTGTCATCTCCGTATTCCACATATGCACCAAATTTGCCGGGTTTCAGTTCTATCTCATAGTCATTCCAGATTCCCAGAATTCTTCTCTCGGTTTCGGCCAAATCCTCATAGGTATATCCACCCAATTCCAGTTTACCAATGTCTATTTTGAGTCCTTTCTTCACCGATTTCAGGAGGGGTTTGCCTTCTTCTGTCAACAAAGTCTTGTGTTTCAAGAGAAACCCATCTTTAAAAAAAATGAGAGAATAGTTTTCATCAATGTTATACACCTTTTTCTCTATTTTATTGACTTCTTTCACCATCTTCTGTATCTCTGCATACACATCCTTGCACACATTGTTCCAGCGTTCTTTGCCGGACGCAACTTGGTCCAACCTTTCCTCCATTTGTTTGGTATAGTCGTAAGAGAAAAGGTCGTTGAAATGTTTCATCAGGAATTCAATGACCACGATACCCATTGGGTCAATGACTAGCTTCCCGTGTTCCGCGCCCATTGTTTTCTTGACGGGTTTTGCGGTCGGTGCCTTCTCATCCGCCCTTAAAAAATACTCGTGGCATTCCACCGCAATTCCTGGAACATCGGTTTTCTCTACATACTTTCTGGTTTGAATGACATCAATCAACATAGAGAAAGTGGACGGACGTCCGATTCCGAGATCTTCTAACTTGCTAATCAGACCCGCTTCTGAATACCGCGAATGGCGGTTGGTGAATCCCACGACAGACTGGATGTAATTGTAATTCACCATTTTGTTTTTTAAAGTCTGGAATCGTAGAGACATGGATGAAATGAGTTCTACAGAGAAAGCCGGTTTCTCTACAGATTTTTCTGCAACAGCGTCCAGGAATCCACCAAATTTGGGAATTTCAAATGTATATTTGTACAAATTGTCTTTGGGTGCATCTATCTCTAAGGGAATCATATTGAATGTGGCCGGCGCCATACAACTTTGCACGGTGTTCTGCCAAATCATTCGGTAAACGCGTTCTATAGAACCTGTGTTCTTGTCTCCAATGAGAACCAGACTCTGCATATTCAGATTGGTCACACGAATGGCCTCGTGGGGGTTCTCTGTATCCGCATTCCCGTTCAGTTCCATCAATGTTGGGTGCACGTGTTTGTCCGTCCATTTTCCAGAAATGTATTTGGTCGCGGTATCAATGAAAATCGGCGAATATTTGCGGTTCTCTGTTCGCATATAGGTGATATGACCCAATTGATAAAGTGTTTGGCAACACGCCATGGTTTCCTTCGCGCCAATGTGCAACAGATTGTTGGCTTGTTGAAGCAAAGCCGAAGTATTGAATGGTTTCGGGGGCGTTCTCTCCGACAACTTCTGTGGATAAACCATGAATTTATGTGGATGAGATGCAGAGAGAGAAAGGAATTCGCACACTTCGGTCTCTGTTTCAAATTCTTTTTGCAATTCAAACATCAAATTTTGCGGGAAAAAACACGCCTGGATCCTATGTTTTTGCCGACTGTTCTCGGCTTTCGTCTTCGCTTCCAGATCATTCTCATAAACGAGCCGCAATGCGGGGGTCTGGCATCGCCCGGCCGACAATGCGTTCTGGTTATTCTTGAAGACGTATTTCCACAAAAGTGGAGAGATAGTGAATCCCACCAGCAAATCCAGGATTTGGCGGGCTTGCTGGGCTCGCACCATATCCATATCAATCGTTCCCGGGTTCTCTACTGCTTTCAATAATGCGGGTTTGGTCACTTCGTGGAACAGAATTCGGCGCGTGGTTAATACGGGCAGGTCAAAGACTTCGCAGATATGCCATGCAATGGCCTCGCCTTCTCTGTCGTGGTCAGTTGCTAAAAGGATATTTTCTTTGGGGAATGTAGAGATAATAGATTCCATCTTTGAAATATGGGCCTTTTTGTCGGGGTCCACAGTGTACGTCGTTTCAAAATCGCCCTTGACATCAATGTTTTTCAAGTCGTTTATTACGCGGATATGACCGTTGCACGAAATGCATTTGTAGTTGGAGCCGAGATAAGTCTCTATGCTTCCGCATTTACTGCTGGATTCCACGATTAATAAATATTTTTTGGATTTGTTAGACATCTTTAGTTACATAAACATGTAGAGAAATGTTTATTCCCTTATTTTTAATATTATAATCTCATAACATATGGATGACATTATAGGATAAAAATTCCTTAAAAGTTGAGAATCTTATCAAAGTATTGTTTGCTCACCAACAGAGAAATGCTCGCCATATTCCCATTACTGCGTTTTCTTGTACCAACCCGGTTCACATAGTTGCAATAGTGGACGTAGGCATCATAGGACGAAATCGTGTTGTTTACGGACGCATCCACAATTCCCAATTTATCTTTCAAATCATCCATCGCCATTTGGATATCCAGATTCTTGTCCCACAACGTGTTCCGCATCTTATAAATATACTTGTCCGACTCCATATCGGTATCCGGGTAATAATGTGTAATCAAATCCACAACCTGTTTTTCACTAATGTTAACAACGGATTCTCTGTTGTTCTCACACCAAAACTTGAAAATGGATGCAACTTCCCCCACCTCCAGTTCCATCTCGGAATTGTCCGAGACCATGGTTTCGTCCCAGAACTGCAGGAACTTGCACACGCTCGGTAAATATTTACTATTTATTCCATTAAATGTATCTGTCTCTGCATCGTATTGGTTCGCAAACAATTCGGTCAATCGGCTTTTCAGTTTATTTGTGAAAACCACATTGGGCAAATGCTTGGATTCCAAGAAATGTTTCCACAAATAAAGCATATTTTTCCAACTAATTTGGGTCGGTTTAAATGTGATTTCGTTCAAAACAACGCCATTGCCGGCTGTGATTCTCGCAGTTCCGGGCGTTATCCGAATATATTCAGTGGCAAACATACCAATTAATATGTCGGGTGTCATCTGTTTCAAGTAAAGAACCGAATTAATAAACTTGTCATCATTGCTGTGCTTGACCAAATAGTTGTCCGAATTGCCATAACGGTTTGAATAGTGGCACGCCACACATAATAAGTCCAATCCGATTTCATTCAAATTGATTGTGCCGACGCTACTATTGAGAACACGAATTTGCGAGTAATTGTGTTCCGCGTGATACTTGAATTTGAACGATTGCATCAAATTGGTTCCGAACCAAACCTGACTAAAAGAATTCAAATGGTTGATTAGCGATTTGGCCGACGATGAAATGATATGGATCATCGTACTCTCTTTGCGCATAATGTTGTCGCCTAAAATGGTTAAAAAGTATTTCGCCTCCACCTTTGTAGAGAAAACGGCGGGATACAAACTGTTCAATACGTGCTGGATTGTTGCCGATTCCGGAATGGTCTGGTAAATGTGGTTGTCCTTGATGCGTTTCATAATGGAGACCTTGGTCTTGTGTTTCCATGAAATCAGATTGCGGTCTTGGCTCAAAGATGACAATACGTGGTAGAGAACCTCGTCCTCGCTGTTTTGCACATAGGTTTGGCCGTCATAATAGAAAAAATTCTCTGTACTCGGGTGGTAGAAATAGTGATTATAAAACATGAAAGACTGGATAAACGCATACTGTTCTGCAGTCAAATCCTCCATTCGTTGTGCTCTTTCAGTGTGATTGCGCTCAATGTTTTCAAGCGTCGTAGAGAGCTGGTTGCAAATATAATTATGGACTTTGGATTCCATATAAGTGTCGGATTTGTATTTGTTGTAAATCTGAGTCACTTTTTCTAGAATTTCGTCTAAATGTTTTGAATCCATTTTGAATGATAACAATATAAACTAATTTTTATATTGTTATTGGTTTCAATATATTAAGGAAAAAATGTTGGGCACTTGTTTTGCTAAGGCCAAATGTTTATAAGGGAAGAGTCAAAGAGAAACCGTAGGTTTCTTTTATTTTTTCATGGTGCGTCTGCAGTATCGGCTTTTCTTGGTGCTGACATACTGGCAAGACTTCTTGGCGGTTCTGCAACGTCCAGCGGACTTCCTTCGGCATCTTACACTTTTCTTGGGCATTTTATATGTTAAATACAGAAAATAAAGGGAACCCATGGTTCCCTTTTGAACCCTCCTTAAAGAAAACTTATTATGAGGGAAGGGGTCAAAGGGCGTAAGAGAAGCAAAGCTTCTCTGAATAACCGTAGGTTTCCCTTTATTTTTTGTTCTTCTGACTCTTTCTAGCAGTCTTCTTAACATAGCCGAACTTGCCCTTCTTGGCAAAATATCCAGCTTTCTCTAAACGTTTCTCCTTCTTGGCGGTCTTGTATTTCTTCGCACTGACAATACGCCCCCACTTGTTCATCAACAAATCCTTCTTACATAATCCACCGGTGGTTTTGTATGCAGTTCCGTTCATCACTTGAATACGGGAGCCGAAAAGCTCGGTCCACTTCTTTCCCTCAACATGGTAAAATCCATCTAGCTGACGCACAGGCTTCTTCATTTATAATATATGAAAACAAATTAAGGGAACTCGTCGTTCCCTTAAGATCCCATACTACAAAGGGAATTTATCTGAAGGAGGGGGCAAGGGGCGTAAGATAAGCGAAGCTTCTCTGAATACGTAGTTCCCCCTAGTTGGTCAACGGAACCACGGTTGGTCTTACTAAAGTTCCTTTAACGGTTGAACGATTGACGCCCGAATTCACCAATTGTGAATAACGCATCTTAGTACTAATGTTCTGCTTTTCGGATGCGGTTTGTGTTTTGTCATAAACAATGGATTGTCTTCCAACACACCACAAACGGCTTGAACGCATAATCAATAATGACGGCATTTGTATATTATGACGAAAAAAAGTAGGGAAACCTTAAGGGAACTCGTCGTTCCCTTATAATCCCATACTAATGGAATGGGTCGTTCGTTTTATCTCTGACTGTCTGCACACTTCTGTAATTTTTTGTAAATATTTATTTTTTTAAGGAAGGGGTCGTAGGGGAAACCTTTGGTTTCCCTACCTTTGTTTTCTTTGGAACAACATTCTGCAAATCCTCGCGAATCTTCTTATACTGCGTATACTTGTTTTCCAAGGTATCTAATTCGCGCATCCACATTTGTTCTAAAGTTGTCTGTCTCAGAACTTCTAATTCCTTGACAGTTTCATCGCGTTCCTTTCTCAACTTATCCACATTTTCCACAGTGACCGAATCCATCGGCATTTTCACTAAATACTTGTACTCGCCGTCAATTTTGTCAAACAAATGCGTTTGTAACATCGCATCCACTGCATCCGCTGTCTTCCTGCGCAAATCAATCTTGTCAATCAGGTTGAATTCAATGTATCTCGCCTTGTTTGTTAGCAACATGGTCTTCTTAGACATCGCATCCAACAAATGGGCCTTGCGCTTACCATACATTGCCAATCGGACCACATAATAGTCGCGAACCAGTTGTTCCACATTCTCATACTTTTTGAGTTTTCTATCTGACCCAAACATATGAATGTTGGACGTCTTAATGGTCGTGCTCAACTTCAACAACTTCTCGGCGCCTTCCATTCCAATCTCGTCCAACTTGCCCTTCGGAAACACTACTGTGAAATTCACATTGACTTCGGTACACAACGATGTGAAGTCCTTGATAGTCGGCGCCACTTTCTTGCCGTCTTTGTCCACACCTCCGTCCATCATATCTTCCAATGCCTTGGTATATTGCATCGTCCACTTGCCAATCGGCAATTCCGTAATGACAACTGTGTCTGGACCCGCTCGTTCCATTACGCCTTTGATTAAATACTTGTCTGCCTCAATCTTCTCAATCGTTCCCTTGAACCCCTCGTAGTAAGGAACCAGCTCCTTCAAATCTTCCTCGCCCTTCAACATTTTCTTGAGATTGCCAATTAGATCCGAAGGGTTGTATGGCGGGATAGAACACGAAAATCCTGTGCCGATTCCCTTGATTCCATTGACCAAAGCAAATGGAATGATTGGAACATAGTACTCGGGCTCCACCTGGGTGCCATCATCGTCCAAATAGTTGAGAACCGCGTCATCCAAATCGGGAAACACGTACCTGGTCAACGGGTTCAATGCAGTGAAGATATATCTTTCCGATGCAGAATCGTCGCCGCCCTGCAATCTAGTGCCGAATTGACCATTGGGCTCCAATAAATTCACATTGTTGGAACCGACGAAATTTTGCGCCATATTGACAATGGCTCCGTTCAAACTCGCCTCGCCGTGATGATACGAACTGTTTTCAGAAACGTATCCGGAAAACTGTGCTACTTTGATTTCACTGGTTAAATTACGCTTGAATGCACTGAACAAGATTTTGCGTAAACTGATTTTGAGTCCGTCAATCATTGACGGAATGGAACGCGCACAATCATAATTGCTGAAATGGATGAGCTCATTGTCTATGAAATCGCCGTAGGAAACACTTGGTCGGCTGGTATCTAAGAACGCGGTCTTGTCGTATTTCTCAATGAGCCACGTCTTTCTATCATTGGCTCGCTTGTCATTGAATACCTTGTCAATGACATCGTCGCTGTTCTCATACACGAAATCCACGATTTTCTTGTTTGCAAAATACTCCTTGAACTCCTCGGATTTGGATGTTCCCAAACCCTTAAAATACTTGATTTTCCAAGTTGCCGAATCCGCCGTCGCGGTTTTCCACACATTGTATTCGCCGTCGTTGTAAAACGACAGGGTTTTCCCGCTTTTGGATGCACGCAGAATAGGCGTGTTCATAAACGAAATGAACCCGGGTATCATCGTCAACGATTTCCACTCACAATGGAACAAATTGATGCAAAGTCCCTTGATATGCGACCCATCCGTATCTTGGTCGCACATAATCATGATTTTCCCGTACCGCAAATGCTGGTTAACATCTTCCATGGATTGGTAGGAACGTCCGTTTTCTAAACCCAAGATTTTCTTCAAGTCCGTGATTTCCTTGTTGTCCGTGATTTTCTTGACAGACTCGCCACGCACATTGAGCAGTTTTCCGCGCAAAGGATAGATTCCAATAATGTTGCGGTCTTCGGAAGACAACCCGGAAACAATACCGGACATTGCACTGAGTCCCTCGCACAAAATGAGAATGCAGTTACCAGATTGCGCAGTTCCACTCAAATTGGCGTCCATGAAATTCTCAATCCCGCGCACAGTCTTTGTCTTGGAACCGTCGGTCTTCTTGGCCGCCGTATTCTTCTCCTTGGCTTGTGTTAAATCGCACGCGGTTTCCATCACACCCATCTTGGCGACTTTCTCCACAAATCCGTCCGAAACAGAACACGATGAACCAAACTTGTTGGAGGGCGTGTTCATAAAATCTTTGGTCTGACTGTCAAACGCGGGATTCTCAATATCGCAACGCAAGAATAGAATGAGTTGTTCCTTGATGGCCGCCGAATTCACGCGCACCTTCTTCTTCTTCTCAATGAAGTCCACCAATTTTCGCACAATTTGTCCCACAATGTACTCCACGTGCTTGCCACCTTTGTATGTGCAGATGCCGTTGACAAACGACACCTGGGTGAATTCGTGGTTGGGTGCCAACGCAACCGCATATTCCCAGCGACCGCATTCGGATGCCTCGTATACGCGCTTTGCGGAGGCGATGTACAAATCAATGTATTGTTGGAAATTCTTGATGGAGGATGGGACGCCATTGTACGCGAACTTGATTTTCTTTTCAGACTGGTCAGTCACTGCGCAAATGTCGTAGAATCGCTTCTTCATCAGGGCAATCATATCGGGTGTTAGATTTGAGATACCGAATCTGCGATAATCGGGCTTGAAAGACACCTTGGTATAAGGCTTCGTGCCTTTCATCTTGGTGATGACTGGCTCCGAAATGATGTCCAAGTTTCTGGTAAATGTTTGCACATACTTGAGTCCGCGAATATGGTCAAAGGTTTCAACGCTTCCTTCGGAAGACCAGATTAAAACCAACTTGAATCCGAACCCGTTTTTGCCGCCAACAATGCGCTTCTCGTCCTTGTCGTAATTGGTGGAAGTGCGGAGCTCGCCAAATATCATTTGGGGAATCCAGACATTGTACTCGGGGTGCTTGGCAACATCAATTCCATTGCCGTCGTTCTCCATCGTGATAGTTCCGTCCTCCGAAATATCAATGTTGATGTATGTCACCAACTTGGTATCCTTTTCACTTTGCTTTTGTTTTTGAATCATACGAATCACGTGGTCTCTGCAATTAACGACGCCCTCGTCGTACAATTTGTATAGGCCTGGAATGTAATGGATTTCTTTGTTTGTCATTTGTAAAGTTGCTTCGTCGTAAATCCACAAGCGCTCGTCCACATTTTCAATGGAGCCGATATAAGTATCGGGATTGTCCAAAATGTGTTGCTTGTCGGTCTTCTTTTGGTATTGTTTCGCTAAATCGGTCATTTTATGAATAGTTATTCTGTTATGTGCGTTTTGTTTTATATTGGTTTTATTTTTCAATTTTAGGGGAACCTACGGTTATTCCGCCCTTTGGGCTTACGCCCTATGACCCCTCCCTTAGGTGGAAAGCAGTTCTTCATACAAATTTCAAAACAAAGGGAAGGGGTCGTAGGGGAAACCGTAGGTTTCCCTACTTAAAATTGAAGTCTGTTTTTGATTTTTTTTTGGTAATTATAAAATAAAATATGTATTCACCAAAATGCCAAGAACTGCTAAGAAAATAGATGAGCCTGAGAAGGCAAATGTGACTGAAAAGCCTGTGACCGAGAAGCCTGTGACCAAGAAGATAGGAGGGTCCAAGCCTGCGACCGAGAAGCCTGCGCCTGCAACAACAGAAGAACCCGAAGTGTGTAGCATATGCTACGAAGAATTTGACAGTGAAAAAAAGGAAATGTGTATACACGAAGTACAAACAAATGAAAGAAAAATACAACACAAGTGCCACGAAACGTGCGGCAATCAATGGATACAAAGGTGTGTTAAAAATGGGATACCTCCATTTTGCCCAATGTGTCCAACCGTAAAGATACAGTTGAAAAAGGAAGAAATCCCTATAGCAAAACCAAAATTTTCCAGATACAGGGCGGTTGCGCTTGAGCGTTTCCAACGAGTCGGTATAAACTGCCCGACTTTGTTCGGAATTATGGTGTGCATTGACAAACATTACGTAAAGTGCTATATGAACTACAATATGCAGTTGAACTCAAATTCGTTGTTGAGCGACATCAAGCAATTTATATTGTCCGATAGCGATGAAATTTACGCAAGCACACGAGCGATTGTACCATCAAAGATTTGGTTTAATTTGAATTATAAAAACTGGAAGGAATGGAAGTACCCTAGGGTAAGAATCGCGGACGCACACTTTGCAATTCCGCCATATACCCAAAAAATTGGATTATTCCATGAAGAAGTATTGGACAACAATGCCACGCTGGGTGAATTGTACGTCCAGTATCAAAGTTTGGCGGGAGAAATGTATCGCCACCCCCCCACTACACTCAGGCCGAACCCGGATGGGCATACACTTGGTGCGGATTTTGATTATGCGCTTTCAAACATATACATGGATAAACTTGTCCACAGAGAATACCCAACTGGCCCGGACGACCCTGGACATAACACGTATGCGTTTATAAATCCCGAAAATCCCGTAAATTTAACCGCGCATAATGTTGTTAGAGCAACGCGCCATTCGGTATCGTGGATTGCCGTGCACCTGGAGTATGAATAATTTGTATATTTTACAACAAACAAAATATAAAAAAGAAAGAAAAATTGGAAAAGAAATAAAAATTATAAAAGAAAGAAAAATTATAAAAGAAAGAAAAATTATAAAAGAAAGAAAAATTATAAAAGAAAGAAAATAAAAATTATAAAAAGAAAAGTTGGAAAAAAATAAAATAAAAATTATAAAAGAAATAAAAGAAAAATTATAAAAAGAAAAGTTGGAAAAATTATAAAAAATAAAATACAAAAGAAAAGTTGAAAAAAAAAGAAAAAGGGAAGGGGTCGTAGGGGAAAGGCGCCCATCGGCGCCGACGGTCGGACGCTTTGCGTCCTTAACCGTAGGTTCTCTTATTTGAAATCCAATATCTCTCCTTTTTTCTCGGTTGGAAATTCTTTTTGTCCATAAACATCTTGCAACAACAACCACTCAAACATTCCACCCAAATAAATATGAACATGTTTGAATCCGAGAGAAGTCAATTGTTTCTGTTTTTTCACCAATTTTTCATATTCTTTGCAATTTCTCCCATAAATGATTATGTCCTTTTCATAATCATTTTTAGACATCATATTGTTTATCTTCTCTGTTTCCTTCTCTGCAACGACCGTTCCCAAAATGAGAACTTTTTCAGTTTCATCCATTGTGTGAATTAATATAGCTTGCATTTCTTTCAATGTTTCAAAATTAATTAGGTTGGAAATACCGTTTCCCATTTATGAATCATAGAGAAAAGACTTTATATTTGTTTGTTTATACACACCTGGTTCTTTTGTTTATACACACCTGGTTCTTTTGTTTATACACACCTGGTTCTTTTGTTTATACATACCTGGTTCTTTTGTTTCTACCTTCTCTTTTCTTTAGTTTTCGCGTCTTCTTTACTGGAACCGGCGTTAAACCATCATCAAATTTGGAACCAATGCTTGCAACCGGGGTTTTCTCTCCACCAACGTAAAATTGAGTCATATATCTTTTGGGAATCTTACCGCTGGACAACAAACCTTTTGAAATTGCCTGCAACTTCTCAAACATTTTTGCGTCTTTTTTATCAGGGTCGCCATTAAATGACTCCACAATAATTCCATTATTCCGATTCTTATTGTGAATGACGTTTGCTGGCCGATTATCAACCAAAAATGTATTGGCTTTGGTAATTCCGAGTTCGGGATGTTTGTCTACAATAAAATCCAGCTCCTTATCCAACATCCCTGGGGACATATTCTCTCTGGAATATACGAATTTAAATAGCGATTCCGAATTGTTGTATTTTTGTTCAATCCGTTCCACCACTTTTTCGGCATATTCTTTGGTTCCATAAGTCCAAATGCCTAAAATGATTTTCTCTCCATTTGATTTTACAAATTCTACAAATTTTTTGAGTCCGGGGCGAATAACCATTCTGTCTTTTCCAATCAGGTTTTCTTCATAGTCAAATTTTTGGGGTGAAAAATGGTCGGGTCCATATTGCAAAAGCGTCTCGTCAATGTCAAAAACCAAACAAATTTTATCCATAATTGATTTAAAAGTTATTATACAGTAATACTAGATAAATGTCCTGTAATGTATGCTGTTCAAATTATAATAAATCTCTCCATTCCGAGGTAAAATGCTATTTCCCGAGTTGCGAGTATTCCGCGTGCAAAGAATGCATCCGAACCTATTTGACCGGGATTACCGCCGAACCCCACTGTATGAAATGTAAAAACAAATGGAGTTTGGAGTTCACCAAATCTTCTCTAAATGCATCTTTCATGGAAACCGATTACAAAACCCATCGCAAAGAAATATTGGCAGATAGTGCAATTGCAAAGATTCCCGAGTACTACGAGGGCGCTCTGCGTTATGGCCAATTGACAGAATCCGATATAAAGTTGAAAGAAATTCTTGCGCAAGTCGCCGAACATCGGGCCGAAATCAACAAGCTTTATGTGGAATACGACCGCGTTCGCAGAGAAATGGACAACAAGGGTCCAGTGGAATCTCGTAAATTCGTGATGCAGTGCCAAAACGACGGTTGTCGCGGTATGTTAACTACTCAATACAAATGCGACATATGCACCAAATTCACGTGCCCCAAATGTTTTTTGCCGGTTGAAGGAGAGAAAGCCGACCACGTCTGCAAACAGGAAGACATTGACACGGTGGAGGAATTGCGGAAAAATACGCGACCTTGTCCCAATTGTGGTCTCCGCATTTCCAAAATAGACGGATGCGACCAAATGTGGTGCATTGAGTGCAAGACCGCGTTCAGTTGGTCCAAGGGGACGGTAGAGAAGGGGGTCGTCCACAACCCGCACTATTACCAATGGATGAGACAAAACGGCGGGGTTCCTAGAAACCCGAATGAACACAATGAGGGATGTGGCAACGATTTTATAAATACATCGCGAAGAATCAACGAAATCGTGTTTGACTGTTTAAAATCCAAAAAATACTATATCAAATTCAACGAAACCGTTGAAGGAATGGCATTCAAATGCGAAGATACCCAGAATAAATGCGCGTTGCTAAAAGAGAAAGTGGTTATAATGATGGATTCTACAATAGAGACCGAACGGGAAATCCGCGATTTTTACAAATATTTTTCGGGGTTCCACCGATACATAAATCACATGGAATATACGGAACTCAGACCTCTTTTGAATAATATACGTATGAGAGAACAAAATAAGGATGCTATCTACCAGTATATTTTGAATCAAATCAACAAAGCCCTTTTATCGGACGAACTAATCCGTGCAGACAACTTGAATATGAAGGACCGTGCACATTGCGATATCTTGGAAGCGTTGGTTGTGGTGGGTAAACAACTTATGATTGACTGTATGAACGAAATGGATACTCTTGCCAAAAATTTTCCACTTGCTCTCTTATTCAATACAAAAATAGAAGGAATTAATTTTACTGGAACAAAATGGGCGAAAGAATTTTTAATGAATTCTGTGAATTTAGTTCCGGAAGAAATTACAATTTTTCAGAAGAATTTGCATGCGATTTTTGAAAAGTATAAAACCGCCATAAGCAAATATTGTGCATATTCAAACATTGAGTCTATCAAATTTTTAATGACCTATGGCAGCAAAAAGACGTTGATTACGTGGAATTATTTTGATGGTTGTGTGGATTATTGTCAGTTCAAAACCAAGGGCGATATGGTTCAGGCCATCAATAATTTCAAGGTGTTTTATGACAGTTGCAATGCGGGAACTAAAGAAAACGTTGATAAACACGTTGAGGAAAACGCGTCAACAGAAGAAAATAAAGCACCGGTAGAAAATACATTTGTATCAATTGAAACCCTATCAAGTAAAAAAACTGTATAAAAAGAATTCGTATAAAACAACCATAAATGTTTTCCTTGCGCCAATGGCAAAAAAGAGTTGTCAATGAAGACCAAATTATTGTGCAAGCATCCACAACCGACGGACTTGATGGACAAACCGGTCCAACCATTGGAATGTCCTATGTGTATTCCAAATTTAAAAATATGACTACCGAATTCCAAATTGGTGGTCATGAGAATCTGGTATTGTGTGCAATAAGTAGTGGAACTGACCAACGCCGTCGCGGAACCGAACCAATCAATCGGAAAAAAATCATAGAGAATCTGGAAACAAAATCAATCCTAAATGTTTCACTGCAAGGCCTAGAATATTTCAAAAGTCTTCCAAAATACAAATTCGTGATCAGTCCTGAGGGCAACGGAATAGATTGCCACCGGCATTATGAGGCACTTATGGCGGGGTGCATACCCATTGTTGAAGACAATTCGTTAATCCGCAGCAAATATGGAGACGTGCCGTTTTTATTTACGACAGATTACAGTGAAATTACACCAGAGTACTTGGCAAAAAAATACGAGGAAATGATAGACAAGGTGTGGGATTTCAGAAAACTGTTTATCACAAATTGGTCCCCTGAAGAACAGATGCTGATTCGGTACCGCGGAAATTTTTGGTGTATGAAACTGGCCGACAACAATTGGTACAAAGACAATAATATATTCATGCCTACATCGCCTTGCCCAGAATTTGGCAAACAAATTGTATATACTTTGGAAATTAACAAGCGATACTTATAGTTTTGAAAAGTATATAAACATATTTCACCATTATTTACAACAATGGAATTAACACACAATCAAATTGAAAACTTAGTTCAGCGTTTTCCCAAATTAGAACTTTCTTATGAAACATTTGCGCATAAGAAAGTTTCATCCAATTATGATATTTGCATTTCGGTTCCAGCCGGGAAAAAACAGTTTGCGTGGTTCACCTTCTATGGCGCAGAAGATGTGTGCTACTTAATGGACATCAACAAAGACCAAAAGGTTGTCAAAGTGGTGAAAATTGATATCCATGTTCCATATAAGCTGGCACTTGGAACTGTGTTGTATGGAACCATGTGTACCATTGACGAAAAACAGGTGTTTGTCATTGAAGACATCTACTATTTCCGCGGTCTGCCTATAAAACAGTTCACATTTGGCGAAAAACTGACCTACTTCCATACACTAATGACTGAATATTTGAAATCAACTATGTTTGCGCTCCCGTATATGACGTTGGTAAAAGGCGACAATGCGTTGTTGGAATCGTTGCAATTCTACGAATCCATGGTTACCAAAACTGCCTATACAACCCACCATGTCCAGTTTCGCTCTTCCGAAACGGTATCACCTTATTTAAACCACACATATAAGAAAAAACAAGAACAAGCAATGGTATATGAACCTGACGTGATTCTGTTTCCCAGAGCAGATTTGAACTATACAGCGCAATCCACGCTTCGGACTGCGGTCTTCCGCGTCACCGCGGATATTCAAAACGATGTTTATCATTTGTTTGCGTATGATGGTAAGACGAAAGATTATACGTATGTCAACATTGCCTATATTGGGACGCGTTCTTTGAGCGTCTATATGAACAATTTATTCCGAAACATCCGAGAGAATAAAAATGTAGATTATGGGGAGGAAAGCGAGGACGAAGACACTTTTCAAAATGTGAATCCGGACAAATATGTGGATTTGAAAAAAGAGTACAAGATGAATTGTGTATTTCAGAATAAGTTTAAAAAATGGGTTCCTGTCAGTGTGGTTGAAAATAATTCTCGCTGTGTCAATATGAACGATTTGTTATTTTGCAACAATAATCAAAATGCCAATCCGACCGGAAAACCTTATAATAATGGTAATTATAAACCATACAATAATGCACCAATCAACCCAAATGCGAAACCATATACCAATAGTAATTATAAACCATACAATAATAGAACAAGCAATCCAAATTATAAACCATATAGCAATGGAACGGGCAACCCAAATGCAAAACCATACAATAATGGAGCAAGGTATTCAGCAAAGCTATAAACCGTTAGGTTTCACCTTTTACGCAGTATGAACCCTCCTTTTATAAGGGGAAAGAGTCCCTTAACCTATATTATTAGTATAGGTTAAGCAAAGCAGAAGCGACGAGTTCTATTAAGATTCAATTTTAGTATGGGTTCAAAAGGCGTAAGAGAAGCGAAGCTTCTCTGAATACGACGAGTTCCATTAAGATTCAATTTTAGTATGGGTTCAAAAGGCGTAAGAGAAGCGAAGCTTCTCTGAATACGACGAGTTCCATTAAGATTCAATTTTAGTATGGGTTCAAAAGGGTTAATCAAAGCGGAAGCGACGAGTTCCATTAAGATTCAATTTTAGTATGGGTTCAAAAGGGTTAAGCAAAGCGGAAGCGACGAGTTCCCTTTAAATATTTAAAACAAAAACCGCATAAATATATATCAAGTTATAGACACATATGCAGTTCATCAGCGTTTTTAACTACGGAGTGATTGAAATGGCAAAAAATCATATTAAATCGTTGAGAGAATGTGGAATTACAAATCATTGTTCCTATGTCACCGACGAAGAATCTTTCATGGAATTCACCACACTTAATTATCCCGTAGTTTATGTCAAGAATTCTGGAACAAATATAGAAAATTTTAATTTCGGAACTGCGGATTTCAATAATATGTCGTTTTTGCGGTATTATATCATTGACACATTATTGCAACAGGGGATTGACGTTTGGTATTTGGACGTGGACACGGTTGTTTTAAAAAGTTTGGTACCATATTATTTAGATTTTAAAAGTCAACATGAATATGATACTTGTTTTCAAACCGATTTGAATATGCCGTGCACTGGGTGTATGTTATTGCTATCAACAGAGAAAAACAAACAGTTTGTAAAAACCATTATGCAAAATAAAACGAACCAAACCAATGACCAAATATTGGTCAATGCCATTTTGCGACAACATCCAATTATAAATTACATCCAATTTTCACATTTTATGTTTCCGAACGGCGTTATGTTTTTTGGAGATGATTTTGTGAATGTTCCAGAGTATTTGGTAGATATGAAGAGAGAATATATGAGTACAGAGAAAGAAACATATCTTGTTCATGCAAACTGGATGGTTGGCGATGAAACCAAGAAAAACGCATTTCAGAAATATGGATTGTGGAAACTATAAAAAAAGATGGGTTCTTTTTTTAAATTTTTCCAAGTTTTATATTTTTCAAATGTTTTTTTCCAAGTTTTATATTTTTTCAAATGTTTTTTTTCCAAGTTTTATATTTTTTCAAATGTTTTTTTTCCAAGTTTTATTTTTATTCAAATCAAAGAATCCCGAATGTGCTTCCTTACAAGCCCCGGCGTGATTTTCCTGCACAAATAGTGGACCGAAGTGCGATACGTTTCTTCGCAAACTAGGAACCCGCTATTGTACAAATGCATGTATAAATCCAAATTGTCTTCCACAATAATGTTTGTGTGAATATAGTTGGAGTTGAAATATTTCATTTGTGTATTTTCCGCTTTCAACTCGCGCAAACAAACTCCAAAATGTTCTTCTATAAGAAGAATCACCCGGACATCAACCGAATATTTGAGACAAACACCCAGTAAATTAAATGCGAGCTCCCTGCTGACCTCCCTGCTAAGCTCTAACTCATTCACAAGAATAAGAAGTTCCTTTAGATTTTCAAAATTATGCACCGCATGATGCAACAGTCCAACCAGGGGTTTTTTGTAGTATTCCAAAAACAAATGCAGCATTTTGATAGAAGCAAATTCGCAAACGGCTCTTTCCAATCTGCTTGTAATCGGGATGCGCGCATCAAAGAGGATTCGTGCAATCTCCAAATTGTCATTTTGGACGGCGGGTTTCATCAAATCGTCGGTTATCATACACCCCTTTTCAATGCCGTGTTTGGTTATTTCAACGTGGTTGTTGGTAACCGCGTAATACAAAAGGGGAAATACCCGCAGCATTCCCTCGTCTAGAATAATTCCGCGACCATCTCTCTCCACGATGTAGTCAAACAGCTCAATTTGATTGCGTTTCATACAGGTCATAATAATGGAGCTTTGCCTTTCCGTGAACAATGTTATCATTTGGTTGGAAAGGTTCGAAATATCTTTTTGCGGAAGTTGGAAGGGCGACGAATTCGGGTCTTCTCGCCAGAATCGTTCCAGGTTTCGGAAAATTTCGGCATACACTTTTCGGTCAAAATCAAAATAGCAGTCGGACCGAATGATTTGGTCAAATTTGGCTTGCGAATCAATTTCAAAATTGGAGACGTATACCTCATCCAAAATGTCAATGTGGGTTTCGTCGGGACACAGTGCACGCAAATGGGTGAAATGGGCGGACTCGGTGATGTGCTCAGGGAGGTCAGTAATAAGATAAGATGATATCATTTATTAAAATTAATTGGGTTTGGTTATTTTATAAATTACGTCATTTTGTAAAAAAAGATTTCAATTTTGACTCGGCAAGGAATTAATTTGTCATTTGCAGAATATTGCAATTGGACAATCTCTCTATAAAACCACGCTCCACTGTTTTGAAAAAAGGGCCCTCTATACCGAATAATTTATTCCAAATTGGTTTCTAAAAGATGTTTGCGAACAAGTCCCGGCGTAATTCGCAATCGTCGGTACTTGATTGCAATTCGCAAAATGTCTTCATCCACTGCGAACCCATTTTTGTACAAATAGTTGTATAATTCCAAGTTGTCATCGTATATGATGTTGATTCCAATACAATAATGGGTTGAGTAGTTTCGGTTGTAATAGGTCTTGAACGCTTTAATCGTGACGCCAAAGTATTGTTCAATGAAGATCACGGTCTCTACGCTCGCCGATTTTATAATGCATTCGTTCAATAGTTCGTATGGACCATTTGTCGGTTCTAACGAAATATCGTAGGTGGTTAAGATTTCTTTCAGGTTTTTAAAGCTGGGGACTGCGTGTATAAGCAAGGATGCCGGCGATTTTCCGCGTTTGGAAACGTGGTCTTCCAAAAATAGTTTGAACATGTTTGGCGGTGCGCGTTCGCATATTTCGGATTCATTGGCGAAAAGAATTTGAACATTGTTGTCCAATAACAATTTGAAAATTTCCAGATTTGCCGAAGTAATTGCCGGGTTTATCAAACTGCTCGTTATTTTCAATCCGATTTCTATACAGCGATGTATCATTTCTACATTTTGGTATAGAACCGCATAATACAAAAGTGTGTCCGACTCAAAAGAATTGTGTGTGCGTCCTTCTTTCTCGTAAACATAGTCAAATAGTTCAATGTATCCGAACTTCATACATGTGGACATAATATTACGGTCTTCTAGTAAAACACGTACCTGGTTTGCAAAGAACGACGTGTCCTGTTCAACCAATGTAATCGGCGCCGAATTGGGGTTCGTATTCCAGTACTCTTCAATCTTTCCGAAAATTTCAATGCGTGTCTTCTTGCTGAACCCGAAAAAGTCGTCGGTCTTTATAATCCGGTCCAAATCGGCTTGGCACGTGATATTGAAATCGGGGAAAATCATGTCGTCCTGGATATGAAACACGGTTTCTTCGGAAAATAATGAGCGCCAGTTGATAAAATGCGTGGATTCCAGGATATAATCGGGCAATGCGACAATTGGATATGACTTGCCGACAGTTTTTTCGTAAAATTCGGTCATAATAAAATTTATAAGTATTTATCTTTATACTTACTTATAAATGGGGGTAAATAAATTCAATTTTTTGGATTACTCTACGTAGGCATCCTCTGTAAGTTCCTCCGTCATTTCAATATAAACGGGCTCTTTAGGCTCCTTGAGCTTCGGCTTCTTCGGCTTCTTTTCGCTTGCAACCTTCTTTGCAGCGGGCTTCTTCTTTTTGGGCTTGATTTCTTCATCACTCTCCACGATTTCCTCTTCCTCCTCTGAAGCCACATCGTCGTCCTCGGGGTCCGAACTGACTACAAAATCGTCCTTCACATATCCTTGCTTGGTTTTAGGCAAACCGGTGTCGTCCTCTTCATCCTCCTCTTCATCTTCATCCGAATCGCCAATGTCCGAGTACCCGCCGTACAAATGGTCCATAATGTCTTTGAACTCCTGTGTGCCCATATCGGTAATTTTCTCATTTACGTAAAGTATAGCCGCGCAACTGCCGAAAAAAAGGACGTTGTCAATGGGCGGTGGGAACTCGTACTTGTTCTCGGTGTTTGCACGACCAGTAATCTTGCCGTAGACCTCCATCTTATATTCGGTGTCGTTGAAATCAACGGACCATGCGTGTGCTAGAGAAAACCCGTCGTTATTCTTAAATCCGCATTTCTTGTATAAATCCACTAGGTCCGCGGTTTTTGCGTTCTTTAGGGAACCTGATTTTTCAACAATGATGAAAGATGGCATTTAGTGTAATTAGTGAAAAATTTTTATATCGTTTTGATAAGATTTTCTTTTCTTAAAATTATTTGATTAAATCTTTTTAACAAGATATTATTTTCTTAAAATAATGTATAATATGAATACTGTTCGTAAAAATGTTAAGGGTGGAAATATTATTGGAGACGCTTTAGGATCACTGATGGGTAAAACAGAAGAGGTTGCCAGTGATGTTAGTGAAAAAGTTGGTGATGTTGCCAGTGATGTTAGTGAAAAAGTTGGTGATGTTGCCGGACAGGTTAGTGATGTTGCCGGACAGGTTAGTGATGCTGCCAATAAAGAAGGAGGTGCAAAAAAATCCAACAAGAAGAGAATGTCCGACAAGAAGAACTCTAATAAGAAGAGAGGGGGCTCCAAGAAAAACAAGTCTAACAAGAAGAGAAGAACCGACAAGAAGAAGTCCGACAAAAAGCGTTAAAGCAATAAAAAACTTATTTACTTCCTGAATATACGAATGTTGGGATGGGTATTTAACATTTCCATAATTTCTCTACTTGTTATTTTAATTTTCCATTATGCATTTGATTTTTTTGCGCCGAATAAATCAACGGACAACATAATTGACCTCAAAGTTCAAAAATACAAAAATATCATTGACGCAATGGTCCAACAACAAAAAGAAACCAATTTCAAAAAAGCGTATCAAGAAGAAACCGGCGACCCATTGGCAGTAGAAGACGACGGTTTAGAAGAACTAGAACTTTATATAAGGGAACTAAGGGAACCTGAGGTTCCCTTATGAACCCATGCTAAATGAACATTTGTTGTTGGTAATAAAACAAATTTGAATATAATTTTCAAAATTGTTTTATTACACCTTTTCGCATTCAAAATGCGCAAAGGGGACCCCCTTTTTTCTTCCCTTCGGGAAACTGCCCACGAAGTGGGCGTTTTGAATGAGAAAAGGTGTAAAGGAGGGGTCATAGGGGAACGTAGTTCCCCTGGGCGAGTTCCTTTACTTGTGAATCTATGTTATTGATAAATATCTCCAAAGCCTGCACATTGTTTGACGCGGAATAGTCTTTGCACAAAAACTCAATCAGGTCCAAAACCACTTTGATTCTATCACTGGTCCAAAAACCGTTCATAATCTTCAAAGTTCCTTCGTCATAGATGGAGGTCATCGCATCCTTTTTGAAAATCTTGTCAAACGTGTATTCATCCAACGAGTTCTCAATTATTCCAATGTATAAATTTAGGCACAGAACAATCACTGGACAAGCTTTGTATGTTTCTTTCAATTTAATTAAGCCATTGATTGCACAGCTGAATAATTTTTTGATACCGGGGACCTTGTCGGTAAAACGCATACACAAAAAATTATCACAGGCAAAGTGGATGGGGTTGTACAAATACTGGATTTCGGTCTTGTTGGCGCTGTAATAAATCCGGCAAATGGACTGGAAATAGCCGGGTTCCTGGAGATACATTACGTTGTCCTGGACGCGGAATTTTGTGCCGATGGGTTTATTGCTGAGAATGGCGAGCTTGATTATAATAGACAGCGGATCCAAAACAAACAATTTGTAGTTGATGTTTTTAGAATTGTCGGGGATTTCGTTCATTTATACAAAGGGGACAAAATACCCTTAAACCTCTTGCAATAAATATTTATAAAAAACAACAAAATTCAAAAAACACATCAAAATGCTTATCGTAATTCAAAAACAAAAGGGAAGGTTCATAAGGAAACCGTAGGTTTCCTTAATTAGTTCTGTTTCCAGTGCTTTCCGCAATCCAAGCACGTAATAAATATGGTAGACGGCTCATCCGCGGACCTGGTCTGCAACTCGTAATAAGTGCACCTCTTTGACTTGCACTTTTTGCACGTAAACATATCGGTCATTGCCTGCACCTCCGTAGAATACTTGTTGGTGTCTCGCTTCACCTTTGCCTCAATCATTTCCTTCCAATGCGCAGGATTCATTTCCTGGTGGGTCATGAAAGCGAGGGTCTTGGGACAAAGTTCCTCCGAATTTAATAGGGCAAGCAACTCAGGACTGGATTTCAAATTGGTGTAAATGGTTCGCAATCGGTCCATATAAATGGTGGAGAAGGTGGGGATGTCCCATTTCTTGATGATTTTCAAATTGGTGGCTTCCTTGATGGCGTAGTTATAAACGCCGATTTCAACATTTGCGAAAATAGATGGGTTCATATCCTTTCCGAACTTCTGGATAAGCTTGGAACGCACGTTTTCGCGGAATACGGGGGGATTGATTATTTGTTTGGATGACATTTGTGTTATTAAAAGACTGTTTGTATTTATGTTATTTCACTAATAACATAAAGTTTTTTCAATTTTTAGGGGGAACTACGTTCCCCCTTGCCCCCTCCTTTATAAAAAAGTTTCAAACAAAAGGTTCAGCTTTGCTTAACCCACATTTATAATAAAAAGTTTCAAACAAAAGGGAGGGGGTCGTAGGGGGCATAAAAGGTGAAACCTGACGGTTTATAGCTTCGCTGAATCCGTAGGTTCCCCTACAGAATTTCCAAATCCGCCAGTCTCCAGAACTCCGACCCGCCATTCGGCAACGGGCGGCGGATAATCATCGGAATCTTCTTTTGTTCAAATTCGGTCATTGCAATCAAGTATCCGTCCACAATTTCATCACCGACTGTAACAAACGTTTCGGCGCCCGCATTTATTTGCTTGGCGCGCTCACCCAGCACCTTTGCCTTTTCATACTTGGTGACAAAAGGCAATGTTCGGTGAAATGGGTCAATAATCAGCCCTTCTTCATCGCGCACAATGGCACACAACGCATCCACTTCGTGAAAATTCTGAACAATCAACTCGGGGTGGTGTTCGGAAATGACATTGGTCTTCAAGGAATCATTAAACTTTTGCAAATAATTTTCGTTTTCATTTTCGTATTCATCCTCGTCTTCTTCTTCGTCGTCGCTAAAATCAATGTTTTGGTTTCTTTTTTTTTCCACGTAATCTTCTCGTTCAGACTCAAAGGTTTCTTCAATGTCCTCGTCTTCGTCGTCTACATCAGAATCAGACCCGGCTTCAACATCAGAATCATCGTCTTCGTCTCCAGTTTTTACTTTTTTATCCATATCCGAATCGGACCCAGAATCAGAATCCGAGTCGGAATAGTCAGAATCACCGGCACCTTCAGCAATGTCAAATACGTTTTTCTCAGCCATTTTATAGTTATTATATATAATTGTTTCCATATTATTATCTAAATTATTTCAATTTTAGGGTAGGGAAACCGACGGTTTCCCCTACGACCCCTTCCCTTAAGGGAACCATCCCTTATCTTTATACAGGTGAAGATTTAAAACGGCACACCGCAGGTGTGCCTTGTACAGCGAAGCGGCAAATCGTTACCGATACCGCATCTTTGAAGAATTAAAACGTGCCGTTTTAATTCTTCAATGGTGTAAATAAAAAATAAAGGGAAGGTGTCATATGGCGTAAACCCTCCGGAGCGTCGTTAGACACGACGAACCTTATAGGGCGGAATAACCGTAGGTTTCTCTTAAAAGGAGGGGGCAAGGGGGAACTACGTTCCCCCTATTTGTTATCGTCCGTCTTCCAGCTAAAATCGCAATTCGCGCAAATATAAAGATATTTCATATTCTCGTCGTCGTATCTCAAATAAATGATGTCTGACGAAGACGATGACGAAGACGAAGAATGTTCGGCCTCAGTACATCTCTCATTCGGACATTTCATATTATTCTTCCGAGGCAACGTCGGGTCGTATTTGGTGTATTTATTCACCATATGGTTAAACTTCTGCTCGCTCTTCTTAAACTGGGTTTTCAGAACGATCACGCTTTCCTGGGTGATTTGTTCGTCTTTGTGTCCGCAAAATCGGCAATAATAATTTAAAACATTGGAGTCGCTCTCATCAATGGAGATGTAATACATATTCTGGCATTCGGTGCAAAATTTCATTTTAATTATATTATATATATACTTTTACTTTATGTTATTATACATAAAATAAAATCAATTTTAAGGGGAGAACCTACGGTTCCCCCCAACCCCCTCCCTTTTATTTTTAAAGGTTTCCTACGATTCCTCCTTTATTTGAAAAATATTATTGTTCAAGTATTTCTAATTAAGGGAGGGGGTTTGGGGGCATAAAAGGTGAAACCTGACGGTTTATAGCTTCGCTGAATCCGTAGGTTCTCCCTGAAGGAGGGGGCAAGGGGGAACGTTGTACCCCCTATTGGGCTGGGATTTTGGAAATCTCGCTTTCATTCTTCGGACAAGTGACTTTGGTATCTTTGAATTCAAAGCATGTTCCGGTTTGGTCTTTGTATTGAATAGTGTCCACATTGTCTGGCGTGGGATAAACGTAAATCTTGCGCTTATCCGAGCTGTAAATATAAACAAAGAAGAGGCCAACCGCTAAACTAATTATGAAAACCGGGATATTAATAAATTTCAAAAGACTCATTGTATATGTTATGGTGGGATTAAAAAAAATAAAAAATTTTAATGCAGAATAAGGATTCTTAAAGGGAAGGATCAAAAGGGAACCGTAGGTTCCCCTACAGGTCATCCGCACCAATTCCATCATCAAACTCATCATCTCCCGTCGCGGTCTGTTTGAACGAATCGTCGCGCTCATACTTGATTTTTGCACCTGTCCACGCCCCCTTCTCCTTCTTCTCAAACTTGCCAAACTTCTTGTCCATATACGTATGAACTTCTTTGGGCGAAGGCGCGCCCTTCCCATAAGTACTTTGGTACCAAACAGTGAATTCACTATTAAGCTCCGTCTTCTTAATCTTGCCATTCGGGTCCACCACAATCTTCTCGCGGATAAACTCGGCGATGAAATCCTGGCTTTCCTGGTATGCTTTGCTGGCCTGATTGACAATATCACACTCGCCCACCTTACCATCTGTCTTGAACGCCCTTTGCACCAACATATACATAAACGTGTATTTCCAGTACGCGAACTTGTCAACGATTGTGCCATCCACTAAGAACTGAAACGGCTTGTCTGGGTCATCGTGCACCGGATTCTCCGTAAACAGCGATTCAAACGGCACCTCGCGAATACGTCTCCAAGTACCGAAATCCTGCGACTTGACTTCCATACGAACGTTACTGCACAAAATCAGCTTGAACTGCGGATAATAAATCATCGTCTTGGTGGAATATGGTGCTCTGCACTGAATCGGGTCCAAACCACTGGTAAGCTGTTTCAACGGACCTTCCAGAATCGCGTCTTTCTTGGACGGCTCCATAATGACCGCGTATCGGACACCCTTGAGTTCCGCCAACTCCGCGGATGTACCGCCGACTTTCGCACGGTCTTGTGTAATCGCAGACAGGGGAACCACGCCCTTGTACTCGCCCATAATCTCGTCAATGAGCGTCGTCAAGACCGATTTGCCGTTACGACCTTCACCAATATACATATGGAACGTCTGTTTGTCTGGGGTGCCGAGCAACATAGACGCCAAATGGTCCCACATATAATCGCGCAACTGAGGTCTCGGAAACAGTTTTGCCATAAAATCGTTGATTTCGGCAATTGTCTTGGCATCATTGTTTGCGACATAATCAATGCACGTTGATTTGCTCACATAATCCTCCGGATATCCCTTTCTGAAAACCTTTTCCTTGAAATCCACCACACCGTTCTCAAAGCACAACAAGTAAGGATTGATATCCAGTTTGTCCATAAACAGGGGATCGTGAAACAGTTCCTTTGCCTCCGTCATGATATTTTTCTTGTCGTTTGTCGTTACCAACCGCAATCGGATATCCAGAATTTTTCCCATCTTCTTCTTCAGCGATTTTATCAAATCGTTGGTTTCGTCTTGGCTTTCCAGTGCATCAATGGATGTTTCAATGCCCTTCAATTTGCTTGCATAAATATCGTTGAGATCCGTGGAAATCGCCTTTCTCAAAGTGGTTCCGGAATCAATTTCTACCCAGCGGTGGTTGTGGAATTTGTACCAGATATTGTGCTTGATGCTTACGCATACGTACTCGTCCTTGTACAATTGTTTCAAAACATTCGCAATGTCAAAATCGCCACACGGTTTTCCATTGCCTTTGCCGCCCTCATTGTAATCCGTCATCATCGGCGCAATCGTCTTGTCAATGTAGTAATCCACGCTTTCATTGCGCACTGCGCGGAATTTCGCAGCCGCATCCTGCTTAGACCAGTGCATAATGGAACGTCTGGTTAATACGGCCGCACCCTTTTTGCAGTCAAATTTCTGCCACTTTTCGTACATATCTTGAATATCGGCGAATTTAAAATTGGCAGACTGGGCGCTGAATGCTACCCACGTAATGAATAGCAGGTTGCACGTTTCTGACAACGCCATCCCGACCCGCAACCATTTTTCATAACTGCCTGCGCCATAATACTGTTCGGGCAATGTCATTGTGTATTTATGGGTCTCCACCAACTCATAATCACGCACAGTCATTTGGTTCAACGTCTCCTGAACCACCATATCCAGTTCTTGATGCGATTTGACGTAGAGAATCGCTTCCAAAACACCCGAATTTGTTATAAAATGATTGTTGCTTGTTGGACCCGCGTATGCGCGTTTCTTTTGTCCCCCAACAATTGCATTGTCAAACGACACGTTTGGATTTAACGGAAACTCGGGAAATCCAGTGTATCTCGCCGACAAATACTGGATCTTCTGCGCAATCTTGAAACTTTTCAAAGGAACGTATTCCGTCATTGGCTCATTGTCCGCCGGGTCAAATTTGTTCTCGTAAATGTGGGTCAACTTGTAAGGCTTGTGGTCCGGCTTCCTGCTCCCGAAAAGCTGCCATCCCGTGTTTCCACTGCTGATTGAGCTGTCAAACACCTGGTCCCACTTGTTTGTAATGGGCAAACCCTTCCACATCGCGCCGATTTTCTCCAAAACCTTGGTTCGCAAATGCATCTGGGCTGCACGACTCGCCTTGATTCCAATCAACAAATGGATACCATCCTTCGTCAAAGACTTATCGCCGTCTTCCACTTGATTCACCTGGTCTTTTTCCATTACAAATATGTAGAAGGGAGTTTCGTCAAATCGGTAGATGTCTTTCAGAATGACTAAATAAAGGGAAACCAAATCGTCAATGTGGTCTTTGGTGTGGATTCGCGAAGTTACCGAGGCGTCGTACTTCAAATCCAGGTCAACCAAGATTGGCGCCGAATCTTCGCGCTGTATCTCGGTCAAGAACTCGTCTTTTCCGCCCTCAATGCAATATTTGTAGTATAAATTTAAGAATTCTGCATATTTCTCGTCAGGAATGTTGTATTTTCCGCCGTAAACCTGTTCTTTGTCGCCGGGCTTGCTCGGAATGCGCGTGTTTGTTTTTATTGATTCTTTTGGCGCATCTTTTGGCACTGAATGTGCTTTCATAAATTCTTCGTATTTTTTTATAGCTGACATTGTTACAGATTATATTATAGTGTTTTATATTTTTAACTCGTTTTGAAAATTTTTGTTCAATTTTGCAGAATTAAAAGTATTGGATTCCAATAAATCTAACGAATAGTATATACGCAAAATGAATTTAAAACGGTTATTATACACGGATTTTGGGCAGTTACTGATATCCATTATGTTGGGACTTGGTCTTGCCACAATGTTTAGACAAGTGTGTGAAGGCAAAAGCTGCTTGATTTTCAATGGACCGGTTATCAGCGAGATTGACGGAAAAACATACAAATTCGGCGAATATTGTCACAAATATGTTTTGAATCCGGTTTCTTGCAATAAAACCAAAAAAATCATTGAAATCAGCAACCCGAATGATATTGCACAATAATCTGTTTAGGAGCAAATCGGTCAAAATTATACAATGTTCTCTATTGTATAATTTATAAAATGGATGTAACTCGGATTTCAGATTTGCCAAATAACAATGGAATGGGATATTCGGGTTCTGGGTACTCGGCTGAATCATCAAGTAGAGATGCAGGTTCGCGTGGCACAGGTGCCGGGCAACAATATCAACCGTTAAACATTCATCAAAACCCCTACGGAATTCCCGAGCCTACAGATACGAAGTTGCCAATAATGGGACAAAGCATGGGACAAAGCATGGGACAAAGCCAAAATCAGATGATGGGCCAAGAACATTTTGGAGGCGGTTCCGGCGGATTTAGTGGCGATTCTATGCAACGCGCCCCTCCCCCCATGATGAACCGAGGTTTTACCCAAGACACGGAAATGTATCAAAATGATGAACAGATGCGACCCAACCACATTCCTTCGGCGAAACTCACAACCGACTATTTGCGCGAATACGAAGACCGAATGGTGAAAATGACCGACGAACACCAGAAGGAGAAACACCGCAAAGATTTGATTGGTTCTCTCTACGACGAGTTGCAAACACCCATTTTGATTGGCGTTTTGTTTTTCCTTTTTCAAATTCCGTTTATTAATACGTTGATGTTTAAGTACCTGAGTTTTATGAAAATTTATAACGAGGACGGAAATTTGAATTTGTACGGGCTTATGTTCAAGAGTGTTTTGTTTGGGTTCACGTATTTTGGGTTTGTGAGATTGACAACCTTTGTGTAAAATATTTGTTTATAATATATTTGTTTATAATATATGAGTGTTTTTTTAGAAAATAAAGAAATACAAAAAAAACCGGATTCGGAATCATCACCCAAAAGTCCCGATTCAGAATCACCCAAAAGCCCTACAAAAACAAAAAAAACAGACCGAATTTTCATAGGAACTGACCGTAAGATTGGCGAAGGAAGTTTCAAAACTGTATATTCTTGCAAAATAACCGACGAAGATAATGCATTATTTGAGTTACCACAGGGCACCGATGAAAACAAATTATGTATTGCGAGTATTGATATTTCTAAAATAATACGAAGACAAACCCATAATGATAAAACATTTAATACAACATTATTTAATGAGTATATTGCTCAACCTTACGACAAAAAATGGTATAAAGAAGAATTGAATATCAGAGAGAGAAAAATGTTTGAATCTATAATTAAGAAAGAAATTCGGAGTATTGAACAAGAAATTGAATTGCAAAAAGAACTTTTTCAAAAACAGCTTGCACCCCAAATATATGATGATGCAAATGACTACACAAACATATATTATATATTAGAAGAAAAATGTGGATTATCCCTGGTTAACTACATTCGTATGTACTCTGACCAATTAGAAAATGTTCCAGAAAACGAAAATGGAACATATAATTATAAAGGCACCATTATAGAGAAACTTCCATACACAGACGAAACTGTTTTTAACAAAATTGTGAATTTAACACAAAAGCTTGCAGATGCTGGTTATATAAATACTGATTTAAAACCAGAAAATACGTGTACAAAAATTGGTGCAGATGGTTCATTGGCGGATATCATTGCACTAGATTTTGACCCTCAATTTTTTATAAATATTAATTTATCATTGGATAAAGAAAATTTATTGAAAAATGCAAAAATATTTATGCTAACATTATTTATTGCATATTTGGGTAAATGGCGCTACATAAAATTTGTAGAGGAAATTGTAGAAAAACATTTAACTCGTAAAAAAATAAGTGATATGATAACCTTTTTTGCAAACTATCAACTAATCTGTCTTAGAGACCGACATCCATTATATATGTTATACCACTATATTATTGGGTTAACACGTGAATCGTTAACAAGTTGCATTGACAACCAAAACCCTGAAAAAATAAAATATCTTACAGATGAAATATGCCAGTACATATTTTTTGGTGTAAAAAATAGGGGTGGTCGTGGGAAAAAAACCAAAGGTTCAAAGCGAATCAAGGTTTCTAAAAGAACCAAAAGGACCAAGAAATAAAATGCTTTATGTAAATAAAACATTTTATTTGTGCATTTAACGTCGTTTGCTGTAACGGCGCTTTTTAGATTTTTTAGATTTTTTAGATTGGTTTCGTTTTTTGCCTCCAGAACTTCTAGTAAATGTTTTTTTAAACCACCTACCAGTATCTGTCTCACCAAATTCATAAACAACATCTTGTTCTCGGTCCCTTTCATAATATGCTTTTATATTGCTATCCAAACCAATTTCTTTTGCAAATGAATCAAATTTACCTTTTGGAATATACCAGGTATTATATTTTTGCTTTAATTCGTCCTTTGTATATGTATCATTTTCTCTGACAAAAGTTGTGGGGCATTTCATTATATAACGAAATGACCGGTGATTATCTTTATACGAATCTAATATGTTTATATAATAAAAATTTTCCAACAATTTTTTTAAAAAAAGTTTTTGTATTTTTTTCTTATTCGGGTCGGTTTCAACCAGAAATGCATTGTATTGCTCTTGTAGTTTTTCGCCACACATTTTCCAACCTTTTTTAACTTGTTCCAAAGGTATTACTTGTTTACAGGTTCTATAGTCTGGAGGACACATCGCGTTCATAACTTCATTTTGAAATTCATTTGCCATTTTTTGTGGATCTAATGTATTTTGTTGGGGTTGAGTTAAAGTAGTTTGTTGAGGAGAAATAAAAGTATCATTTGAATCAGGAGCGACACTGGGACGGTTAAAGTATTCGTTGGGATTTTCTGAAAGCCCAGTATTAGTATTCGTATTGGAATAGTTACCCATGTCTGGTAAACTTGCTACTGATTCATTCAATTCTTTGGGTAAGATATTGTCGGGAGGTCTATCGTCGCCGTAAAACGATTGTGTTGAACTACTCATTTTTTATAAAATATCTAAAGATTTTAATTTTTAAAGCCGATACAATATAAAAACAATACAAATACTAAATATACAAATGAGTAGTCAAAATCTTCGTTCTATCATCATTGATTTCACCAATGATTTAACCAAGGTTTTCCCCGAGTATGCATTTTTGTGGGAAAAGTGGTTAACTGCTGACGATGCCGAATACGAGAAATTGAACCAGCATTTTATGGCCGTATTTCCCGAAAGATTCTTTGACATTATGAATTCCAATATGGAGATTTTCAGCGCCGAATCGGACGCAAACGTGATGTTTTTGCCCGATGTGGATTTTAAGCTCCTATTTAATTGTGCCGGAGTCAGCGAAGGAACCAAGACATCTATGTGGAAATATTTACAACTTTTATTGTTCACTGTGTTGGGTGATATGAAAGACGCCACTAATTTTGGCGAAACTTTGAATATGTTTGAGTCAATGGACGAAAATGATTTGCAGGAAAAAATGAAAGAAACCATGGAAGGACTTGGTGATTTTTTTAAGGGACTTGATTCAAACGAAGGAGTTAACGAAGAGCCAAGTAATGAAGAGCCAAGTAATGAAGAAACATCCGATGAAAGTTCTGGTTTCAAATTTCCCAAAGGGTTTAATGTACCCAAAGGGTTCAAGCTGCCCAAACCCGAGATTATCCAGGAACATATGAAAATATTGATGGAGGGAAAGTTAGGAAAGTTGGCGAAAGAGTTGACGGAAGAATTTACGGGTGATTTGAAAGATGTATTTGATGAAACCGACGACACCAAGGATAAATCCATGAAAGACATCATGGCCCAGTTAATGAAAGACCCTAAGAAAATAATGGGAATTATGAAGAAAATCACCGACAAACTCCAGAATAAAATGCAAAGTGGCGATATTTCACAAGATGAGTTGATGAAAGAGGTTGCGTCGCTCGTAGAGAAATTCAAGGAAATGGGCGGAGGCGAGGATTTTATGAAGAATTTCACGAGTGGTCCATTTGCCAAGATGTTCAAGAATATGGCCGGTGGTATGGCAGGAGGAAGCGCATCCGCAAATCAGATGATGCAAATGGGCAAACAGTCCGCTATGAAGGATCGTTTGAGGAAGAAGATGGAAGAGAGAAAGATGCGGGAGGCTTTACAGTCGCAAGTGTTAGCACAGACACACGCTTTACAGTCGCAAGCTTTACAGTCGCACGCTTTACAGTCGCACGCTTTACAGTCGCACGCTTTACAGTCGCAAGCTTTAACGCAGACGCAAAGTGATCAATTAGCTCAAGGTTCTGCAACTAGCAAAAACATTGTTGTAAAAATTGGCGATGAGAAGCAGGAGAAGTCGGGTCTTAGACCACCGTCGGCTAACTCAGTACTTCCACCTTTAAGCGAAGACGAACTTGTCGCCCTGTTCAAAACCGACAAGAAGAAAAAGAAAGGCAAGAAATAAAAAATATAAAGGTTCTTTTTATATTTTTACATATGTTTGACGTAGTAATTCCCCTAGGTCCAAACGATTTGGAAAACATAGAGAAGCAAATTGCCTGCACAAAAACCAACGTTGTCGGGTTGCGGAATATTTATATTGTCACTCCGATTTCCAATTTTTTTACTCCAAATTCCATTGTGATTGACGAGTCTATTTTCCCATTCGTTGACCAAATAGCGGTATATCACGGCAAAGATAAACGAAACGCGTGGTATCTGCAACAGCTCATCAAATTGTACGCGGGTTTCGTCATACCCGGAATCTTGGACCGTTATTTGGTCATTGATGCCGACACCTTTTTCTTGACACCAACCCAGTTCGTAAACACGGAAAACCAGTGTCAGTACAATTTCGGAAGAGAATACCACTGCCATTATTTTGACCATATGCTCAAACTTCATCCGGATTTTACCCGCGTCTATGAACTGTCGGGCATTTGTCATCACATGATGTTTGAAATCCGATTTATAAAAGAATTGTTTGATTTGGTAGAGAAAAAAGAAGGCAAACCTTTCTGGGTTGCCTTTCTGGAAAAGGTAGAACCGTGGCTGCGCCACGGATTTGGGTCAGGCGCGTCCGAATACGAATTGTATTTCAACTACGTTTGCAAATTTCATTCCGATGAAATTGAAGTGAGAGAATTGAATTGGGAAAATGTGCGAAAACTGGATTTTACGATGGAACTCAATTACATTTCGCACCACCATTTCAATAGGGAACCTACGGATTCAGCGAAGCTTATGCCCCTATGACCCCTCCCTTAATATGGAACTGTATTAGAGAACTTAGCTTCCTTTTATAGAGTCTTAACCGAATTTAGTAAATAAAGGGAAGGTTCAAAAGGAAACCTACGGTTTCCTTTAAAAATGAAATAAATTTAACAAAACAATTTATAATTACAACACATAAAATGACAAAATACACGTTGATACCCCACTATAATAAATCGTTGATGGAAACCCAGACTTGGCACCGAACTTTGGAAAATGGTAAGCAGGTTACGCTCAAAGTATCTACCACATATCGCTGTTTCAAAATAGAAATTGAATTGACCGATGCAGAGAAAGCCGAAATTCTCAAAATGGACACAATCAAGTTAGACAACTATTCGTTTGTTCCAGATGAAATGGAAGGTTGCGATGTAGATTGGGAAATAGTAGGAGAAGAAGATTTTACAGAAGAAGAGAGAGAAGAACTTACGGAAGACCTAGACATTGATTTCTTAGACGACGATTGGACCTCCTCCGATGACACCAGTTTTGAATTATTGTGCGGATGTGATTTGGAAGACCCAATGGCTTAATTTGAGCCATTTGCTGTCAAAATGGCCCTGAACCGCATTGGGTAAATTCAATTTGGACCAAGAATCAACAACATAAATCGGCAATTCTCCCTCCGTGTAATGCATCAATGCATCAATGAATGGGTTCCTTAGAACGATTGGTGTAGAACCCAAATACATGGCCTCCCACAATCGGTGCGTGTCTACGCCGTTTCCTTCCGGGCAAATACACCATTTGTATTGGGCCAGCCTTCTCACATTTTCGGCAACGGGAAGCATCGGCAAAAAATCGTATCGGTCTTTGAACACATTATAACACGATTCCCTTTTCTCTCTATTTGTGTAAATGTTAAAATTAAAATAGACATCGCCACACTTTTTTATTGGACCAATCATCAAGTTTTCTACCTTACCGTGGTCCCACATCGCGTTGGCAATTCCGATTGGCAGAATCCGCATTTTAGGATGGATAAAACAGAGATTTTGCCCCCACCAGCGAACCAGTTTTGAAGATTCCAGAATTGTTTGAACGACCGGGTCCGATTCAGTCAAGTTGAAGTCCGAGTTGTGGGTAATCAACGTAAATGGATTCTTTAAGTGGTGCAACTTTTTGGCAAATTGTTTTAGCAAATGTGAGTAGAGAAAAAGAATCGGCGGATTGTCAAAGGGCGCATCAATATCATCCAGAATCTGGTGTTTCTCTATTTGCTCAAAAATCACGGGATTGTACAAAAAATCGCCGGGATTCCCCAAATACATATCCGCAATTAGTTGGAAACGTTCTCCGCTAAGAAAATCTTCTGGTTCAAACATTTTTATAATTCCTATCGTTTAAGTTTTATATTTAATTTCAACGATAAAATAATAATGTTCTCTCTAGTATTGGTTTGTTTAGAGAATTTCCAGGAATACATTTTGACAAACATTGCGCAACTGTTGCGACTAGGGCATACCGAGATTTACGTTTTAACAAATGAGCGACTCTTTTCCGAGTTTGAACCGTTTGCTCCCTTTCTAAAATTGGTGGCAGTAGAGACACTGGATGACACATTCCGATTCAATCAGATATCCACCTTGGATAAAGGGTTTCGTGGCGGCTTCTGGTTCCACACTTCAGCGAGGTTTTTTGTTATCCACGCGTTTATGGTGAAATATGGGGTGAAAGATGTTATCCATATAGAGAACGATGTCCTTCTCTACTATGATTGTAATAAAGAATTAACAGAGACATCATTATTGATTGATAAAAAACTGTGCATTCCATTTGACACCGATGAGAGAAACATTGCAAGTATTGTTTATATTCCGGACGCTGAGATTTTTTCAAAAATTTTGGGACATTATGATTTTGCAAAAAACGACATGTACAATTTCAGCGAAATTCGGAAAAAGACCGGGCTTATCCAGAATTTGCCGATATTTGTTTCCGACTCGTCGGACCCGGTGAAATCCTTCGTTACAAATGGATTCCAAAAATACATATTTGATGCGGCGGCCATTGGCCAACTGGTTGGAGGCGTGGACCCGCGGAACGCGGGCGGAGATACACGCGGATTTGTCAACGAAACGTGTGTGATAAAATATAAGGATGAAGGCGAAATAATTTGGAAAATGATAGATGGTTTGAATAAACCATTTATTAAGATTGATACGAGAGAAGTACCGATTTTCAATTTGCATATCCATTGCAAAGACCTTGCGTCCTACACATAAAGATACACTTATCCGCTTTGCTTATCCCCAATTAAATGTGTGTTAAAGAATAACTATGTTAGGGAAGGGAAGGGGTCGTAGGGGAAACCGTAGGTTTCCCTACTTATTCATAGTATCCAATTCCGGAATGCCACACAACCCCACAATCCGCGGAACCTTGCACGCGTGTGCGATTGTCAGCGGCATTGAAAGTGCGCCCACAAACAATTTGCACGAATTGATAGCAATGCACAGTTCCTCAAACGACTGCGGTTTGAAAACATCGGGTATAGAGATCCCAGTTTTTTGTTGAAAAAACGCATAATCGGTTTCCTCCATTCCCAAAAACACAATGTTCTCTATTCCGTGTTCCTGAACAATCGCAGAATAATCCACGTTTATAGGAAACCGGTATTGAACGGTGTGAATAATCACTTTGGAATTCCATTCTGCGCGATTCTCCAGACAAATCCATTTATGTTTGCCCATTTGGGTTCCATATTCGTTCAAAATCAGTTCATACCAACTGACTTTATACAAAAGACTATTTTCTCTCCAACTGCTCAAATAAACATCGCAAGAACTGGTTTCTCCAATCCGAAATTCTTGGATGTAAGGCTGCGAATTCACAATAGACTGAATATCATTATAAGTGGATAAAAGACCTTTGCGGAAAGGGATGGTGTCTGTCATTGTGAGAATACCCTTTTGCCCGGTTTTGTAATAATTCTCGCAAATTACCGACAATTGGATTATGAAATCTCCCAACAATCCAGAAGCGGAATAATGAATCGGCGGGAACTTGAACACATCGGGTATTTCAATTTCCAAATCCAGGTCAACGACGGGATATGGCGGCGGTTCGCCCGTGAAAAAATACAGATTCGGATTTGGAAGAGAAACGTCGTCGGATGATTTGTGCACATATACCGCATCGTATTCAATGCATAGAAATCCAAGGACATCTAATTTTCCACCCACGTTTTTTGCAACACAAACGTTTTCCGCATAGCTTTTTTGTTCGTTGATGGATGAATTGTTTAAATCGTTGAAATATTTTTTCAATCGGAACCGTTTTTGGTTGAACGCGAAAATGTCTGAAGATATTTGGGCGTATAATTCAGGGGTTTCTCTCGGATTCATTTTTTTAATTTCATCTGTAAAATCCCAGATTTGTTTGTTTATGTAAACCAGTTGTTTATAAAATCGCGGATACGCGTCCATGTATTTTTTGCAAATACCGATGCTTTCCATTTCTCTCTTCACGTCCAACAATTTCTTAAAATCCGAAATGCATTTTTGTTTAATTTCCAAGATGCTGTATTTATCAACAAGTTCGCCGATAGAGACGGGGATGCAGAGTTCTTTTTTGAATACGGCATCAATGATGTTTTGTTGCGAATACATTTCTCTGAATTTTTTGGAAACACAATTCTTCATAATATCCGAAATCCGGTTTTTGTATACACAAATGGAATCGTCGTAGATATTTCGGAACATAAAACTGTCCGATATACCGATTGGAACATCTACTGACAATGCATAATCAATCGTGCTTGAAATGCCGCGCCCTTCCATCCGGTCGTAGAGAAACAGATTCATCGTGTTTGAACTCAGGAAAAAAAGCAAATCTTCGTTTGAAAAAAAATCGGTGGAAACCATCAATTCAACACCAGGTTTTCGGGCAAAAGCAAAGCATTTTGCGACAATTTGTTCCAGTTCGTTTGGGTTGCAATAATGTCCAAGTGGAATAATCAATTTGATAATGGCGTTGTCATACTGGTCGTTTACTTGTTGAATGATTTTATCAAACCCTTTGTTTTCAAATCCGAACCCGAACGACCCGAAAATGGGGACATCGGAACCCCGATTATACGTTATGAAACATTCGTGTTCCTCATTGGTGATTTTTGTCGGAATCTCGTAAAAAAGGGGGCGCGGAATTCCATTCGGGTTCAGCGGGTCTATGTCCAACAATTCGTCAAATAATGTACCGGGCGATTCGTGGGGAATTCCTACGTTTTTTGCAGTGTGCACAATGTTGTCGGCATTTAACCAAGGCATTGTGGAAGAGTGGTAGTTGTAAATGATTTTATCGGGACTATGTTCGCTGACCGCGTTCAAATAATCGGTTTCCCCCGAAACTTCCTTGTACACACACATTGGCAAACATTTGGCGAGGCGGAGTCCATATTGATATACTCCACACGCTTGATGCACGTTGTTTAAAAATAATATTTTCATTATATCTTGAATATATTATTTGCTCTCTATTTACTTTTTAGACTCGCATATTTCTTGGACAATCTGGTCCACGCTGATTTTTGGCGACCACCCAAGAGACCTTAAGTTAACTCCTGCACCCTGAATGTGGGAAACAGTTTCGCACCCCAATTGGGGGTTGGTTTCAATGACGAGCTGGTCTCCATTGAAAAACTGGTTTCCGCGCTTTTCCAAATGGATTCCAAATTGGCGATAGACGGTTTTTACCAAATCCTGTATGTTCACATTCTCGTTTCGGCAGACCAAATAATCATTGGCTAATTCGGCCTTCATAATATGAACCAGTGCATTCGCCACGTCGCTCACGTGCAAAATGTCTCTGGACGAATCCAAATTACCCAAATGGATTGGCTTAGTAAAATTTTTTGCATGTTCCGCCACTTTATTCAACAAAAACTGGTTCCCTTTATCCTTACTTTCCGTCGTAAAAATCACCGCATTTGAGAAATGATAGCCTTTTTCTCTATACATTTTCACCAAATTGTGCGCAAGTGTTTTTGCAATGGAATACGGATGCAGGTGGTTCATATGCGTGTCGCCTTCTTTAACCACATAAGACCCGTGTCCCTTGTAGATTTCACTGCTGGATGCAGCAATCAACCGGGTTTTCAACTGCTGACGTTCAATGATTTCGCAAATGATGGCGGCGGACATTCCATTGGTAATCAATGTCTCCAGACAATTTTTTTGCGCATACTGCGAACTGGATATTCCCGCTAAATGCACAACAAAATCCGGTTTCACAATTTCAAAAATACGATTCAACATAAATCCGTCATTGATGTCTGTGTGAAACTGGGTCGCGCCATATATTTTTTTATCGGAGCGATTGACTCCATACAAACTATATTCACCAACAAGTTGTCTTGTTAATTCAGTTCCAATCAAACCCGTTATGCCGGTTATCAAGACTTTCTTCTTCTTACTGTGAATTTCCAACTGGGGAAAAGGAAAAATGAGTTGGCCTCCCGCCTCCAAATACTCGTCTTCGCGCTTGATAATCTCATCGCGGAAATGCCACGGCAAAACCAGCAAAAACTTGGGCGGATTTTTGCGCATCGTTTCTTCGCTGATAATTTCAATTCCTGTGTTTGTCATTTTCCCCACTTTGTTCAAATTGCGTTCAACCGCATATTGAATCAAAGATTCGCCAATGTCTGCAAACTGGAGAAGGCAATTTCCCTTGGTGGATGCGCCATAAATGTATACTTTTTCTCCATTGGAATTGACCGCATTAATAATGGTTTTCAACTTGTCTACTTCCGCGGAACAGCCCTCAACAAAATTGGAATATGTTGCTGGATTACCCAAATTCATTGAACGTTCCTTTTCCAAAATTTGGGTAATGGTTTTTGTGCATTCGGTGTACTCGGTGGATTCCATCTTGGCAAAATAAACGCGGAAACTGCCGCCATTGCATTCGTTAAACGAAACGTTGAAAATCTTGAACCCGGCTTCCGCGGCAATTTGACGCACCTGTTTCAATGCATAATATTCCAAATGTTCGTGGCATATGGTGTCTATGCTGTTGCGCTCCAACATCGTGGGCATATAACTTTGTTCGCAGGTCCAGATTCCGTTTTCGTCCAACAGAGAATAAATGTCCTTGGCAAATTGCACAGGGTCCGGCAAATCGTAAAACATGGAAATGGACGAAATAATTTTGCACTTAATGTCGCCGAATTTCTCTACTACATTTTCGCGTGTAAAATAAGTGGGCAAAAGCTCAACATCGCCGTAGTATTTCGCAAACTGTTTTCCAGTGGGGTCCACGCCGATTCTGCGGATATTGGCCGGGTATAGTTGGAGCATCGTTGAATCGTTGCTTCCAATATCAATGACCGTATCTCCGGATTTCAAATCCTGGGAAAACGAAACCATCTCTTCTTGGTACTCTTTTAAATGGGCGCGCATCGTGTTGCTGATTCCTGACATATATCCATATTCGTGTTCGTATAACTCGCACTGGTTGGTTGACTGTTTTAGTTGTAAAAGTTCGCACGAAGTACATAAACAAAGGGTTATTTCCGTCTTTGGTGTAGAGAAATCGCCATAAACGGGAAACCGCGATGTGATGTACTGCGAACCAAGTTCAATTACATCCTTTAGCTCATTCTTTTTACAAAGTCTGCAACTATTTAACAGTGAAACGAATTCTGTCATTATAACAATTCATATAATCAAACCTTTATATTAGATTTATTCATTTTTTACAGTCCCTTTTCATTCTGCCGATTTTTTTATCCATTATTTGTATAATGTCTAAAAACCAAAAATATAATTTTCCAAATGTGCCAAAATATAATTTTCCAAGTGTACCAACAACCAAAAAGTTTGCAAATAAAAAAGTTGAGAAATTGATGAAAGAATTGGAAAAAGATAGAAAAGAAAGAGAGAAAGATAACAAGTTAGATGCCAAATTACGTGATTTAAGAAGAAAATTTGAAGAAACACCAATTGTAAAAAAAGTCAAATCTATCAATTCAACTGGCAGTTTGGATATAGAAAAAGAACTGGAAGGCGTTTCATTTCCAAGTTCAACTGGCAGTTTGGATATAGAAAAAGAACTGGAAAATGTTCAATTTCCCTTTGCAAAAGGAAAACGTACAAAAAGAAGACGTACAAAAAAGGCGACTCGTGGTAAGAAAGGCACACGAGGTAAGAACCGGGTTCGGCGTTAAACCCCTTTTGGCGCAAAGTAGTTGGACGCCAATATGGAAATCGTTCCCAACACTTTCTTCCAATTGAGCAATTCGTTGTCAAATGCGATTCCATAGACATAGGACATAACCACTCCAAAGTAGGAGAGAGGCGCATATACTTCCGGTTCTAATCGGTAAGATGCAAAAAATCTCAAAAAATAACCAACGGTTCCGATGATACCATTGATTATTACTGCAAGTCCTACACGACCCTTGTCCGCGGTCTCTAATCCAGATGTTGTATCCGCATAATTATAAATAGAATAGACAGTCATTAGCACCGCCCCTAGGAAATAAGATATGAAAACGTGGTTCCAATTGTTCGTAGTTTTGATTCGGCGAACCAGGAAATAAATGAGGGCTTCGGTTAAAGCCGCAAACAAAATCATGATGAGACCGTAGTTGAAAGATTCCTTTTTATTTGATTCTTCTTCTTTTTTCTCTTTCTCTACTTTTTTCTCTTTCTCTACTTTCTTCTCTGTATAATTTCCATAAATAAAGAACGCCAATCCGAGTATAACCAGCAAATAAGATTTGTGCCACATTGTACCGGCTAATAGCAGAATCATCAATGGATAACTGTTGAAGATGGCGAACGAAACCCCAGAATCCAAATGGCGGAATCCCTCATACGAGAAAAATACGTGGGAAAGATTGACGAGTCCAAGGGTTATTGAATCCAAAGAGAAGAGAGAAGCCTTGATGAACGACCAGTTTACGAAAAATACCGAAATTAAAACATAGGTTATTAAACGGGTCCATAATTGCAGAGAACTTGAAATTCCAATTTTTTTCACAAAAATCGGGTAAAGACTTAGAAGCGATTCAGATGTTAATTTGGATACTATTTCCAAAATCATTTATAAATATACTATTTGTAGAGAATATATAATTAATGCAATCCGTTATTATTGCTGTTGTTATTATTTGTACGATTATAGTTGCCATCTTTGGAATAATCTATTGTTTCTGGTTTAAGAAAAATGGTCAATTGCAAAAAGAAGAATTTTCATTTGATGACGTTTACGCGTATAGAGAACCTTAGGTATTCAGAGAAGCTTCGCTTCTTTTACGACTTTAAATCCCTCCTTTCATTAGTAAATTTGTTTACCTTTTAATCACACCATTTACGGGAAGGGGTTTTTAAAGGAGGGTTCATAAGGGAACCTTGGTTCCCTTAAAGGGATTTAAAGGGAACCTTGGTTCTCTTTATAAATGGCAAAAACCATCGTTAGTTTTGACATTGGTATCAAGAATTTGGCGTATTGTATTTTCACGGTCTCACCCGATTCATTGATTATACGCGACTGGAATGTCATCAATTTGCTTGATGTGTCTGGTTCTGCGTCGCCTACATTTGCGTGCAATTGCCAGAAAGCCAAGTCCGGTATTTGCGGGAAAAAAGCGTCCTACTTATTTGGAGAGAACTATTTCTGCAATGTCCATTCCAAGAATTCAGGAAAACTGCTGCCGTCCAAGGCCACATCAATGCCCGCAATCAAAAAACTAAAAGTGGACGAACTGACACAATTTTGCGCCAACCATTTTATTACGATTGGTGAAAAGGATAAAAAATCAGCGGTCTTAGAGAAAGTCCAGACCCATTTTGAAAAAAACACGCTGAAACCCGTGCCGAAAATCAAAAAGGCAAATGCAAATCAACTGCATTTGGTGGATATCGGCAAACGAATCAAAACCAATTTTGACACAAAATTCACTCCAGTTATGAAGGAACTAACCCACGTCATTTTGGAGAACCAGATTTCGCCCATTGCGGGGAGAATGAACACGATTCAAGGGATGGTGGCCCAGTACTTCATTATGTCAACAGATGAACTAATCATTGATTTCATATCGTCAGCGGGCAAACTCAAAGGTTTAGCAATAAATGAAACCACCGATTACAAAACGCACAAGAAGGACGGCATCCATTTTTGCACCCGGTTTTTGGAGGCGAATTCCGAATTAACGGGTTTTAAAAAAGTATTGGATGCATCCGGGAAAAAAGACGATTTGGCGGATTGTTTTTTGCAAGGGATTTACTATTTTAAGAAGCAAAATATAATAAACTATTCGGAGGATTTAAAAATAAAGAGTGTGTAATAATAATATTAGGATGGAATCATTTGACTTGAATATTGACAACCTTGAACCAATTTCTCTGGATTTTGATACCGGTAAAAGTATGAATTTTGGAAATGGCGCCGAACTTTTGATGAATATGAAGAAATCCACACCACAAAGTTCAACCATTGATTTAGGCGATTTGGACACGTTGGAGTCAGAATTGAATGATTTATCATCATCTTCGTCTTCGTCGTCATCATCGTCGTCTTCTTCTTCAAAGCCTGCAGGAGATACCAAAGTACTAAGCGGTCTTTCCAATTTTTTCGGATTTGGCTCAAAGGAAGAAGAACCCGTAAAAATGGGTCTGGGTCAAGCAACCAAAGATTCCGGATCTGGAAATACGAAAACCTGGGACGGATATGGAAAATTCACCGACATCCCATCTGGTTCAGAGAAACCCATTAATTCAAAGATGTCCGAACGCGACAAGTTGCGAAAGAAGAAGATGATGATGAAAAGATTGGAGGAGTGGCGCGCAAAAGGACTGGTTTCCGGCGCCCATTTCAACAACGATTCCTCCTATGAGGAGGTAGAGGACGAATACGAGACTGCATTGGAAGACAAGAAGAAGGGCGAGAGCAAGAAGTTGTACAGTTGGTGGTTTATGACTTTCGTAAATACTGTGGAGTATGCAAACGCGGCATTCAACCCTTTTGATATCAATTTGGACGGTTGGGGCGAACAAGTGAATGACGACATTGACAGTTATGACGAGATTTTTGGTGAATTGTACGAGAAATACAGGGGTGGTAAATTGAGCCCCGAAATTGCGCTTCTTCTAAGACTTGGTTTTTCCGCGGCGGTGGTCAATTTCACCAATCGTGCATTGTCTTCGGCCACTCCCGGATTCAATGACGTCATCCGCCAAAGTCCCGAATTAATGAAAATGTTCACGAGTGCAACCGTGAATTCCATGTCGCAACAGAGCCCGGGATTCGCGTTTGCCAATAATTTGGTGAACCCGGAGCCGTCCGGAATGGGTGGACCTCCTCCCAAATCCATTGACCCGAGAACAGCGGCGCCACCGCAACGATCTAGTATGGTATTCACTGAACAACCGTCCAATAGACCCGATATTAATGCGGGACGCGGAGTGATGTTCAGTGAAGCGGGGGTAGATTTGAATAACAAGTTTGAGAGCGTAAATGGGAGACCACCCTTAAGGAACGACCCAAGGAACGACTTTGTAAGGCAGGAGATGTCCGGACCTAAGAATATTGATTCCATTTTGAACGGGCTGAAACCAAAATCAGTCAATATCCAAGAAAACAAGGACAGCGATTCCATGATTAGCGCATCTTCCTTGAAAGATTTGAACGGAGATGTCCCCCGATCCCGTAGAAAGAAAGGTTCTGACAGAAACATAGTTTCATTAGACATCTAAATGATAAAATTCTTGAATAGACAAATTCTTGAATAGACAAATTCTGGAATGGACGAATTGGATGCTTTGCATGCGTCATTATAAAACTGTATTTATACCACCAATATAATAATTAAAAAATTTGGAATATTTTAATTATTTAGGACTAATATATAAACAATGTCAACCAAATGGGTATCAGTTGGCACAGGTGCAAATACCATTTCTACGTCTGTGGATGGAATCACATGGACCGGTCTTGGTAAATCAATTTTTTGGGAAGCATATGGGGTTGCTTATGCAAACAATTTGTGGGTTGCTGTTGGAACCGGCGCGAATACAATTGCAACGTCTGTAGATGGAATCACATGGACAGGTCGTGGTAACACTGCACTTACATATAATGCATATGGAGTTGAATATGGCAAAGATATTTCAGGTAATAATTTATGGATTGCGGTTGGTCGGGGTATAAACACCAACCTTGCAACGTCTGTAGATGGAATCACATGGACAGCACGTGGTCTATATGGTTTTGCCTATGGATACAGTATTGCATATGCAAACAATTTATGGGTTATGGTTGGTGCCTCTCCAGGAAGTGGAAGTGGAGATACCATTGCAACGTCTGTAGATGGAATCACATGGACAGTACGTAGTCAATATGTTTTGGCAAATCAGGCAACCGATGTTGCATATGCAAACAATTTATGGGTTGCCGTTGGAAGCTCAGGAGGACCTGGAATTGGAAACACCATTGCAACATCGGTAGATGGGATTACGTGGACAGGTCGTGGTGCCTCTGTTTTTGTTAATTCTGGATACGGAGTAGCATATGGAAATAATTTATGGGTTGCTGTTGGTTCTGGCGGAAACAGCATTGCGACGTCTGTAGATGGAATTACATGGACAGGTCGCGGTTTATCTGTTTTAACTGCTGTTGGATTTAGTGTAGCATATGCAAACAAATTCTGGGTTATTGTTGGTACCGGTGGAAACACAGTTGCAACGTCTGTAGATGGAATTACATGGACAGGTCGCGGTGCTAATGCTGTAACTTATGGAAGAGGGGTTGCTGGCCCATTGCCATTGCCACTCACACTATCTAATTTCACGATTTCGCAAAAAGCGGTTGGAGATGCGTCTTTTAACTTGGTTGCTCCGACAACTGACAGCAGTGGTTTAATTACGTATACAAGTTCTAACACAGCAGTTGCGACAATTTCTGGGAGTGCGGTAACCATTGTTGGAATTGGCACTTCTACCATTACTGCAAATCAAGCGCGCAATACAGAATACTTATCTGCTTCAATTAGTACAACGCTTACCGTAATTCAAGGAACAACCGTTCTATCCAATTTTTCTGTTCCCGCAAAAACAATTGGAAATGCGGATTTTTCATTGGTTCCTCCTACTACGAAAAACACTGGTTTAATTACTTATACAAGTTCTGACACGGCAGTTGCAACAATTTCTGGAACTACGGTAACGATTGTTGGAGTTGGCACTTCAACCATTACTGCAAGTCAGGAAAACACTGCAAATTTCTCATCTGCAACAACCACTGCATTATTAACAGTAGGGCTACCCGCCACAATAACCGATTTTTCTGTCCCCGCAAAAACGTTTGGAGATGCGCCTTTCAGCATAGTAGATCCAACATCCGACAGTACGGGTGCTTTCACGTATACAAGTTCTAACACAGCAGTTGCAACAATTTCTGGTAGTACCGTAACCATTATTGGAGCAGGCACAACAACCATTACTGCATTCCAAGGATTTACTGAAATTTACGGACCAGGTTCAATTACTACAACTTTTACAGTTAACCAAGCACTCCCCACAATGACCAACTTTTCACTCCCTACAAAAACATTTGGAGACGTGTCTTTCGGTATAGTCGCTCCAACAACCAATAGCTCAGGTGCTTTCACTTATACAAGTTCCGATACAACAGTTGCCACTGTTTCTGGAAGTAGGATTACCATTGTCGGAGGTGGCACTGTAACCATTAATGCAAATCAAGCAAGCACTGCGAATTACACAGCTGGAACAATTCCTGCAACTCTTACTGTAAATCCAACAACCACCGTTTTATCCAATTTTTATGTTCCTGCAAAATCAATTAGTACCGCGCCTTTCACTTTAACTCCTCCAACAACCAACGCGAATGGCACGTTCACTTACACAAGTTCAGACCCAACAGTGGCTATAATTGATGGGAGTATGGTCACCATTATTGGATTAGGTACTACAGCTATTACTGCAATACAAGCAAGCACTGCCAGTTTTATAACTGCATCAATTACCGAAACCCTTACTATAATGAATAAAGTCCCCGTATCTATCGGGGTTGGTTCTGGCGGTAATACCATTGCGTCAAGCACAGACCTTGGACTTAGATGGACAGGGCGCGGAGCAACTTCTTTTACGACAGCAGGATACGGAGTGGCCGGTCCGGCCACGTATGCGGACCCCTCTTTAAATGGAACGTTAATGATATCGATATACCCGGTAGCAAATTCAAGTTGTGTATTAGTTGATGGATTTTTTAAAAGTGGCTTACCATCAACGTTGCCAATTGATATAACAACTGCAAGAAATGTTGTATATGGAAATGGTATCTGGGTAATAGGTGCCTACAATACTACCGGAGGAAATACTATTGCTATAAGTTCAGATGGAAATACCTGGACTGGAAAAATTCTTTTAAATAGTGGAAATTATCTACAAACTTTAACATATGCGAATAATTTATGGGTTGCGGGAGTTATCATAGGAAGTAGTCCAGCAATCATGTATTCATCCAATAATTGGGCAACAACTAGTATATCAAATACTATACCTCATGTATGGTTTAATAATATATCATTTGCACATGGATACTGGTTTACGAATTATCTTAATAGAATATACTCAACAAATGATAGTAATATTACGAGTACGTTTATACTTAGAGACAATCAAACTATTTTTAATCAAAACCATTTGATTCCTAAAAAATTTGTTGCTGGTAAAGATAATTTGGGAGCGAATCTAATAATTACGATTGCTGGTGGTTATCATGACAAAACCCAAGCTGGAAACACCATTGCAAAAAGTACAAATGGAAGTACTTGGACAAATGTTCCAAATACGCTATTTAATTATTATGGTTCATACCCACTTGATTTAGCATATGGAAAAGATGGTTCTGGAAATGGACTTTGGATGATATCTGGATACATTTACCCAAATGGGCAATATGGTGGCACAAATGGTATTATTGCAACAAGTTATGATGGAACAAATTGGACTAAGATCTTTTCATTTCCAAATGGTGTTGTTGCAGGTTCCATAAAATGGACGGGTACTGAATGGTACGCTACCAGCACTTATAATATTATGAAAAGTACGGATGGAATAAATTGGACGAATACAGCCAATTTAGTGAATGGTTCCTATTATTTTGAACTAGGTCCCATGGTTACTTACACAAAACCCACTTATATTGCTGTTGGTGAAGGTGGAAACACGATGGCCACTTCAAACAACGGCACCACTTGGACAGGTTCGAATTTTGGTCTTTTTAGAACCGCAGGTTACGGTGTTAGATGGAACGGGACTCAATGGGTCGCTGTCGGCTCCGGCGGAAACACCATTGCTTATTCCTCAGACGGCATCTTATGGAAAGGCAATTCAACACAAACTGTTTCTACACAAGGAAACGATGTCGCATACGGCAAAGATATTTCAGGTAATGAATTATGGGTTGTGGCAGGGCAAGGTGTAAACTCAATTGCAACAAGTAGTGATCGTGGAAACACGTGGGTGGGTCGTGGTACTACCGTCTTTACTACTGCTGGATGGTGCGTCGCATTTGGCAAAGATGGTTCTGGCAATCGCCTACTGGTTGCAGTTGGACAAGGTACAAATACCATTGCAACTTCAAGCAATGGAATTGCATGGACTGGTCGCGGTGCTACTATTTTTACTACCAAAGGAATCGGTGTAACATACGCAAACAATTTATGGATTGCAGTTGGCCAAGGCGGAAACAGCATTGCAACCTCTGTCAATGGAATTACTTGGACTGGACTTGGATCAACCATCTTTACTCAAGGAAATGGAATAAGATATACAAACAATTTGTGGGTTGCTACTGGCACAGGCGCTAACACCATTGCAACTTCAACCAATGGAACCACTTGGATTGGTCGTGGCGCCACCGTTTTTACTACTGGTGGACAAGATGTTCTAGGGCCAACAAGCGTAGAACCCATGATGACTTTTACTGTCCCCCCAAAATACATTGAAGAAGCGCCTTTCACAATTACCCCGCCAACCACCAACAGCAGTGGTTTAATCACTTATACAAGTTCAAATGCATCGGTTGCTACAGTTGATGGAACCACGGTAACTATCGTTGGACCGGGCACATCAACCATTACTGCATTCCAAGAAAGCACCGACTATTACATATCTGGAACAATTGATGCATCGTTCACTGTAAATAAACTAGTAACTGTTCTAACCGAATTTTCTGTCCCTGAAAAATCAATTGGCGATGAGGCTTTCGCAATAATTCCTCCTATGTCCAATAGTGATGCTGAAGCAACTTATACTTATACAAGTTCTGATACTACCGTTGCCACAATTGTTGGAACTACGATAACCATTGTTGGAGCAGGCACAACAACCATTACCGCATTCCAAGCAAGCAGTGAACGATATGCATCTGGAACAACAACTGCAACTTTTATAGTAAACAAATTAATAACCACTTTAACCGATTTCTCTGTCCCCGCAAAAACATTTGGAGATGTGTCTTTCAACTTGGTCGCTCCCACAATCAATCGTGATGGCGCAATCACTTATACAAGTTCAAATTTAGCGGTTGCTACGATTTCAGGAAGTAGGGTAACCATTGTTGGAGGAGGCACTGCAACCATAACTGCATTCCAAGCAAGCACGCCCATTTACGCATCTGGAACAACTACTGCAACCCTCTTAGTTAACCAAGCAACCACCGTTCTAAGCAACTTTTCAGTTCCTACAAAAACATTTGGAAACGCGGCTTTCAACCTAGTTGCTCCAACAACCAACGGTAATGGTGCAATCACTTATACAAGTTCCGACACAACAGTTGCGACAGTTTCCGGAACTACAATTACCATTGTTGGAGGAGGAACTGCAATCATTAGTGCAAATCAAGCAAGCACAACTAATTACACAGCTGGAACAATTACTGCAACCCTTATAGTTAACCAAGCAACCCCGACAATAACCAATTTTGTTGTTCCTGCAAAAATAATTGGAGATGCGTCTTTCAACTTGGTAAACCCGACATCCAACAGCAGTGGGTTATTCACTTATACAAGCTCCAATACAGACGTTGCCACAATTGAAGGAAATGTTGTCACCATTATTAAAAATGGCATTGTAACCATTACCGCTAGTCAAGCCAGCACAAACAAATATCTATCGGGTTCAATTACCGGTACTCTCTATGTACGTTTAATACCCACAATAACCAATTTTGTTATCCCCACAAAAACATTTGGAGAAGTGTCGTATTTGTATTTTCCTTCTCCCGTAAGCGATAGTAGTGGTTATTACACTTTTACGAGCTCAAACACAACAGTTGCTACAATTTATTCAAATGCGGTAAATGCGGTAAATGAGTTATCAATTCGTGCAGGTGGCACAACAACCATTACTGCAGTTCAGGCAATGACTGACCAATACATATCCGGAACAATTACAACAACCTTTACAGTAAATCCGGCAACCACAGTTTTAAGCAATTTTTCGGTCGCTTCAAGAACATATGGAAATTATTCAAATATAAATGGAATGAATTTTAGTGCAGTACCTCCTACTACAAATAGACTTAATGACATAGGTGGGTTCACTTATACAAGTTCGGATACATCCGTGGCTACTATTAATCAATACATAATCACAATTGTTGGAGGTGGCACTACAACCATTACTGCTACTCAAGCCGGTACATCCAATTACTTATCTGCTTCAATTAGTGCCCCCTTTACTGTAACTCCAGCAACCGGAGTTCTATCCAATTTTTCTATCCCAGATAAAGTGGTTGGAGATGCGTCTTTCAACATAACAAACCCAGCATCCGCCAATAATTATTACGCATCCGGCAACACAGGTGCATTCACTTATACCAGTTCGGATCTAACGGTTGCTACAATTCAAGGAAATGTGATAACCGTTGTTGGAAATGGCATTTCAACCATTACTGCATTTCAAGCGGCCACCGCCAATTACACATCTGCATCAATTACAACTACGTTCAGAGTACGTCTAACGCCCACGTTATCCAATTTTGTTATTCCCGCAAAAATATTTGGAGATGCGGATTTCACAGTTACTCCTCCCACAACCAACAGTGATGGTCCTTTCGGGTATTCAAGCTCAAATACAGCAGTTGCTTGGTTTTCAGGAAATGTTTTAAAGATTGTTGGAGGTGGTACAACAACCGTTACTGCAACCCAATATTCGTCAAACAATTATGCATCTAAAACAATTACTACAACTTTTACCGTAAACCCGGCAACGCCACTTATAACCAACTTTTCTATGTATCCAAGAAATATTCAACAGTCTCCTTATACTATATATAATTCTTGGCCAACATCTAACAGTTCTGGTGGTTACACATTTACAAGTTCAAACTCGGCGGTTGCTAGTATTGGTGCAAAAGATGCAAATGGAAGAACTATTATAAACATTCTTGCACTTGGTAGTACAACCATTACTGCATATCAAGAAGCAACAACAAATTACACCGGCGGATCAATTAGTACTATTCTTCAAGTAATAAAGAGCTCAAACGCTCTAACCAACTTTTTTGTCCCTGCATTAAAATTTGGAGATGCGCCTTACACTTTATCAAAACCGAATTCTTACAGTTATGGTGCTTTCACATATACAAGCTCTAATCCATTGGTTGCTACAATTTCAGGAGAGGTTATCACTGTCATTGGAATTGGTAGTTCAATCATTACTGCAAATCAAGCAAGCACACCATTATACGAAGCGGGAACCACTTCTGGAACCCTTGTAGTAAGTCAGGGATTAACCGGTCTAGCTAATTTTATTGTCCCCGCAAAAATATATGGAGATGCATCTTTCAACTTGGTTGCTCCTACAACAAAAAGCGATGGTGCAATCACTTATACAAGTTCTAATACGGCGGTTGCGACAGTTACGAATAATACGGTCACCATTGTCGGAGCCGGCACTTCAACCATTAGTGTAAATCAAGCAAGCACAACCAATTATGCATCTGGAACAATTAGCGCAACTCTCACAGTAAGTAAATCATCAACTTTATTAACTAATTTCTCTGTTCCCATAAAAATGTTTGGAGATGCGTCTTTCAACATAATTGCCCCTACTACCAATAGCAATGGTTCCTTAACTTATACAAGTTCTAACACGGCAGTGGCAACTGTTTCCGGAAGTACAATTACCATTATTGGAGTCGGCACATCAACCATTACTGCGAACCAAGCAACCAATGCAATTTATTTTGCGGGAACAACTACAACAATCCTTACCGTAAATAAGAGAACCACCGTTCTATCCAATTTTTCAATTCCCGTAAAAGTAATCCGAAACGGACCTTTCTCAATCACTCCTCCAACAACCAACAGCAATGGTTCCTTCACTTATACAAGTTCTAACACAGCGGTTGCTACAATTTCTGGGACTACGATTACCATTGTTGGAATTGGTACTTCAACCATTACCGTGAATCAAGCGGCCACGGCCAATTATTTAGCAGCAACAACTACAGCAGTATTTCAAGTAAATAATGTGACGCCAACATTGGCATTTTCTATCCCCCCAAAAGCAATTGTTGATGCGCCTCACTTGATAACTCCTCCAACATCCAACAGTAGTGGTAGTTTCACTTATACAAGTTCTAATCCATCCGTAGCAACAATTGTTGATGGTCTTCTAACAATGGTGTCATTGGGTACTACAACGATTACTGCGGTTCAAGCAGAAACTGCGGATTACATAACTGGTACAATTAGTGCAACCCTTACGGTAATTAAAGGAACTCCTGGGCTCACCTTTTCTATCCCTCCCAAAAATCTTGGAAATCCATCTTTCTTAATCACTCCCACAACTGGCAGTGATGGTGCAATCACATATACAAGTTCTGATACATCAGTAGCAACAGTTACTGGAAATAGAGTTATAATTAAAGCAGTCGGCACTTCAACAATTACTGCGGTTCAAGCAAGCACTGCAACTTATTTTTCAGAAACAAGTTTGGATACACTTATTGTAACTTTGTCAGAAAGTGTTTTAAGCATGATACCTTTCTCTGTAAAAAAAATCAGTGACATCCCATTCAAAATTCAAACTTCATCCAATAGCAGTGGTGCAATTACTTATACTAGTTCTGACACATCCGTTGCCACGATTGCCGGGGACATGATAACCATTGTTGCAGCCGGCACAGCATCCATTACTGCTACTCAAGCAAGCTGGTACAATTATGCATCTTCAACAATTACTGAAACGCTCCAAGTAGATCCATTAACAACAGTTTTGACCAATTTCTCTGTGCCTCAAAAAACAGTTGGAAACGCGGCTTTCAGTTTGGTAAATCCATCCAGTAACCGCCCTGGTGCATTCACTTATACAAGCTCTGATTTAACAGTTGCTACCATTGATGGAAATATGGTGACAATTGTTGGGGGTGGTACTTCAACCATTACTGCGGTTCAAACCGGCAGTAACAATTATACATCGGAATCAATTACGGCTGTATTCACAGTAAATCTGGCAACGCCAACAATAACCAATTTTGTTATCCCCGAAAAAACATTTACAGATGCATCTTTCAACTTGACTCCTCCGTCATCCAACAGTAGTGGCGGTTTTACTTATACAAGCTCTAATCCATTTGTTGCTAGTGTTTCTGGGAATGTTGTCACCATTGTAGGGGCCGGAAGCTGCACAATTAATGCAATTCAAGCCAGAACCACCAGTTACATATCTGGAATAATTAGTGTACCCCTTGTTATAAGTAAAAGCTCACCTACAATTACGAACTTCTCTATTTCAACAAAAACTATTGGAAATTCTGCTTTCACAATTACTCGTCCTACAACCAATAATAATATGGGTGCTTTCACTTATACCAGCTCAGACGCATTGGTGGCTACAATTGTTGGGAGTACAGTAACCATTGTTGGAGTTGGCACAGCAACCATTACCGCTACTCAAGCCGGCACTGCTAATTTTGTATCTGGATCAATTACTACAACCATGACAGTAATTCGCGGAACACCCACTTTATCCAACTTTGTTGTTGGTGCAAAAACAGTGGGAGACGCGGCTTTCTCAATCGTAGCTCCAAGAACTAATAGTGATGGTGCTTTCACCTATACCAGTTCTGACTCAACCGTTGCCACGATTGATGGTAATACAGTAACCATTGTTGGAGGTGGCACTACAACCATTACTGCTACACAAGCAAGTACAGCCAACTTTTCATCTGGGACAATTACTGCGCCTTTCACTGTAAATCGGATGACACCCATTCTAACCAATTTCTCTGTCCCACAAAAAACATTTGGAAATGCAACTTTTGCCTTGGTTCCGCCATCTTCCAACAGCAATGGTTTAATGACTTATACCAGTTCTAATACATCCGTTGCTACTATTGCGGGGGATGTTGTAACCATTGTTGGAGCCGGAAATACAACTATTACTGCAATTCAGGAAATGACGTCCACTTACGCATCTGCTACAATTACTGTAGTATTCCAAGTAAATCCGATAACAACCATTTTAACCAACTTCTCTGTTCCCGCGAAAATACCGGGAGATGCGGATTTCTCTTTGGTTCCTCCTACATCCAACAGTGATGGCGCTTTCACTTATACCAGCTCAAACCCTGCAGTTGCGACTATTGTTGACGGTGTCGTAACCGTTGTAGGATTAGGCAGTTCAACCATTTCTGCAGTTCAGGCAAGCACTACCAATTACACATCTAGAACAATTACAGCAACCCTTGCAGTAAATCTGATAACAACTGCTTTATCCAATTTCTCTATCTCTGCAAAAAACCTTGGAGATGTGTCATTCTCTTTGGTTCCGCCGACATCCAACAGTAGTGGTGCTTTCACTTATACCAGTTCAGACTTATTAGTGGCTACAATTGCAGGCAATGTTGTAACGTTGGTTGGAACAGGCACTTGCACAATTATTGCAACTCAGGCAAGCACCTTTAACAGTACGCTTGCATTAATTAATACATCCCTCGTGGTAGGTAAAACCTCACCTGTTCTAACCAATTTCTCTGTTTTAACAAAAGATTTTGGAAGCGCGGCCTTCAAATTGACTCCTCCCACAACCAACGGAGTTGGTGCTTTCACTTATACCAGTTCTGACCCAACCATTGCAACTATTGCAAGAGACGTTGTAACCCTTGTTGGAATTGGCACTTGCACAATTACCGCAGTTCAATCAAGCACCATGAACTTTTTATCAGGAACAATTACCACAACCTTGACAGTAAGTCAGGGAACTCCATTATTAACCAGTTTTGCGGTTGGTACAAAAAAAATCGGAGATGAAGCATTTAGTTTAGTTCCTCCTACATCCAACAGTGATGGTGCTTTCACCTATACCAGTTCGGATTTATCCGTTGCTACCATTGATGGAAGTACGGTAACCATTGTTGGAAGAGGCACTTCAACAATCAGTGCGAATCAAGCAAGCACCACCAACTTTTTATCTGGATCAACTACGGCATTGTTCACAGTAAATCGTATAACAACGGTTTTAACCAATTTCTCTGTTGGTACAAAAACATTTGGAGATGCGTCTTTCAACTTGGTTGCTCCGACATCTAACAGCGACGGTTTATTCACTTATACCAGTTCCGACCTGAATGTTGCGACAATTGACGGGAGCACAGTAACCATTGTTGGAGGTGGTTCGGCAACCATTACGGCAGTGCAAGCAAGTACAGCCAGTTATGGCTCCGAATCAATCACTGCATTATTCAGGGTAAATCAAATAAAAACCGTGTTGTCCGAATTTTCAGTCCCCACAAAAATAATTGGAGATGAGACTTTCGCCCTGGTTCCTCCAACCACAAATGGTGATGGTGCTTTCACTTATACAAGCTCTAACCCTGCGGTTGCGACGGTTGACGGCGATATTGTAACTATTTTAGCATTAGGTAATACAACCATTACCGCACTTCAGGAAACCACTGCCAATTACATCTCTGATACAATTAGTACATTATTCCAAGTAAAACTAATAAGAACCGTTTTAACCAATTTTGTTGTTCCCACAAAAACGGTTGGAGACGTTTCATTTAGTTTGGTTCCGCCAACTACCAATAGTACTGGTGCATTCACGTATACCAGTTCAAACTTATTAGTTGCTACAGTGGCAGGGGATGTTGTAACTATTGTTGGAACTGGTAATGTCACAATTAACGCACTTCAAGCAAGCACAGAGAATAGCACATCTGCACAAATTACGGCATCTCTCATTGTGAATAAAGCATCCAATTCAATCAGTTGGTTCTCTGTCCCTGAAAAAGCATTTGGAAACGCGCCATTCACTTTGACTCCGCCAACAACCGCGAGCAATGGTACTTTCACTTACACGAGTTCTGACCCAACCGTTGCTACGATTGTTAGAGATGTTGTAACCATTGTTGGCATTGGCACTTCAACCATTACCGCAGTTCAAGCAAGGACTGTTAATTACGAAGCAGGAACAATTACTTCTTTATTCACAGTAGGTCAGGGAACACCTGTTTTAACCAACTTCTCTGTCCCTGCAAAATTAGTGGGAGACGCGACCTTCACACTAGTTCCTCCGACTTCAAATAGTAATGGCGCATTCACCTATACCAGTTCTGATCTAACGGTTGCTACGATTGATGGGAGTACAGTAACCATCGTTGGAAGAGGCACTTCAACCATTACCGCAAGACAATCCAGTAGTACTAATTACGCGTTGGGAACAATTACATCTACCTTGCAAGTAAATCTAATACCCACAGTTCTCACCAATTTTGCCGTAGCCACAAAAACATTTGGAGGTGCGACTTTCACGATTGTTCCTCCTACAACCAATAGTGATGGTGAGTTCACTTACACCAGTTCCGATATAACGGTTGCTACAATTGATGATGATGTTGTAACCATTGTTGGAGCTGGAAATGCAATCATTACTGCGGTTCAGGCAAGCACAAACAGTTATGGAGTTGGAACAACTACTGCATTGTTCACCGTGGACCCGATAAGAACTGTTTTAACCAATTTTGCTATCCCCGCAAAAATAATTGGAGAGGGTGATTTTTCAATTGCTCGTCCCACCACGGCAAGTAATGGCGCAATCACTTATACCAGTTCCAATTTAACAGTTGCTACCATTGATAATGATGTTATAACCATTGTTGGATTAGGCAGTTCTATAATTACTGCAACTCAAGCAGCCACTGACGACTATACATCTGCCAGAACTACTGCAATATTCAATGTAAATCTGATAACAACTGTGCTAAGCGATTTTTCTGTCCCCGCAAAAATAGTTGGAGACGCGTCTTTTAGCTTAGTTGCTCCAACAACCAACAGTGCTGGTGCTTTCACATATACCAGTTCTAATGCATTGGTGGCGACTGTTGCAGCGGATGTTGTAACCGTGGTTGGTGTTGGTACTTGCACCATTACCGCAGTTCAGGCAAGCAGTCCGAATAGTACATCTTCAATCATTACTGCGCCCCTCGTAGTGAGCAAAACAGCACCCACAATCACAAACTTCTCTATTCCTGACAAAGTATTTGGAAACGCGGCTTTCAAGTTGACTCCTCCTACGTCAACCAACATTGCAGGTGCTTTCACATACACCAGTTCTGACATAACAGTTGCAACCATTGCTAAGGATGTTGTAACCATTGTTGGTGTTGGCAGCGCAACCATTACGGCAGTTCAAGCAAGCACAGTCAGCTTCATATCTGGAACCATTACTACAACCCTTACTGTAAATTCGGGAACACCCGTTCTAACCAATTTCTCTGTCCCTACAAAAATAGGTGGAAGTGAGCCTTTTACTTTAGTTGCTCCGATATCCATCAGTGATGGTGCATTCACTTATACCAGTTCTAACACGGATGTTGCAACCATTGATGGAGATGTTGTCACGATTGTTGGAGCCGGCACTATAACCATTACTGCTAACCAAGCAAGCACTGCCAAATATTTGTCTGCTTCAGTTACTGCTACCTTCACTGTAAATAAAATAACAACTGTGCTAACCGATTTCGCTGTTGCATCAAAGGCAGTTGGAAACTCGGCTTTCAGTTTAGTTCCTCCGACTACGAATAGCGATGGTGCAATCACTTATACCAGTTCAAACTTAGCGGTAGCAACCATTGTCGGGGATGTTGTGACCATTGTTGGAGGCGGCGTTTCAACCATTACTGCAGTTCAGTCCGGCACAACAAATTACACATCCGCAACAATTACCGCATTATTCCGAGTAAGTGCATTAACAACCGTTCTATCCAACTTCAATATGCCAACAAAATCAGTTGGAAACGCACCTTTTGAGATTGTCCCACCAACTACCAACGGTGATGGTGCGTTCACATACACCAGTTCAAATACCGCAATTGCAACCATTGCCGGAAATATGATGACCATTGTTGGAGCCGGTTCAATAACCGTTACTGCGGTTCAAGCAAGCACTGAAAATTACACATCTGCAAGAATAACCACATTGATGATAGTGAATAAAGGTACGCCCACAATAACAAACTTTGTTATGCCAGTAAAGGAAATTGGAATGGGTGATTTTTCAATTATAAATCCTACTTCACCCAGCACAGGCGAATTCACGTATACAAGCTCGGATATCAAAGTGGCTACTGTTTTTAAAAACATAGTTTCAATTAAATCAATCGGCACTGCCGTGATTACTGCAACGCAAGCAATGTCCGCGAACTACATTGGTGAAACAGTTACTGCACCATTTGTTGTGAATCAAATGTCGCCCACCTTATCTACGGCTTTCAATGTTCCTGCAACAAAAATGGTTGGCGACAAAACATTCAAGCTTGTTGCTCCGAAATCAAATAGCATCAGTCCTTTTGTGTTTAGCAGCTCGGATATCTCAGTTGTAAAAATTGCAAAAGATGTTGTCACCGTTGTTGGAGCGGGAACCGCAACCATCACTGCTACTCAAGCCGCTACAAAAAGTTACGGACCTAAAACAGTTACTGGTACCATCACAGTAACTAAGAAATCAACGGTTCTAATCAATTTTTCTATCCCCTCAAAAATAGTTGGAACCGCTCCTTTTGCGATTGTCCAGCCAACAACCAACGGCAATGGTGCTTTCACTTACACTAGTTCAAATGAAGCAGTTGCAACCATTACTGGAAATATGGTCACCATTGTTGGAGTAGGAAATACAACCATTACTGCGACTCAAGCAGCCACTGCCAACTTTACATCTCAAACCATTTCTACACCATTGGTAGTGAATTTGCCAACCCCCCAACTTGGCCCACTGCAAATAACAAACAAATCGCTAAGTAATGTGTCATACACGATTGAGGACCCAACCAAACCCATTAACAACACAGGAACCTGGACATATAGTTCCTCGGATTCAACCAAAGCAACTGTAAGTGGAAATGTGGTTACATTACTAGATTCGGGAATTGTTACTATTCGTGCATCATTGTCTTCGGATTCTGTGTATAATTCAGTATTGTTAATGACCCAGTTTTCCATTTCTGCACAAGATGTTGCACCAAGTTCTTTTGTCTTTGTAAAATCATCCGAAGTGGTAGCGGCAATTCCTGCAACTTTTGTCCCCAGTTTAAATGTAGTTCTTCCTCCAGCGGTTTCAAATCCTGCCAACATTGCGAAATTCAACCCCACCTTGGGAACAATTGTTGAAAAACAAGCGAATCAAAATATGGTGGTAAATACATTGTGCAATATGTTTTCAATGGCGACAACAATTAGTGTTCCAACAACCTTGTTATACGTGCCTCTAGCATTTAACAAATCTAAGTTGAAAACTATAAAACTGGTTAGACCAACTGGAACAACCGTTGAAACACCGCTTGTTATAAATACACTTAAAACTGATAGTGCAGTTGGATTTTTATGTTCAATTGTTGATTATGCAAACAGTGTTATGTTCAATGGTTTTGGAACATTCGCTGGCAACTTTATCAAAATATCAAAGGGAGCAAATGACAAGTACTTGGTGACAAAAACCACCAAAACGAATGTAATTACAACCGATATTGTGACAAATGGAGCGATTATTACTTTTGTTGGTATTACGGTAATGATTGGGTTCTATTAAGGGAACCAAGGTTCCCTTAAGGCGAAGCCGCCGGCTTAATGAACCCTCCTTTCCTTTTTTGCGTTGCTTATACCTTTCATTTTGTTTATTCGTCGTTTTTAGCCATAGAGACCTTCGTAATTAATTCTTGAAATTTATATAATAGTTATTATATAAATGTCTGCCTTATATGACTGTGTGCAGGTTCGCATTCTAATTATTAAAACATTTTCGTGCATAACAAGTTGCTGTTATATTTTGGACAAATCGGACTCATAATTTATACCAGTGAATAAATAAAAATGTGTAAATCTTCATTGGTTTAATTGGTATAAACCACATCTATGAATATTGCTAATTGCCCCGCCGTGAAAATATTGTAATGATTTTGTTTACCCAAAAATAGGGTATTTATGAAAAAATAGAAGCTTAATACTAAACATACAAACAACAACCCCTTAGCAAATTATTTTCACTAATTAGCGAGAACTTATTCATTTAATAATTATACTATATTGCAGAGAAAACAAAACTTGTCACGGTTGGGTCAATTATGGTGGTTTTGGTCAATTCATATTTGGTTTTGTCAATTTCCGGAAAAAACGCATCTGCACCGGACAAATCGCATACCACGTGAACCTCATTTAAGTATATTTTTTCACATTTTGGATGATCAATTGCAATTTTGTAGATCATCTCTCCACCAATGACAAAAATAGTTTCAATGGTTGGATCTTGTTCTAAGGTCTCAATCGCTGTATCAAAATCATTGTAAAAAAGGCCTTTACCTATTTTGTTAGAGAGAACCACGTTTACGCGGTTTGGCAATGGCGCCGGCAAAGATTCAAATGTTTTTCGGCCCATAATGACCGCATTCTTTTTGGTTGGATCGCACACTTGTGTCGTCATTTCCTTGAAGAATTTCATATCTGCTCGGCATTTCCAGGGAATTTTACCGGCGGACCCAATCGCTTTATTCGTAGAGTGTGCGCCCACAATAATACTGAACGGCATATTATGTAAATACTTATTCAATCTTCTTATACACATTTACACACTTGAATATTTGTATTCCAAAGAACCGTGGATTTCGCCACGATTGCGTTTACATCAAACAATGGATTGGCGAATGTAGAGAACCAATTGTGGATTATGCAGAACAGAAGAAGAACGTTCTCGCTGCTTACAAAAAGATTTTTGTTTAGGAAAAAATATATATTTATATGTATAATGAATAGATATAACTATTATAGAAAAGAAGAAAAGCCAACAATATACAATGGTCAAGAGTATGGTAAATATTTACAAGAACGAAAATTTATTGTATACTGGAATTATGAAAATCCAGATGAAAAGAACATCAACATTGCTAGAATAATAATGGATAAACAAGGCAGCAAAATTGCGAATAATCTTGACAATAACATTACAGAAGAAATAGAAGGATATACACAAGAGAATCCTTATGAAATAACGGATGAAATCTATAATAAAGAGGTAGCAATCCAAGCTGAAAAAGAAGTAGAAAGACAAAAAAGAGAAGCACAATATAAAGAAGAAGAAGAAGAAGCCCGAAAAATAATTAAAGACAAACAAATAGCCGAACAAAAAATATTTAAGAATCTAATAGAAAATGGTAACGAAGAATATTTTAATTATGTAAAAGTAGAATGGGAAAAAATAAAAACCGAACAGGATAGAGACAAAAAATATCGCAATTTTAAAAATCTTCTGATAAATTTTACTATTAGAAAGTCTAATCTAAAACAAGAATCCAACTATTATATTATCAGCAAACGTACTATTATTAATGGACAAATTCAGCCTTGCACTCCTGATGATTTTGCTATTAGTAAAGAAGACTGGTTTTATATGAAAGAACGTATCAGGAGTTATAGTTGGGATAAAAGCGCAGGTTGTCATATAAACGGCACTGGCACAGGTGGTACTTTTGATTTGGATGGGAGGAATTGCATACTACTAGAATATAAAGATGTAATACGAGCACTAGAGCAAGAATTTAATTGTCTTAATACTTGGGAACAGATTAAATTTAAAAGTTCTAATTTACGTGCTAGTATTGCTAATAAATTTAAAAAAAACACGAATCCAGTCCAAGACACGAATCCAGTCCAAGACACGAATCCAGTCCAAGATACTACTACTCCGGTTATCCAACCTCCTCCAAACAAAGGATTTTTTAGTAGTTTGTTCAGAGGTGGAAAAAAAACGAAAAAAGGAACCAAACGAACCAAGAACTTTAAAAAGTCCAAAAAAATGAAAAGCAAAAAGAAGAAATAAAAAGACAAATACAATTTTGAAATAAATAACACCATTGCACACATAAATTGCCAATAAGTCTCCAGTATAAAACAAATATTGTTTAGATAATATATAATGGAATTCATTAGACAAATATTAAAAAAAATTGTAATTTTTACTCATATTTTAATTGCTTTATTTATGGTGGTTGGCTTTTTATTCCCAGCTAATTTTTTATTTTACTTTTTATTAGTATGGCCGGGTGTATATTTTCAATGGCAAATAAATGATAACCGATGTATATTAACCGATTTAGAATATTATTTAGATGGTAAAACACCTCCGCCAGGAAATAATTATGAATTTCCATTTATAAAAAAACAATTAGCGAATTTAAGTATTAAAATTCAGAATGATATGCAGATTTATTATTTTCTTATCTACGGGCTTACTGCATTTTGGATAATTGGGTTTATACGCTATTATATGTAAAATCGTAATAGTTAAATCTAATAAATATAAAAACAAAACCGCATATTACTCTAAAATGGACTCAATTTATAAACAGGCCGAAATCAAAATCGTTAATTTTTTATTTGCACTTTTTTGGGCATACAACTACCTTTTTGTTCTGGTTGAAGAGAAGTTGAAACCGTATGGGTTAAGCCAACTTTTTGTAATTCGGAATCAATTGGTTGAGCCCAATTTGGAGACGTGGAACTGCATTACGATGGTCAATATGAATCTGTTAAAACCCAAGTTGATTGAGCAATACAAGTGCGGGTCTGAAGAAGATTTTGACACGATGTCTCAGGGAGAGCTTGGCGAAACTCTCGGCGAAACTCTTTTCATACGAAAATGCGAGAATTACCGATTATCCGTGATAAAGGTTCCAGGATTGATTAAGGAGAAATTTTCGGAATTCCCGAATCTGAACAATACGCGGTTCCTCAACATTATGTATTTCAATAAGGCAATGAAAAATCCGGTCAAGCTCAATTTGGACATCGCCTATATCAGAAACGGCAATGAAGTTCTCAGCAAGACCTTTGTTTACCGGATGCTTTCATATCAGTATAACCCGAGCGATTACGTATTTGATGACACGTACGAGGTGCATTTGATGGATTTTAATATTCAAAAACACGTGTTGAATTCTTCGCAGTACATTTATTTTAATGATCGGTTGAAGACGGGGTACGAAGTGCGTTCGGTTGTAAATAAGCCGCTCAAAGTGGATACTAATGTAGCAGATGCCGATGCGAATACAGATGCAAATTCATTTGTTAGTACCGATGCAAATTAAGATGGTCCGATGGTTAACGGAAAATTGAACTAAAATTTATAATATATTCAAAACAAATATAAAAAATATATTATAAATTATAACAGAATGGAAACAACCAGTGCACACGAACTGTCTTGTAAATGGAATTTGTATTACCATTTACAAACCGATAATAGTTGGTCACACGACAGCTATAAAGTCATTATGAGAGAAATCAATACAGTTGAAAGTATCAACGCGTTGAATGAGACGATCCCCGAGTACTTGTTGTATAACTGTATGTTCTTTTGTATGAAGAGTGGCATTGCCCCCATGTGGGAGGACGCCAAGAATCGTGATGGTGGGTGTTTCTCTTATCGCGTGGCAAATACCGACGTTTCCACTGCCTGGCGAAAATTGTTGGCGACGATGTGTGCCAACAGCTTGACTACTTCGGCCAAGTACGAGTCGCACATCAACGGAATCACCATTTCGCCGAAAAAACGGTTTTCGGTGATCAAGATTTGGATGGACACGTGCAGTTTTCAAAACCCGGACATTATCAAGGATATTGTGAGTCTGCCGAAGGACGGGTGTTTGTTCAAGAAACACGCACCTGAGTTTTAAACCTTTGCACTTTTATACCGCCGATTATATAACCTGAAATCGCCTTCGGCGATTTCTTGGATATAAAAGGTAATTTATCAGTTGCAAAGTGACAGTTACCTAAGCACGTTCAAAGATGCCGACCTCTGGTCGGCATTTAAAATGTGCAAAGGTTTAACAAATAAAAATGGATTCTTATTTGTTATTTTAACATTTGAACTGGGTCATTTGTTTTTGGACATGTTTTTTTTGGTCGTCAGTCAATTTTGTGTTTTCCAACTTTTTTTTAAAGTTGTCGCACATTCTTGGCTTTGTGTTAATTCCTTCTAAAATAGGATTAGAAATATACCAAAGCACCGCGAATATAGAACCGTGAAGAAGCGCGCTTACGTATTTGTTTCCGGGCAGTCTAAACAGAATGTTTGGACTCAGCAAGAAAAAAAGAGCAATCAAAACCAAATTTTTGACAAGATTCATTTATATTGTAGTAAAATATATTATAAAGAATAAAAACGGAGATGTTCCTTCTATTTATTAAAGCAAAACTTTGCTGTAATAAACTAAAATAACTATTTATTTACTGTTTCTTCTTCTCATCCTCCATTCCCTCAACCGAGGAAAGCAACTGGGCAATGGGTCTGTGAAGGAAGTGCCAAACAACGGCGAAAACAAGGCCGTGAACCAACGCAGCAACCCTTCTGGACGCGCCAAAAGGAAGCCAAATAAGAACACCGGGGGTCAATGCAGCAAAAAGAAGCGCCATAACAACAAGCATTAAAAGAGACATTTTATATATTGGTCAAAGACTTTAATTGTTTCTAAATCAAATATTTGACATAAATCATATCCTTTTTTTATTTGCTTCTTCTAAATAATTTATCTTTTTCTTTCTGCACGTTTTTTTCTTTGCGTGCGTTTTATTTTTTGTCTTCTTTTTTGTGTTCGTTTTCTACCAAGTCCTTGGTCTATTTCATCCGCCATCTTTTGTTGTTTCTCATCTAAAATCCGAATTTGATTTTCGCTCACTTCTTCATTCACTGTTCTACACGAAAAATCAATGATGTTTATTATAACAAACCCCTCTGATTTTAAAAAATCAATAATACTACTTAATTTTATGCCTTGAATAATATCATCATCCTCATCATTATAGAATTTACTTCTTAACTGATTTTCTTTGAATTCAAAGTCAAAATTTTTTGATTTCAAATTTTTTGATTTCATTTCTTTTATTTCATTCATTAATTGATTGATTATTTCTTGAATTCTTTGTTTATCTTCTTCAATTATTTCTTTAATTCTTTCTTTATCTTCTTCAATTATTTCTTTATTTTCTTTATAGGTAATGGTAATGTATTCGTATAATTTAGAATCTGGATTTTCAAGCTCTTTCAATAATTTTTCTTCAGTTACAAACCCATCTTCAAAAATGTTATGTCTATTTTCATAAATATTTCTACTATATCGTTTTAATTTTGCAAGTGTTAAAAAATCGTTTATTTTACTTTGCAATTCACTGGGATTATTGGAATATTCCTTTCTTAAATTTTTTATTTTGTCTTTTTCATCAATATTTAAAATGGATTCAGGCATTGTTGTAATCAAATAGAATTTTTTAAAAAAATTAATAAATCTTTTTCCTTCTATGTCATTTCTCAACGAAAAAAATGGGTTTTGTATAGCATATTGTTTTTTTGCTAAATTTATTATATTTCGGTAATCAATATTACTTATTGATGTGTGGTTTTTTGTCTCTATAACAGTAATCTGATTATTGCCCTTGAATGGACCAGTATTATCCGTAAAAATATACAGATGGTCATAAAATGGTGTGTATATTTGATTATGTTTTTGGGTATTAATTATTTTAACGGTATGGTTTACAGATTTGGGAAATCTTTCTGCTTCCCGGGTTATTGTTTTTATGAACTCTTCATCATGTTCGGGCGTTGTATAATGTTTGGCAACTTCTTGTAACATTTCATAACTACTTCTCTTATCTTCACCAGTTGTTCTTTCAGTAGTATAGTATAAGTCTTCTACAAAGTTAAGCGGATTACTATGAATCATACCAAAACAAAGTGCTCTTCCCGCCCTAGAATATATTCTCACATTTGGGTCTATGGTTATTTTTTCATTAATTAAATCATTGCCATGAGCAACAATTGCAATTGTAATTGTTGGAAGCTTTTTTTTCTCTTCTTTTTTTATTTCTTTTTCTTCCTTTAAAAAACTTGCCATTATATATATATTGACAAGTTTTTACAACCGTTTTTACAACCGTTTTTACAACCGTTTTTACATTATTTTTATAAAATAATATAACTAAAATTACAAAACAAAAGGGAAGGGGTCGTAGGGGAAACCGTAGGTTTCCCTACTTAGTTCGGCGGCAACGGCGCCAAGCACAACTTGATTTCACCCAACGACGCCACATCATACTTGACAATCAACGGCAAATCGTTCCCCAAATACATCTCCAAATGACTGCACAAAGGCGTGCACTTAATAAAATTGTTCAGACTTTTCACCGAAAACTCACCCTGCACCACTACGGATGGGTCCGGCTTCACCACGAAATCCATATGGCTGTCTGATTCCGACCGCTTGAACTTGGTCTTGGCAAAAGTCCCCATACACGAGAAAATCAAGTCGTCTCCCACCGATTTGATTTCAACGCGGTCCGTCAACGCATTCAGGTCGCGCACAATCTTTTGGAAATCCGCGGTGGGCAGATTAATGATGGTGGAATACTCCACGTCGGGAATCACCAATTCCTCCGTGTCTGGCTCAATAAGTCGCAACTTGTAGTCGTAGGTTTGTCCTACATTCTTGTTGTCAAATTCCATCCCCAAATACGAGACGATTCCGTCCTGGTAGTCCTCCTTATCAATGTACATGGTGAGAATATCGTCGTTGGATAAAGTGGAAATCAGCTTGAAGAAATGCATCGTGTTGGTGCAGACGACGATTTTGTCGGGGACGCATTTATAGGACTCAAACTTGTTGGAATGCAGGACTACGCTCACCAACATTGTGTGGGTCTTGTCAAAATTGATGATTTTCATACTGTCCTTGGTGAATGTGATTGTGGCGTCGGTTAAAATATCCTTGAGTGCAGTTGTTAAGTTTCGGATGGGCTGGATTTGGACAGTCTTGATTGTTAACACATGATTGTTCTCGTTCATTTTGGATATATCAAATATATACGTATTTTTAAATCCATTCTGCAATTATTAAATAAGGGAACGTAGTTCCCTTATGAACCCTCCTTTAAAATAAGAGAACTACGTTCCCTTATGAACCCTCCTTTAAAATAAGAGAACTACGTTCCCTTATGAACCCTCCTTCAAAATAAGAGAACTACGTTCCCTTATGAACCCTCCTTCAAAGAAATCAAAGAGAGAGAAAAACAAAGAGAGAAAAAACAAAGAGAGAAAAAACATCTTCCAAATATTTTGATAACTTGGAAAAAAAACTTCTATGCAGTCATTTAAGGGAACCTTAGGTTCCCTTATGAACCCTCCTTCAAAGAAATCAAAGAGAGAAAAAACATCTTCCAAATATTTTGATAACTTGGAAAATTTTTAAAAATGACTGCATAAAAAATATTTTTCCAAATTATTTTTCAAACCTATCTGTTTTTTTCTTTTACATAAACCCATCTATTTCCAGTAAAATTTCGGATGGCAATAATATTTGTTCACTTGTAATATCATCCAGGGTTTCCACTTTTATTATCCAGCTCTTGGGCATAGTCAGTATTCCACAATTATTATAGTTTCTGTGGGTTTGACAGACCACTTGTTTGGCCCGAAATGTATTGTCAAAAATGTCAATAAAGCTTGCGCGGAACGATATGATTTTATTGCCACCTGGCATTTGCGAATAAAACAAACACCTTTGGTCCGACAGTATGTTTTTTAAATATCTCTGTCATTTTGTTTTTATAAAATTCCAAATATTTGGAATTTTTAATTCAATTTTATTATGGAACCTTTTTTGTTTCATTTTTAACCCTCCTTTTAGAAAAAACAAAGAGAGAAAAACATCTTTAAAAAAATTTGATAAGTTGGAGAATTTTTATTTATGCAGTCATTTTGAAAAATCTCCAAGTTTACTATTTTATTTGGAAGATGTTTTTTCCCTCTTTGTTTTTAATCCCATTTCAAAAACAGCTTGTTGAGAGAAATGGGAAATTATACAAAATACATTGATTTTATACTTCTTCTCTACATTCTATATTTTTGAAACCCATTTGCAAAGATATATAAGATTTCTTTTTTGCAAACCATTTAAGGATTTGACTCCAAATAAATGTAGTAAAAGATGAACGCACATCCTATGATAACCCGGTCAAAAAGAAAAAATGCATCAACAACAACAATAGTAACAGAAGCAAAACCAAATAATTACCTATACACTATTTTTGTGGCATTTCCGATGTACACACTTTTTACAATTGCCTTTTATTTTCTGGTAAACAACATTGGGTACAATACCGTGCCAGCGGGTATCTATCTATTTTGTGGGTCATCTGTATATGCGTCTTTACTGAAAGATATTTAGGAATGTATAATTATCTCACAGCTATATATATTTAAAATGAGTTCGTTTGAATTGTATGCAGTTGACAAAGATAGTTATGATTCAACAAAGGTTCATGGAAGGTTTACTGAAATTGAGGCAAAAGATGCTGCAAAAAATTATGCGACTGCCAATAATCTTAAAATCACAAGAGGTGTTCAGTTAGTAACAAATTACTCAGGAACAACATCTGCGGATGATTATCGTTATACATTTTTGGTTACACCTAAGGCGAGTAGTGTTTCTAAATCAAAAAGCGTTGCTAGAGGAAAAAGAAGAACTTCTAGAAAAAGAAGTGCAAAGAAGCGTTCGGTAAGACGCCTTAGATAAACGCGCAAAATATTATTTTTATTTGTTAAAATAAAAATAAAAATGTTTTAACTGATAACTCGTCTTTTAGTTCTTCCATTTCCGTGCCCATAGGTGTTACGCGCCTTTTTTGCAAGTGTGAATGCTTTGCCTTTATGATTGCACCCCTTTTCCAGAATGTTGAAATCAACCGCGGCGGCTTTGCCTGCGGTTAAACTGCTTGCTAAACGTGCGTATCCCCACGATTGCGCGGTCTGGTTGGGTCGCGACCCCGACGAGAAATAGGCGCCCTCGCCTTTCTTTACGATCTGGTTCAATGCATCTATGGAACACCCGGTCACCTTGGCCAATTCCTTGCTTGGAACTATTTTCTCTACTCCATAAATCTTTTGGGCATTTCCAATATGTTTGGATGGCCGGCTCTTAAATGATTTCACTTGTTTCCTTGTGAAATACTTGCCTTTTTTGTATTCGGACCTGGATTTCTTCAACATTTGGACTTGTTTTTTGGAATCTTTGGTGGATAAGCCAAATGGCAAATAACGCACGGGGACTTTCATTTCTCTATTTGGAGAATTAAAAAGGCCAAAAGTGGTTCTTTTATTAATTTTTCAAAATGGTATAAGGCGACCATACATATTCATACAATGTCGTTTCTAAAATCAATCGTAAAAGAAATCAATGTCGCGAAATCAATGATTGATATTCCTGGGTTAAAAGAGGAACGCGATAAACTGCAAAGTGAATTGGAAAAATGTCTTGCCGAAATAGAAAAGGTGAATACGGTCGTTGTAGAATCAAGTAATATACATGATGTTGCAATCAATTTTCAAAAATACAGCAAATACTTGAATAGCGAAGACCAGCAAATCGCAATGCAGTTATCCGAAAAATTACAACAATATGTTGGCAATTCGCAACTGAAATTAACCGAACATATGGATAAACGAGACGCTTTAAACAGTAAGATTGAGTTGGTAAATGATAAGCTGAAAAAGGCAAGAACTAACGTTAAGTAGAAGAAGAATTATTATAGTAAAAAGTTAAACAATTTTTACTATATTTTGTAAATGAATGAACTAAAAACCATACCCTACACGGCAATTTCATTGTCTGTTATCGGCCGGTTTATTTTTATGTATCTTTTGTACAAGAACAAAAGCACCAACAGTTTGTCTCTGTTGTTTTGCTTGTTAAACATTTGTTCGTCTAGTATGTGGGTTTATTACAGCGTTCAGACCCAAGATGTTCCAATGATTTTTCGGAGTTCCACCGAGATTTCTCTGTTGGTCATCTCATCCGTGTACATCATTCGGAATAAAATTGTGGAACAGAAACCACAGATTTTACCCGGATAAACATTGACATTTATTCATTGACATTTACAACCCTATTTTTCATTTTGTATTCTAGAACATACCGGAACGCCAAATCAAGGAGTCCAAATAATACATTGTTCAATATTAAAATAATATATAAACCATGTTTTGTAAGTTTACCCGACGAATATATCAAAAACCCAAAAACTAATGTTGTATAAACATAGCTACCCGCCAAAAGAATTTCTATTCTATCATAGTTGTTTTTTGAAAACATTAATAAGCCATAATTCAAAAATAATTTGAAAAAATAAAAAAATATCAACATATTCAATTCGGGGTAATTGTTATAATTTGGATAGCTCATGGATAAAGATATACTAATGATATTCGTGATTGAATTGGTTGAAAGGTGAAAGACCAGTATTTTTATGAAACTTGAAATTCGCAATTCGTAAATCTGATTTTCTTGTTCTATTCTTATCAAATGATTATTTTGCATTGCAACCATTTGTTGAAATTCTATTTTGTATTTTCCTTTACAATGCGGGCAAAAATTCTTATTTTCTCCAGATTGTAATAATTTGGTTATGCACGGAATATGGTATGCCGAATTTGCGCATTTGCACGGCAACATAACGATTTGGTTCATTTCTAGATCCATCGGTTCCAAACATATCAAACATTCTTTGTCTTTCAAAAAATCCGTGTCCGGTTTTTCAAACTTTTGCAGGGCTTCTTCATCCATTAATAATATTAGGTGATATCCGTCTAATATTATTGTAAAAATATTTATCTTCTCTTCATAGTTTTATTGAGAGAAACCTTGACTCTCCTCGTTTTCCCCAAATAAACCTTTGTATTTAACCCATAATACTTGGCCACTTTGGCATCGGTCCATTCTCTGTCCAGCGGAGGCAACGGCACCCATTTCAGCGTGGCCTCACTAATGTGCTGGTCTATTTTCCGCAAACTCAGCATATAATTGGCAAAATCGGTTTCCAAGTAAGATTTCAACGATTTCGCTTCCTTTTCCGATCCAACTTTGAACCCGAAATAGGTCTGTGACGCGATTTCTTTCGGGGATCCAATAATGATGTTGCCGAATCCGTCGCCTCCTTTCCCCGACCCTTGCGGAGTAAACACTTTCCAGAAATCGTATGCATTTTTGATGTATTTTTTATTTACAAACTTTTGTTCGCCTTTTTTCGCAGAGACGTAGCACTTCACTGAATTTACCATGGGTTCGTTTCGGTAATGTTCAAAGTTGGTGGTGATTCCAAAATGGCCAGTGGAGAGATACAGATCACTTAAACAAGGATACTTGATTACCTTATTAATTAATGGATAAGCCTTGGTGTCCGAAACCAGAATGTCGTATTTGTCCAACTGGATTTTTTGACCTCCATTTAAATCATTGGTGAATTCTGTGAGTCCATTGTGCGATTTGTCTAAATAGAAATAGTTCACACCTCCCTTGATATCAACCTCGGGCCAAATAGTTCTGGAATTATTAATTTGGTGAATAGAGACAATGTCTTTGCGCGACAACATGGATTTGCGAAACTCGTCCAGCCCTTTCCCGCCCGAAAACCACCGGCTCGGAACCACGAACATTAATTTATTTGATATCTCTATTGCTTTGACAATGAATTTGGAGTACAGCGGTTGGTCCGAGGTTTCCTTGATTCGCGCCTCATTGTAAGGCGGGTTTCCCACGATGATATCATATTGGGTGGATGCATCATATTCTAAGAAATCTTTACACGATACATTCGGTTTTGCTTCCGGGTCAATCATTGCAAACAATTTTTTTAAAAGAACCACGTTCTTTTTATTGAGCTCGTTCATAAAAAGCATTTTCTCTATGATGTGCCTACTGCGAACCTTATCTCCAATGATTACTTTGTCCAAGGTTTTCATCAACCTGTAATAAATGACTACTGGAAAATTGCCGATTCCACATGCCGGGTCAAACCATTTTAAACCCTTGTCTTTCCAAATGGATGCAGGCAACGCATCCAGCATTTTCTCTACGAAATGAATGGGTGTGAAAACCTCGCCGTAGACGTTTTTCTCAAACTCTTTGGGAACAAGGTTTTTTGTTAAAATATTCAATACCTCTTCATTCATATACCCCAGATATATATTGCAGAGATATAAAGGAAACCGACGGTTTCCTTTTTTTGCTTTGCTTATACCTTCCCTTAAAGGAAACCTACGGTTTCCTTTTGAACCTTCCCTTATACCTTCCCTTAAAGGAAACCTACGGTTTCCTTTTGAACCTTCCCTTATACCTTCCCTTAAAGGAAACCTACGGATACAGCCCTTCGGGCTTCTGCCTTTTTTTGCTTTGCTTATACCTTCACTATGACCCCCTCCTTACATTATATTATTAAGAAAAACACTGCTTTTCTTAATATCAGATTATCCATTTTAGTATTGGGATTAAAAGGGATAAGCGAAGCGGAAGCGACGAGTTCCCTTTAGGGATCCGTAGGTTCTCTTAGCTTATCCTGTATTTCTTCCACTTTCAACCCAACACTGCTTCTAATTCCGTTTACGTAATCCATATCTACCAAATCGGGGTGCACATACCAGTCTTCAAATGGACAATATCTCCCCTCAAAAAAAACGGCAACATCTGGAAAAACCAATTCGTATCCTCTTTTTTTAAATATCTCTCTGGATATTTCGCGAGTATCAAAAAAATTGCCTCTGTAAATATCGTGTTCAAATGTAATCGTGGCAAATTTGTACTTGTCAAAACAAGTATTGTCCATTAGGAGAAGCGTGTCTAATGTAGATTTGTTATCAACATCTAAATCAATCTGCAAATAATCAATGTTGGATGGAAACTGATTCTCGTCCAATATACCTCTATAATCTACTAAACGCGCATCTCCAATCCTATAAATTGAATTCGGTCGCAAATCCTTATATAGTTGTTCAAATGAACGGTCATATTCAATCATTAATCCTTTCCAATTAAATTTGGATTCCATCAAATAGGTGTTATTTCCGGCAATTGGATGGTTTGACCCAATTTCAACGAATGTACCATTTGTTTTATTTTTTAAAACTTGGATTGCAAACAAATCTTGTAACGCTTGACTCATTTTATATAAATACACAAATATTGTTTATGTATTTATTTGATTACTTATTAAGGGAACCTACGGATACCGCTTCGCTTACGCCTTATGAACCCTCCCTGTAGGGAAACCTACGGTTAAGGCACCCTTCGGGTGCCGACCGTCGGGCGCTTGCATCCGTAGGATGCTTAGGCCCTTTCCCCTACGACCCCTTCCCTTAAACCAAAACTATAAAATAAAAAAAAATAATATTTTATTTTATACTAAAAGGGAAGGGGTCAAAGGGGAAACCGTAGGTTTCCCTTTACTTATTCTTGTTCTTAAATTCCGACCACGACATTTTGACCGGCTCCACAAATGTGGGTGCCTCGGACTCGTGCAACTTATCTAAATTGTCCCCACGACGCATCGCGCTGTCCACATACATCTCTTTCAAAATGGTTCCGACTTTCACCGATGCATCATACTGGTCTATAACTCCCTCCTCAATCTGCTTCAGAATGAAGATGAATTTTACCATCATCTCCATATTGAGCTCATCCTTCACAACTTTGAAAAAAATATCCGTGTAATGGTTGTAAAGAAAAGGAACCGTGTTGCGACATAGCTCATTGTATCCCATCTCATCCATCATTCGCATATGGGGGTGCTTCTTTCTGATCTCGCACAACTTTCCAATATCCTCCAGAATATTCTCGCTGTGCTTGAGCTCGCGAATACGGTCGGTATTATTGACATAATCGTCACTCTCCATCAGAGACTTCATATCCAAACCTTGCGCAAATGAATTCATTGTTAATTATATATTGTTTTTGTACATTTGTTTTATGTTGTTTTACAACCGATAAAGATTTTATGCCCAATAAGATTTTATGCCCGATAAATAATATATAAAAAATATATATCTCTACGATGTCATCTACAATTCAACCCATAAAATATATATTTGATTTATCCATACGAGACAATTTATGGAAAGACTCCATTGTTGCTATCACACTATTTAGCATTACCATGATATCAATCACCCAATTGGGCAAATTCTTTGAAGTGAAAAACAATTGGCAAAGAATGCGATGCAGACCCGAAGTAATGGCATTTGCGTGGATGTACGGCAAAAATACGCAAAACAATATGGAGTATTGTTTGGAGAATGCCGGATTGCAGGTAAAGCAAAGCAATATTGTGGCACCGACCGTGAAAAAAATAGAAACCGGATACAACGACCTAAACAGCAAAATCAACAATACAAAGGCTGTGGTTTCAGAGTTAGACAAAAAATTAAAAGACGCGAGTAAGGCAATCAACGGCCAAAACAAAAATATGGCAACCGGAGTTTATCAAAACATTTTAGCATTGAAGGAAGGTATGCAGAAAGTAATTGCGGGATTAGTTATCCAAAACCAAATGAGCAATGGTGTTTTGAGAACAACCAGCGGGACGAAAGCGTTAACCGACAGTTTGCGAAAAAGTCTGAATAAGGTGCCGACAGTAGCCAAATAAAAAGTAATGAATTATTATATGCCCGAAAGTATTGTCATTAATTATTGGGGGTTGAATCAAGTATATATTACGATTGTGGCATTCATAATGATTGGATTTCTGATTCTGTATAGTTGGTTTTTCGTTAAATTCCAAATCAAGATATCCAAAGATTTGAACACCAATTGTCAAAACCCGATTGCTATTTATTTTGACAAGGCCAATAGAGACCGTTGTTTAACCGAAAAAATCACGAAAAAAAATGAATTAACCGGCGCTAAAAAAAACTTTGACCAAAAAGTGGATGTAGCGGACGCAAATATTCAAAAACTTAATCAAAAAATAAAGGAAGTTGAAGATTATTATGAGTCGTTGAATAAAATAGAGTCGCCGGAATTAAAGAAGATGGTTGGATTTTACCCAGATTTAACCAAATTGTATGATAGTATATATTCCCGGGTTAATACGAGTAAAGATGCAATAAATACAATGGTCACCGACTTTGAAACTAATGTGAATGACAATATTCAATTGGCGATTGATGTTGGAAACAATTTAGTGGATACTTTGATATCAAATACGTACACCAAAAAATGGAAAGACAAGCGGAAAAAACTGGTGGACAGTTATGACAAAATAAAGAAGTATTTGAACGATGCAAATATTAAACCCTATTTAGATAAAATAAAAGAGAATTCAGACAATCCGGCAAAAATAGAGAAAATAAATGCAGCGTTGCCCAAAAAAGCGAGAACTGGATAAACTTCGCTTAAGTGACCGATAAGCTTAGTGACCGATAAGCTTAGTGACCGATAAGCTTAGTGACCGATAAGCGAAGTGACCGATAAGCTTAGCGACCAAAAAGCTTAGCAAAGCGACCAAAAAGCTTAAGACCCCCTTTTATAATTTTATCTGTGTATTAAATATAAAGATGGATACCAGATTATTAAGCATCATTGGATTACTTTTAGTCATTTTCATTGGAGCAATGTTGGGAAATAGCGGCGTTGTTGGATATTCTTCTGCAAAATCATTGAAAGAGTATCCCTACGAGGGATTTGAGCAAATTCAAGAAAGATTTGAGGCCAGAGATGAGAAGAAGCAGTATGCAGAGGCATTTGAGGCCATGGATGATAAGAAGAAGTATGCCGAAGCATTTGAACCAATGGATTCTAAGGCCATAAAAGTGGCTGGATTCAACGGCCTGCAATCCGGCGCGTATGGCGATGAGAAGATCATTGGATTTATGTACAACAATGATTCCAACACCACATGCAAACCCTTTGGATACACGAATTCCAAGGGAAATATTTGCTTGAGTGATGGAGATATTAAGTTGCTGACAAGTAGAGGTGGAAATGCTTTAGGCGCATCGGACCAGATGTAGGGAAACCTACGGTTTCCCCTACGACCCCTTCCCTTAAAGGGAACCAAGGTTCCCTTTTGAACCCTCCTTAAAATGAAGTATTTCTTTTTATTTTATATTATTTTGCAAAAAAAATAATATAACCTCCGCAAAAAAAATAATATAACCTCCGCAAAAAAAATAATATAACCTCCGCAAAACAAAAGGGAAGGGGTCGTAGGGGAAACCGTAGGTTTCCCTACTTTACATGTACATACTGTTCAACACGCTCAATCGCACACACTCTTCAACTTTCACCAGGGTATCCACATCCTTTCTCGTCAATGTGTAAGGAAATGACACCTTAAGTCCCATATCTGTCTCAAAGATTCCGGTTGCTTCCGGCTTCACAAGTCTGTACAAATTCAGCTTGGTGTGTATGATTTCCAAGGTTCGCTTCAAATTGCGGACACCTTCTTCACCTTTGGCCTGATTGGAGATGATGTGCGACAAAACCTCATCGGATATAACAATATCATCCGGACCAAACCCAACTTGTTCGCGAATCTTGGGCAACATATAATTTCGTGCAATCGTCAACTTCTCCTTCAAATCGTATCCCTTCGTGACGATTCTGTACATTCTGTCCTTCAAAATCGGATTCACCATATTCTCGTCATTGTAACTGAATATGAACAAACACTTGCTCAAATCCAAATCAATCTCCGAGAAATACTTGTCGTGGAACTGGCTGTTCTGCGACGTGTCTGTCAAATGAGTCAAAATTCCAATGATTTCTTGGCCTCTCGGCGTATCGCTGACCTTGTCCAACTCGTCAAAGTAGATGACCGGGTTCATGCACTTGCTCTCGGTCAAGATTTGCACGATTTTTCCCCAGGTACTGCCTTCATATGTGTAGGAATGGCCTTCCAAGAAACTGCTGTCGCCGCAACCACCGAGCGCAATGAATGAAAACTCGCGTCCCAAAATCTTGCTGATTCCGTCCTTGACCAACGATGTCTTGCCGGTTCCGGGAGGGCCGTGAATGGCAATGGCCGTGCCCATTGATCCGGGATTGGATATCCACTGTCCGACCATCTGCATAATTTGCATCTTTGCGGAATTTAAACCAAATACACAGGTGTCTAACTGTTTCTTTGCATTGATTACATACTCGCTGCACTTGTCAATACCGTCGTTGATATTAATTGACAGGTGTTTATATACTCCAAAAGGTATGCGCATAAAGTTGTCCACCCAGTTCTTCAGCTTGAAATACTCGGCCTCGCCGGGCTCCATCATCGCCAACTGGTTTAAACGTTGAATCGCAATTGCCTTGAACTTGGGCGGCATATTGGACTGCAACAAAGACAAACGGTACGGCTTCTCCACAAACATAAACTTGTTGATGTCGTTCAAATCGTTCATAATCTTCAGTTGCTCCTTGTTGGACAACTTCTTCTTGAAATATCCAAACTCGTCCACCATTTCGTTGCTGTCCGCGTAGTTAATCAAATCTTCGTAAATCTTGGCGTTCTTGGTTCGCGCATTCTTGATAAGCTTGACAACTGAATTTTCACATTGCTTCAAAGCTTTTCGGATAATATGGTTGTTTGGGTTTGATTTCAACTTATCCACCAAAATCTTCTTGAGCTCAATGATTTCATTGTACTTGTCTCCGATATCAACCACCTCGGTCATTGTGTCGCTTGCATCGTCTTTGATCTTCTTCTTTTCGGGCTTTGGTGCCTTGATTATGGCGGATTCAGTCAAGGATTGCTGAGAAGTGGACGGTGTCAATGGGACAAATGTCTCCTTCATAAAGGTCATTTCGTCGTCGGAACCATATTCGTCATTGGATAAATTGGACTGGACCTTGTTTTTAATTGGCTGACCACCAATGGTGATATTGATGTTGAAATTCTTGTCATCTTCTTCATCATCATCATCGTCGTCATCATCGTCTTCGTCATCCTCCAAATCAACATCTTCATCATCATCAATGTCTTCGTAAATGGTCTCTTCATCATCGTCAATGTCTTCCTCTTCCGATTCAGACTCGTATTTTCTGGATTTCTTCTTGGGCTTTTCTTCCTCTTCTGATTCAGACTCGTATTTTCTGGATTTCTTATGCTTTTTCTTGGGCTTTTCCTCCTCTTCGGCGTACTTGCTCTTCTTTTTGATTTTTTCATCTTTCTTCTTCTTGTCTTCCTTTACTTTTTCAGAAATGTACTTGGAGGGAAATAGGGTCTGCAAAGTTCGGTGGAGTTCCGACATTTCGGAATCTTCGGAAACATCGTCGTCGTCAAATGTTTTCTTGGATTTTTTAGACGGACTTTTTCTGGACTTGGGGGTCTCTATTTCGCTGCTATCGTACTCTGAATCGGACATGTAAGTGGAATCACTGTCCGAATCCGAATCCGAATCGGGCCTGTTCTTCTTGTACTTCTTGTTCTTAATTTCGGTCTTGGATCTGGGCATTTTTTAAAATAAAATTACTTGGATTGTGTCTTGTTAAATACTTGTTTTGTATGTGTTTATAAATTTGATTTATTGTTTTATATTTTTTTCAATTTTATGATTTTTGCAAAAAAACTTCTGCAAAAAAAACTTCTGCAAAAAAAACTTCTGCAAAAAAACTTTCTGCAAAAAAAAACTTTTTTACGAATCTGTAAAATTGAATTTATATTCTTGTATTTACGAAAGAATATAAAAAATACCCCATATAATATATAGCAACTATTCAAAATGTCAGGAAATAAACAAGTATCAAACGCAGTGTACAAGAACCCTTCCAGAATCATTGGGATTCAGTTTGGAATGTCTTCACCTGAAGAGATACGCAAAGCCGGAGTTGTAGAAGTTGTCTCAAAGGATACTTACGTTGGAAACAAAGAAGTTCCGGGTGGTTTGTTTGACCCAAGAATGGGTGTTCTCGGACCCGGTTCCATTTGTCCGACCGACGGATTAACATACATTCAGACGCCCGGCTACTTTGGATACATTGAAATGGCGCGCCCCGTCTTCTTTATTCAACACATCAAGGAAATTATGAAGATTCTCAAATGCGTATGTTTCAAGTGTAGCAAGTTATTGATTAACAAGGACGAACACAAACACGTGTCTGACCTCAAATCGTCCGCGCGTTGGGATTACGTATACCCATTGTGTCAGAAAATCAAGCGTTGCGGCGAGGCAACCGAGTCCGGGTGCGGCTGCAAACAGCCAGACAAAATCAAGTTGGAAGGAATGGCAACAATCAACGCGATTTGGGATAATTTAGCGAGTGACAGTGGTGAAAAGGAAAATGTCGTGATGAAGTTGACTGCTGAAATCGTTTTGAAGATTTTCAAGAGAATTACCGACGAGGATGTGGAGTTTATGGGATTTAGTGCAACTTGGTCAAGACCCGACTGGATGGTTTGCCAGGTGTTGCCGGTTGCCCCGCCCTCCGTGCGACCCTCCGTGAAAATGGACGCGAATCAGCGTTCAGAGGACGATTTAACCCACATTTACGGCCATATCATTAAAACGAATAAAGACCTGGCTGACCGAATCATCAATAGTAGCACTTCGCCGCAAATCATTGATAATTTAACCACGGTTTTGCAGTATTTTGTGGCGATGATTGTAAATAACAAGGTGAAGGGCGCGGTTCCAATGGCGCAAAGAACGGGTCGTCCATTGCAGTGCATTACGGGGCGTCTGAATTCCAAGAACGGCCGTATCCGTGGAAATCTGATGGGTAAGCGCGTGGATTTTAGTGCGCGTTCGGTTATTACTGGCGACCCCAATTTGTCGGCGAGACAGCTGGGTGTGCCGATGAAGGTGGCGATGTGTTTGACAAAGCCAGTGGTCGTGAATGACCGAAATAAAAATTTCTTAACTAAACTGGTCCAAAACGGGCCTGAGAAGTACCCCGGTGCAAAGAATCTGGAGAAGAGGGACGGGTCCAATGTGTCGTTAAGATACGTTGACCGCGATTCCATCCGATTGGAAAACGGCGACATTGTTCATCGGCATATGATGGACGGCGACGCGGTGCTTTTCAATCGTCAGCCCAGTTTGCACAGGATGAGTATGATGTGTCATATTGTGAAAGTGATGAAACGTGGAGATACGTTTCGGATGAACGTTTGTGACACTAAACCGTACAATGCCGACTTCGATGGTGATAGACATTTTGTCACCAACAAGAGACTGCTTTTCAAGATGTAGATAAAACTTGAAAAGGAAAACAGTGTAATATCTACTTGTCAATAATGAATATGTGCATAATTATTGGCAAATATAATCTCTTAGTCATTTGATAAATATATAAAAAATTGCTCTTATAATAATATAATAAATGAATAAAATACTTGATATAACGGAAAAGGAAAAAGTGGTTGGAGAAATATACGTAATAACAAATACAATAAATAATAAAAAATATGTTGGACAAACACGGAGTCATCGGTTGAACCATAATAAATACAGACCATTTGGATACATTGGAAGGTTTAAAGACCATGTCAATGAATGTTATTCAAAAAAGAAAAAATGTTGTAATTATTTGAATTCTGCTTTATTGAAATATGATGTCAATACATTTACATGTGAGAAAATATTAGAATGCTCACCTGATAAATTGGACGAATATGAAATACAATACATCAAAGAATATAATACAAAATACCCAAATGGTTATAATTTAACAGATGGAGGAAAAACGTGTCAGTATGTTCGGGTTGATAAATCACTTGTATCTTTTGCAGAAAGGAAAAAGGATGTAAAAAGAAGTGAAATTACAAAACAACGAATCTCGGAAGGGATTAAAGAAGCATTGAAAGATGTTTCAAAACGAACTGAAATGATGAAATCCACATTCAAACAACATATGAATCAAAAGTTTGAAAGATTCAAAGATGTGAAAATTGATGAATCTGATATTGAAAAATATATATATTACGTAAAAAACAACACACTTGATTATAGTTATATCAAAATAAAAATTGGAAATGTGCAAACAACATTTGTTGGAAAGCATGAACCAATAGAAGAAATAAAAAAAAGAGCAATTGATTTTATAGAAAAACTTATCAAATGGCAACACGACCAAATTGCGGGAAACCCCTTAGAGCCTTCACTACCACCCACCCAACAGAAATGTGAGGTTGGGGAACTCGGTTAATTGCCGAAAACAATGGTAAAATTGTGAAGGATTGGGCAATCCGCAGCCAAGCCCCTAAACTCGTTATGATAGAGCATGGGGAAGGTTCAGAGACTTGATGATTGTGGTTCGCAAATGATGGCCTAACCAACCAGATGCGGAATAAGGTAAAGTCCACCCACTGCAGAAATGCAGTGGATTAACTTAATAATTAAGTTAATGGAAATGAATATGCATATGCCCCAAAACGAATTGTCCGAGTCCGAGTTGCGAAACTTGGCGGCGATTCCCTACCAGATAATAAGTCCTTCCAGTAACGCCCCAATCATTGGTATTTACCAAGATTCTATGTTGGGGTCGTACCAATTCACCAGAGAAGATGTTGATTTTACCCCAAGACAGGCGATGAACCTGTTGATGGGATACGACAACATTGATATGAAGGAATTGCGAAGTAAGAAGCGAATCACCAACTTTGACATATTATCGCAAATAACCCCCCCTATTTCATTGAAATACAAAACCAAATTATACGAGGACGGCGAAGACGCGTCTGTCTCCAACAACGTCCTTGAAATCGCAAATGGCAAATACTTGAGAGGACAAGCCGAGAAGGGTGTCTTCGGTTCAGGAACAAAAGGTATTCTGAACCGCATTTGCAACGATTTCGGAAATATGGCCTGTTCCAAGTACATTGATGATTTACAGCAAGTAATCACCGAGTACATGAAAACCAGCGCCTACAGTGTCGGTATCAGCGATTTGATATCTGACCGCAAAACAACTGAGATGGTTTTGCACGTGATTTCCTCCAAGATGAATGAAGTCAAGGAAATCAACGATAAAATTCATCTTGGAATACTGGAAAACAATTCGGGCAAGACGAATGCTCAGGAGTTTGAAATCCAAGTCGGCAACGTTTTGAACAATGCAACCAGCGAAACTGGTAAAATCGGTGTCAAGAGTTTGGACGCCAGCAACCGTTTCGTAAAAATTGTCAAATCGGGTTCCAAAGGTTCTATGTTGAACATTTCCCAGATGATTTCGTGTCTGGGTCAGCAAAGTATTGACGGAAAGCGCGTTCCCTACGGGTTTGACAACCGAACTTTGCCCCATTTCAGCAAATACGACGACTCGCCGGAAGCGCGCGGTTTCGTCAAGAATTCGTACATTTCGGGATTGACTGCACCTGAATTGTTCTTCCACGCGATGGGTGGTCGTATGGGTTTGATTGACACTGCAGTCAAGACGTCGCAAACCGGATATATTCAGCGTCGTTTGGTCAAGGGCTTAGAGGATTTGAAGGTAGAATATGACGGCACAGTTCGCAACAATATGGGTAAAATCGTCCAGTTCACCTATGGCGAAGACGGTGCGGAAACCACGCGTGTTGAAAACCAGAGCATTCCATTAGTGAATATGTCGGTTGAGGACATATATATGTACTATGATTTAATTGGATTGAACGACGGCGAAAACCAAGATTTATTGAATATTTACTCGTCGGATGCAGTGAAGAGATTCCGAAAACAGCGCGACGAAACTAAGAAGATGTGTATGAAACGCATTGATACCATGATAGAGTATCGCGACGAACTTGTGGACAAGGTGTTTAAGTTCAAGAATGAAAACACACTTAAAGCGCCGATTGCATTCCAGCACATTATTCAAAATATCCAGGGCCAACTCAACTTGACATCCAATAATCACGTGGATATTACCCCGCTTGAATTCATTGGAGTATGCGACGCAACTTTTGCAAAGCTGAATAAAATGTTCAATGTAACCAAGTTGTTTGAAATCCTGTTTTATTTCAACTTGTCGCCCAAGGAGATTTTGATTAAGAAGAGATTCAATCAACAGGCGGTCACAGTTTTAATGGAGCACATCATTTTGAATTACAAGAAATCCATTGTGCATCCGGGTGAAATGGTGGGTGTTATTGCGGGCCAATCCATTGGCGAACCCACCACGCAGCTTACACTCAACTCGTTTGTATACGAGACTGAGATTTTGGTAAGAAACTCGGCGGGCGAAATCAAGTGTGTTCAAATTGGAGATTTCACCAAGTGGGGAATCGCATCATCGCGCAAATTAGACTATATGGAAGACAAAGACACCACATATGCTGAGTTGTCTGAGTACTACGAAGTCCCCAGTGCAACCGAAGATGGCGAAACCGTATGGCGAAGAATTGAAGCGGTCACCAAGCATCCAGTAATTAACGAAGATGGAACAAATACCATGTTGAAAGTTACTACCAAGGGATGCAGAGAATTGATTGCAACCAAGGCCAAATCATTCTTGAAACTGGTTGACGGAAAAATTGTTGGTATTGAAGGCAAGGATTTGAATGTTGGCGATTACTTGCCGGTTTCCAAGAAAGCGCTTGCCTATAAAGAGAAGGCGCATTTGGACTTGCGAACCATTTTGCCACCATCCAAATACATTTATGGTTCGGAAATGTTGAAGGCCAAGAGTGTTGTCAATGAACATCAATGGTGGATGAAACATTCGGACAAATCATTTGTGCTACCCTATAGCCGAAGCGATTCAGCATATAAAGCGTTGACTTCTCCAAGTGATAAGGTTGTATATGAACCCGGCTACGTTTACACCAAAACAAATTCCATCTGCAATTACAAGATACCCGAATTGCTTGATCTTGATTACGATTTTGGATACCTTATCGGTGCGTATTGTGCAGAAGGATGTATGACCAAGCATCAAATCTCAATTGCAAACAATGACGACGAATATTTGAAACGCATTGAGAACTGGTGTGCCAAACACAACTTAACAACTAAGATTTATATTCACAAAGATAAAATCCAAGAGGGCTGGACTAGCCAGGATATTCGCATATACAGCACAGTTTTGTGCCGCATTGTTGAAGATTTGTGTGGAAAGTTGAGCCACAATAAGTATGTGTCGGATAAAATCATATTTTCAAACCGTGAATGTGTTATGGGTTTTCTTGATGCATACATCGGTGGCGACGGTTGTGTTAAGATGAACAAGGGCAAGATTGAAAACATTGAGGTCTCGTCGGTTTCGCACAAATTGTTAACTGGTGTCCAACTCATGTTGAAGAACCACGGTGTGATTTCAAAGATACACAAGCCCAAAAAGGTGGAATTCAACAATCGCGGTTCATTGGACATAAAACAAGGTTATTTATTGACAGTATGCAATGGTCAGTGCATTCAATTGGCGCAAATGCTCAACTTACCGATTGAATCCAAACGCGAAAGAATTTTCCAACTTCTTGGACAATCGTTCAAGTATGACTATTGCAAAGCAGATTTAACAATTCCTAACGAGGTTAACGGTGAAATTGTGATGGAATTGAGAGACGGACGATGCGCGGATTTGGAGTTTGACAAAATCGTGTCAATTGAAGAGGTTTCCAATACCACCGAGTACGCATACGATTTGACTGTTGAGGACACACGCAACTTTGATTGCATGAACGGCTTATGTGTGAGAGACACTTTCCATTTATCTGGTGTTGCAACCAAATCCAACGTTACACGTGGTGTGCCGAGAATTGAAGAAATTCTAAGACTCACCCGAAACCCCGACAAACCTTCTGCCACAGTTTTCTTGAAACCTGTTGATCAATATGACAAGGATCGCGCTACAAATTACTGCAATATGATACAACACACCAAATTGGTGGATGTTGTGAAATCCGTGGAAATCTGTTTTGACCCCGACGACAAGAATACAAAATTGTTGCAGGACAAAGACCTGATTGAACAGTATTACGAGTTTGAGAAACTGATTGAAGATTGCAATACAGACAGTGAAGGAGGCGAAGCGCCCAAATCTAAATGGATTATTCGCATTGAAATTGACCCGGAAACTTTGTTGGACAAGAATATCACGATGGATGACGTCCACTATGCAATCAAACAAACGCACGGCACCGACGTGAATTGCATATTCTCCGATATGAATTCCGGCAACCTGGTTTTCAGAATCCGATTGAATTCGGCCATATTCAACAAGGGAAAAAAGAAGGGCGCGGTTGAACCGCTTGACCAATCCGATGCAATCTATTTGCTTAAGAATTTCCAGGATAACATTTTGAACAACATTGTTCTTCGTGGTGTGAATGGAATCACCAATGTGAATCCGCGACAATTGAAGAATATGGTTGTCAAAGAAGACAGTAAATATGTCTCCAAAGACACCTGGATTCTAGATACTACCGGTTCCAACTTGATTGATTTGTTTGCATTGGATTTCATTGATTACACCAGGACTTATAGTAACGATATTCGCGAAATGTACGATTGTCTCGGAATTGAGGCGGCGCGTCAAAACATTTTGAACGAATTCAATGAAGTGATGGAGGCGAGTGATGCATACGTGAACTATCACCATTTGAGTATTTTGTGCGACCGAATGACGGTGAAAGCCGAGTTGGTGCCAATGTTCCGTTCAGGAATTATGAATGACGATATTGGAACCATTTCAAAGGGAACCTATGAGATGCACACCGAAGTGTTCTTGGATGCAAGCAGACACGGTGATTTTGACCAGATGCGCGGCGTTTCGGCGAATGTGATGTGCGGTCAACCTGGATACTATGGAACCAATTCGTTCAGCTTGTTATTGGATTTGAAAGCAATGGAAACCATTAAAGACGTGGATGTTGCGGAAGAGCATAGCATCAGTGAACACTTTGCGAATATCCAAAAGGAAGATGTCAAGTGCGATATGAAGAAGATTAACATTGATAACAATGTTGTAAATATCCAAAGACAAGACGTGGATGCTTGTGGCGATGATGGATACGAACTCTTTTAGGGGAACTCGTCGTTCCCCTATGACCCCATACTTAAAGGGAAGAGTCAAAGACGTAAGCTTCGCTGAATAACCGTAGGTTTCTTTTAAACTTAAAAATATTTAAAAAAATTAAATATTTTTTTTGAAAAAATTTATCAAACGGTTTATATCCGTGAAGATTTAAAATAGCACACCCCGTTGGGGGTGTTATTTCAAATCGTTACTGATATCTGACCTTTTACACAATTGTGCATTTGAAATGCGCAATTTTGTAAACGGTTTAAACACTTTCCCCCAATATATCCAATGCACTCACGAACCTCAATATTCAACAAGTTTTTAAAAAATGACCCAAATTATGTGAATGTCCGTGACCAAAACAATATTATGAAAACGGTCATATTATTAAGGCCTTTAAACCACGAAATCCGGATGAAATTCCGCAAGTTTTTGATAATGGAGGACAAAAGTTATTTTTACCGAGCCCAGCGCCACTATCATATTTTATTAAGGTTTGTCCAAATGTGCAAAGTTCGGAAAGCCAAGACTTTTGACATTGACTGCGATTTGCGAATGACGCCATTTCATCCAACAACCAAAATTGAGTTGATTGAAAATTGGCAAATTTATCCGTTCAACATCCACGATTTGATAAACGTAATTAAAACGACTCTTCTCCATCAAAACTATTTGTTTGTAAAACCCCAGTATCCTAAAAATCCATACACAAACCTGAATTTTGGAGTAAACAATTTATACAACATTTACATAAAGTGTTTAGAACTTAAACTAAGGGTTCCGCTTGTAATAACCTATTTCGCCGAATCCGAATTCAATATGGATATATTTTTGGAAAAACATAAACACGTCCTTTCGGAATGGGCGATAGAGTCATATCTCTGTAAAGACGCAACAATTACCGAAACCTTAGTTGAAGACATTTACGATATGTGTTATACAAATAATATCAAGATTCACAGCGAATTTCCAAAGGACGAAGCATATTCTATTTTCCGCCCATATTTGAAATATCATTACAACAAAAAAAACGTCTCTCCATTACTGGATTGTTTTAAATTGTACAATCCTTTTTTTGGGAGAAAATGCCAGTTGTCCAACGGTGAAATTTGGTTTGACAATCGGCATCTCCCCTTCCAAGAAATAAAAGACGGAATTTTCAAAACGGTATATAACACAAAAATGTTCAATTTGTTGAACGCAAGCAAGTACAAATACAAAGACATTTATTGCATCAGTTTGCAAGCAGTCGCACATTCAATTTATTATGCAGATGAAGAAGAAGAAACAATTGTTGATGAAGAGGATGACGATGAGTATGACCCATAATATTAATTGGGTCTTGCATCAAGGTACTGCTCAAATGAAAACACTTTATTCTGGTCAAATGCATCTTTTATCCGTTGCTTCAAATCGTTCAGTTCACTTCTGAAAAACGGTTTTTGAATCAACACGTGGCTTGAAATCTTCTGTGCAACACGAATTTCCGAAACCGATTTTAAAAAGAAAAATTTGGTTTCTGCGGTCTTTCCGCCCAATATTATCCACGAATTTTCAGACTCGGTGTTGGTAATAGAACCGCGGTCTGCGAGATAATCTTTTTCTAAGCCATCGCCTTGGATAATCAAAACATCGTGCAAGACATTTTTGGAGGAAAATAAAATAATCGGTACATTGTATTTTTGCGCAAAAACCCAGACGTCCAATGTTGTCATAAAATAGGCATCGCTTTTCACAATGGTTTCAAAATCATTTTTGGACTTGAATAGCGCGCGTTTTCCTTGTTTGGATAAAATATATATGATTTTTTCTCTGTGTTTCCCAATATATTCGGAATACGCATCGTATATCATTTCGCGCAATTCTTGTACTCCATAGATTTCATTATTAATTTGTTTCATAATATAAATTAATGGTTCAAAACTGCACTCAACCGTGTCTTTAAACACAAGTTGCATTGTATTCGCCGGGAATACATTATTCCCCCAATACTTTTGTTTCGTTTGGTCTCTGAACTTTTCCACAGTTGAACATCCGACCTCCTTTTCAACCACGGTTTTTTGCAACTCAACCATTCTGGGCAAGTACAATTTTGTTTTTGCCATATCATAAGGTATTCCATTGATTGCATTGAATGTGCGGTACTCATTGGTGTTTTTATCTATCATATCTTCCCAGTAATCATCCGTAGACAAAATGGATTCGGTAATAATGTATTCGTCGGGATTAATTTTGTACTCCGCGTTTCCAATATTTAAAAACTGATTGGAATTCAGAACAAAATTTTGGATTCTTCCATAACGAACAATTTCATCGGCGACTCTATACGAATATAGAGTGGCGTTGTCTTTTTTGGAAACCAGGTTTGTTTTCGGAACCACCAAACTGCATCCATCCACGTATAATCCACTGGTTTCATCTTTGCCACATTCATATGAAATATCCGACAAATTATTGAGTACAGATTCCGTCAATTTGGTATATATTATAACATCCTTGGTAAATTCAACAATTATTTTTTTCACATTTTCCAATTTTTCTTTGTATGAAAATTTGGGATTATCAATGACATCCACGACTTCTTTGCGTTTTTCGGTGTCTTCCAACAACGATTTGATCGTTGCGCGATAAACTGCAAAAAAGTTACTTTCCAGTGTAATATTGCGAACAACGCGAATTCTTTCTGGGTCTTCGGTTTTGGATTTGTCAATGGTCAATTCAATTTCATACGGATTTTGTTTTGGGCCGGCAATTCTTTGCTGGGTTAAACCATCATTGTCGCTCACTTCTTTTGGCTCGCTCAATTTAATAAATTGATTCGTCTCGGTCAATACTCCAACCACCAAACCTTTGTCCATCATTTTTACAACGGGTTCGCAGAGAATCTTTGGACTACGTCTTTTTAATTCCATCAATTCATCAATCGTGTTATCATAATCTGACCACAAGGCGTGTTCGTCCATATAAACGGTTACATAATCCTGTTGTTGGTCAGACGGTTCGCACGGTATTACCACGTGATTATTGGACGGTGTTTTCACCCACAATGCAATGGTTCGCTCCTGATAATTCAGCACTTGTTTTGCAATTGAGTATCCCTTTGTTTCGCCGATTTCCGCAATAAGTTCATTTAATTCCATCGGCTGCTTGAATGTATATTCGCGCACTTCTTTTCGCGCGGTTCCGCAATATTTGTTCAAGGTTTCATCCAACTGTTTGAGCAAGTTATAAATGTTGGGGAGCTTCTTAGCAACGCGCAAATTGAAAAAAACCATAGTGGAGTCATTATTTTTGGGTTTTTTGTCGGTATCAACCAATGGTTTTTTATTTTTATCTGCCAAATAAACGGGTTCGTATCGGTTTCCCTGATTAATTAAAAAAATAGTATCTCTATCCTTTTGAAACCTGTTTTCAACATAAGACGAGAGTGGGCAAACCAAATTTACCTTGTCGGTAATATCGTTGTTGACAATTTCCATAATCACCATATTCAGCCCGTTTTCAAATAATTTTTTGTTTGGAGACGAGATGACGTCCCATAAATAGGTGTGGTCAATGTTGGATTCGGGATTCATCAAGTATTTTTTAAAATTTGCATAGGATTCTTGAACCGTGGTTCCAGAGAATATGCGAATAAAACTGCCTTTTCCGTATTTTTTAAAGTCATCCAGCGAAATGGAATCTGCCACAATTTTCCGCATTTCGGCAATTGTGGGGATTATTCTTGTGTTGCGCGATTTTCCGTAAATATCGGCCAAACAGCCAAGCAGGGATTGTTTATTGTTTTGTTCAGCGCCGTATCTTAAAAAGAAAAAATTATCGTCTTCCTTGTATTTAATCTGCATAAATCGCCGGATTGAATCTGGAAGATACCCCCAGCGTCCAGCTGGCAAAGATGTATTGTTACCCATGATTCCACCTGTGTTTTGGTTTGGTTTCTTTTTTTCCTCCTTTTGTTCTTTTTCGTTCTCTTCTTGTTTCAGACATTTCTTTCTGCGGGTTTCGTGCATTTCGGAATTCCATTCCTTAAAACAGCACGGCATACACGAATCTTTGAGAAACCCGGGATTGAATTTGTGATAACTGCCGTCGGCTTTTTTATGGTTTTTGTCGGTGAATTCAAACACATTCTTTTTTCGTTCGGAAGGAGGTCCGCATTTATCGGCATCAACATCTTGTTTTGACATGGACGTGTTTGTTTTGAAACACCAGTACTGGGGGCATACATACCAGTTTTTATTTCCTTCGGAACTGCCATATTCAATTGCATTTTCATACGAATCGCGGTATTTTTCATCAATTTGGGTTTTCTCTTTGTCTGAGAGAACAACGGGTTGTTGCATTGAGGGGCACATACGCGTATATCTTTGTATTTTTCCATTTTTCTTGTTGGTTTCTTTAAACAAAACTGGGTCCGATTTTTTCAAACGTTTCAGAAAATACTTTTTTCCTTTTACGTCTTCAATGTCGGAATCACTGCTGTCACTGCTATCTCCACCACCGGCGCTTTCGCCATCGCTTTCGCCTTCACTAATAATATCAAAAGAATCACTTTTGCTATCACTTTCTTCTTCTTCTTCTTCTTCTTCGCTCTTTTCTTTCCCAAGTTGTAAAAACAAATCGCGAAGATCGGTAACCTTTTCTTCTTCTTTTTCTTCTTCTTCTTCTTCTTCTTCGTCTTCTTTTACTGCAACGTTGCATACATCGGAAACATCCACCATTTCTTGAGTAATTTTCACAATACTATCCAAATATATTCCCAAAGTCTCAATATAATTAATATTGTCCACATTATTCACATTTACTTTCAAGACTTTTTCATCCAGTTTCATTGTAGTAATTAATCCTGGGTTCTTAGAGACATTATTTAAATTAGATATCACTTTCAAAACCATAGTCTTTGCATCTTTTAATTCATATCCATATTGTGTAACAAGTGCATTATACGCATCGGCAGGTTCTTCGCGTTTTTTGTACATATCGTTAATAAAATTGGTAATAGAGTTCATTTTTTGAAATTTATCAACCCTTGTGAATCGGAGAACTGCGCCTTTTTTGACGTTTTTCTCTATTACCATGAAAACCGGATATATACACGCGTTTTTCAATTTCATATTTTCAATTCCAGCCACTGAATATTGATAGTTCATATTGGAAATTTTAACATTTTCATCTTTCAATGATTCCACGGTAGAGATGCGATATCCGCTATTTCTCAAATAACCATTTATCTTCTCTACAACTGGATTAACCGACAACTTTATAATTGTTTCTATTTGCTCAACCGTTTTCACGTCGTCTTCTTTGAATTTACCATTTATTTTAACAACACCGTCGGACTCAATACTAATAATTAATTTATGAATGGCATTGTAAATGGATATTTGTTTGTGGTTGGAAATGGTTCTTACCAAGTTTTCAATCTTTTTTTTAGGCAAATGGGGGATTTTCTTGCCATTTTTGGATATGGCGGTGCTGTACAAACGATAAATGTTTTCTCTACGAACCCCCGGATTGTATTTGACAAAAGGGAACTCGGCGTCGCAATGAATGTTTTTGAAGATTGCATCCAGAGGCATTACAACCGTGTGGGACGGGCGGATTTCAATATTAAAACTGTTAATTCCTTGTTTTACATTTTCTAGTGTAACGGAGTCATCGTGATAAATTTCGTATAATTTGTCAATCTTTTGGTAAGTGGAAATCTCTTTCTCGTCCATTTTTAAATCGGTCTCTGCTTTCAATTCGGATTGGGCTTCTTCCAATTCTTCCAAATTGCGGATTCCCTTTTCAAACAAATGGGGGAAATAGATTTTGGAATAAGAGTCGTTGGTAAAAACATCTCTTGCTAAACACACGTAAATATTATTGTCGTCTATTTCACCAAGTAGTTTGGTTTCATCCAGGTAAATGCTGTTTGCAATCTTTTCGTTCTCTACGGATAGATCAGTTAAAAAAGGGTTTGGCGAGAACAAATAATTGTATCCGTGCTTGAATTCTATTCCTAAACCAGTTTTTATAGAAAGCCGTTGTTCTTTGTTGAATCCGAGAGAAGTCAAATATTTGTATTCGTAGATTTCTCTATCCAATTCCAATTCGTCCAAATCCAAATTCCGGGCAAACTCGCCGAATATTTTACGGTCAATGACCGATTTGGTGGATGATGTCAGCGCATTCAACAAGTTAATCGTGCGTGTTTTGTAAGCAAACAAGTACAATTCAGCGTAGTTGCATTGGAGTTCATTTACAATTTTTCTTTTGATTTGGTCTACTGAATCATCTTTGTGGATTTGAACTGGAGAGAAAATGAGGTTTTCTTCAGATACGTATTTTTGTTCCTCTTCACTAAACATATCCTCCTCATTATCGCCGTTGAATACAATGATTTTATCCACTTGTTCATTTGGTTTAATTATCCATACTTTATATGGCTCCATTATTGTATATAATAGAGAGAAAAGTTGTTTTCAACAAACGAATGTTTGCAAACAATTGTATATGCAATTGTTGTTATCATGTAGATTGTAAAAAATATGCAAAGTATGCATATTTTTTGTTTTGTTTATTTCATCTTTTGTTTTTACTCCCATTCATCATGAATGGCCTGTCGTCTTTTCTCTTTTATTTTATCCGAAAACGTGAATATTTTTTCCGCCATCTCTTCGGGGTTGTCAATGTTGCCGGCGAAGACATCTAGAACAAACCGGTCCGACAATTCGCTCTCTAGATGCATAACATTTTTTTTGTACCAAATACCATCTTCCAATTCCTCAAACATCTCTTGATAGTCGGTACGAACAATCTCGTAGCGGTATGAATGGCTGGGGAGGCACTTCCAGCATATTTCCTTTTTGCCTCTTTTTTTTAAATATTGGTCATTCACACAACTTTGTTTGCAATAATGGCATGTGGTTATATTGATATCCTGGTAGCACATCGCGTATCTCTCTCTCTTTCTTCTTTTTATTTCCTCAGTCTCACTTTCCTCCGTGTCACTTTCATATCTTTCCTCCTCATCCTCTCTCTCCGCTTCATCAGCCTCTCTTTGCATCTGCTCTGCCATCTCAGCTTCCTCCTCTCTCTCCCTTTCCTCAGCTTCCATTATGTTTTGCATTTCTTTATAGGATTACAGGTTTATATTCAAAGGTTTTATGTGTAGTTTAAATAAGTGGGTTTTATTGTATTTATGCTTCTCTTCATAAATACAAAAAAAGATTTCAATTTTATAAAGGACTTTACAAAGGTATTCAAAAAAGAAAACATTAACCTTTTTTAAAGGAGGGTTCATACAGCCGTCAGGCCTTAAGCAAAGCGGCGCCCTTAGGGAACGTAGTTCCCTTATGGCATATCCCCACAAAAAAAGTAGGGCGTATCCATCGTGGTCATATGCCAAACTTTCTCTGATTCCACAATCACTTGCAAAGGGGTTGGCCATTCATTGTAGGGAACCGCTTTTGTCGTGGATTTGTCCAAAGAAATCAGCTTCTTAAGTGCCATCATGCGTCGTTCCAAAGGGTCCATCCGAGCTGGTAATTGTCGTGTCAATTGCTTGAACCGCCACTCAAACTGCAATGCGGCTTGCCACGTCGGAAACCCTTCTACATGGCATACACGCTCCCACGACTCGCCTTTCTCTACTTGAATGCTCGTTGCTTTGGCCCCGCCTTTGATTTCCTTGTTATGCTGGCGTAACCGGTGATTCAAATCCACGGTTGCGCCTACATAAGTCTGTTGGCCGGATGTTGCAGAGGCATATAGCAAATACACGTAAAAACTCATGATATGTATTATATAATATAGATGAAAACGATAAAAAATACAGAGAAAACACGCTGCTTTACAATTCGTATTTCTAATTGTAAAGTTATAAATTGTTTTATTATTTTATAATAAAGAAATGATAAGTACAAAACAGTATTGTGTATTTTTTAATGGGTTAACCGACGATTTACAAGAAAACGTTAAAACAATATGTAAAAATGCAGAAGATAAATCAAAGATTTACAGCAATATTGAGAAGGAATTTAATATTTTAATATCCGATGGCGATTTACACCGTTCTGCACAAATATCAACAACATTCAAAACAGAATTTACAACTAGATTAAATAATCTTAAAACCCAAAAGGACATTTTGGACAAAGTGTTGAAATTATACAAACAAAAATTTAAAATAAATGTAGATGTAAATAAAGATTATTTCTTTTTTAGACTTTCAAAACATTGTATTACACCGGATAAGCAGATTACACCGGATAAGCAGATTACACCGGATAAGCAGATTACACCGGATAAGCAGATTACACAGGATGATTCCGATTCAGACATAGAACAATATTTAGGAGGAGGAAAACGTAAAACAAAAAGATGCAAAACAAAAAGATGCAAAACAAAAAGAAAACCAACAAAAAAACTTTTATTGTAAGGAGGGATAAGCGAAGCAAAAAATGCCTATTAAAGGAGGGTTAAGCGAAGCAAAAAAGGGAACCTTGGTTCCCTTTACAGATCATACGCCGGGCTATCCCGAATGGTCATTCCACAGTATTTCTGCGGTTCTTTCTTGTAATCTTTCGGCGTATGGATTCCCGAGGCCTTTGCCTGTTCCAACAAGAATTTGAAATTCTCCCAGAATTCCGTTTTGTGTCCAATGGATTTGGTCGCAATGTGGCTCAGCTCGTGTATTGCCACAAAAGTAAGTGTATGTTCGTCAATCATTGTTTTCCCACCTTTCTCCGTATTCAGGCAAAAAGCCAATTTCTCGCCTTTGTTCTCGCTATATGCAGTATACTCGCTGGTTGGCAACGTCTCCATCACCTTTTTAGGATTGAAGCCATCCACAAGTCTCTTCACGTTGTCTTGGTCCGGAAATTTCTCGCCCACGTAGACAACCAGTTTTTTGCATTTTTGGGTAACCTTGGCCAGCATGTCCGCGGATTCTTTCACTTTACCGTTTTCTCTCACACAATATTTATTTCCATCCACGGTAGAGACAACGCATTTTAATTGGAAATCACTCTTTTCAAAATACATGTATCCACAGAGGGCAATGATTACGAGAACTACAACGTAAACAAATATTTCCTGGTTCATTCTAAAGTATATATATAACAATACATAACATTTGATTACAAAAAAAAAAGTTTATGTAACCGTCACTTTTACAACTGATAAATTACATTTTATATCCAAAAAATCACCTTCGGTGATTTTTGATTATAAAATTGGCATTTTAAAGTGCAAAAGTTCAATACAAGGCGTCCCCCATATTAAGGCAATTTTTACATTATCTTTGATAATGATTTATACTTGGCGGCAATTTGTTTGACTGGCCTTGGTCAAACAAATTTTTACATGCTCTTCTATTACATATTTTATGTATTTACCGCGGTAAGGTTTTGTTCCCAAGTCCAAACACCATAGTGAAGGTGGTTATACTAATTTTATAACCCACTGAGCTGAAAGAGTTGCTTGGAAAATTCAAACATATATAAAGAATCAAAAAATCTTATCAACAAACTTGCATAACTTGGATTTCGCCATTAATTGTGCAGAGACGATGGAAACGACCATTCCTTCTCTGCAGAAATACTGGCGAATACACCGATGAATTTGATTCAAAGTAATGGGTTCAATCAGCTTTTTGTATTTGTCTGCGTATTTGGGTGCCGTTAAATTATTGAACAACTGGTTTTTCCCATTGTACTTGGCAATCACCGACGAATCTTCCGCGTTCATTTTTTGCGTCCCTTGAGAAAACCCTTTGGCCAAAACCAATTCCTCCTTGGTAACTCCATGTTCCAACAAATCGCGAATCATTTGACATAGTAAAGGAAAAACACCCGGTCCAGACCCATTCTTGAAAACTTTTGCCGGATCACACTCGGCGTACATCTTGAAATCGCCCATATGTTCAAAGTAATCCGAGTATGCATACGAAGTGTAAGTGAGCCCGTTGTCTTCTCTCAATAACATAAACATCCGACTGTTTATTTTCCCACTCAAAATGGTTTTCAACAATTTCAAACAATATTTATCTAAATTCATTAATCCGCAGGTCCTGAACCCGATGCATATATGAACTGGATTTGTGTTATGTTTTTCCAAGTTGTAGACAACATCGGTTTGGGGTTTTACACAAAGATTCAGGGATGGTCTTGGTTCTCTATTAACCACTTTTGTAAAATCGGATTGTTCCACGTATTTGCAAATGGTTTCAAAGGAAAGGTTAGAACAAACGCTCAATATAAAATTAGACGGAACATAAAACTTTTTGTAAATTTCCAGAATATTTTCATATTTCAGGGCGTGTTTTCCCTCGTGGTATTTCAGGTCATCTACGGGATTTTCATAGGGCGACCCGGCATAAATTTGTTTGTCTGCATTCATTAGTGAGAGAAGCTCATAGTCGTCTGCGTCTTTTACCATCTCTTCTCTCACGACGTCGCGTTCTTTCATGTATTCGGTTTTATCAAAGACCGAGTTCAACAACATATCGGCCAACGTAGAGATGCAAACACGCACATTGTCTTTGTCGGTATCCGCGTAATAACAGGTATATCGGCGGTCGGTGAAGGCATTGGATGCGGACCCCGTCTTGTCAAAGATGAGATTCACCTCTTTAGAAGAATTTAAATGTTTGGTCCCCTTGAAACACATATGTTCAATAAAATGCACTGAGCCTCTAGATTCCTCGGGTTCGTGGATGCTTCCAATGTCGCAGAACACCTGGATTGATGAGATGTTGGATGATGGAACCACTGGTTTTTCATGCACCAGCCTAAATCCGTTTTCATAAGTTTTGCTGTTCATTTGGGGAATTATTGTTTTATATATCGGGATACATAAAATAATACAAATATTTTTGCATCTGGAAGTAGAGAAAAAAAGGAGGGGGTATGGGGGGAACCTTTGGTTCTCCCACTTATATCAATACGTAAATATTCTGGAACTCGTCGTCGTTGATTGGTGCCATATTTATTTTCCCGTGCTGAGAGAAACCACATTGTTGAGCAATCCTTAGAATCACATCTTCGGAATCCATAAACAAAGTCCGTTCATTTTGTCTCACATTCTTGGTAACAGCATCGGTAAAAGTCTCTACAAATGCGGACACACCTTTTTGTTTAATATCATATTTTGCAAAATAGGTGAAATCGCCGAAATCCGTCTCCGATTTTGTAATTCTCTCTTTCACATATTTTTGCGGATTGTCAATTAAGAAAGGTTTGCCGACTACTGCGTTGAACCTGTTTTTGTCCACCAAATGTAGCACAAGGACGCCTCCATTCCTTAACCAATATCTGCAATTAGTAAAAAACGCGGGCTTGTCCTCAATTTCGTAAATGGTCTGGTTCAAACACAAGATGTGTGTAAATTGGTTTCTTGTAAAATGGATAGGTTCCGTGACGTCGCCTTTTATTACTGCGGAACCGCATTTCTCTTTTGCAGCGGAAACCATTGCTTCCGATTTGTCAATGCCGATGCATTTGGCACCCGAGTCGGCCAAAGCTTCCAACGTGCAACCGGTCCCGGAACCAACGTCCAAAAATGCACTGTTATCGTCGGCGCCGGTAATTTTCAAAATCTCTTCCAGCTCTTTTTTCGGATTGGGAGAATGGATTTTGTCGTAAATTTGGGCGTAAAAATCGTCGTAAGATTGACCGTCTTTTTTCAAAACGAATTTCTCCCGTTGGACAAAACCTTCTTTCATAATCACATTATCTGAAAAATACTTGAATGCTAATACACAAACTGCTAAAATAAATAAATTAACTAGTATTCGGAGCAATCCTTTGTTCTTGAATTCGGGAATAATCATTGTTATATAAATAAGGGAACAAAGTTCCGCTACGCTTAACCCTTATGCTTAAATGCGAAACCTAACGGCTTATCCCTCCGGTTTACCTCGCTTCGCTCGGAGGCGACGTAAAAAAACAAAATACTAAAGTTTGATTTTAACCATCCAATTTACCTCGCTAAGGGAGGGATTATAAGGGGTTAAGCGAAGCGACCGTAGGTTCCCTTAATTGGGTTCGCGTACTGTTGAAAAACCGGTCTTTTCCAATATTTGACCCGGCATTCATCAAGTTCGGATGCACGCTTTGGACAAAGGACGGTTTGTCAAACAAATGACGATAGGGTTGGTCAACCGGTCTGGAAACCACGCTGACTTTGTACAAATCGCTGTCACTGCTTGGAACATAGACACTTTGTGAAGAATGTTGTGCGGCCATTGTCTGGTTTCTTAATACGGTCTCTGTATCCACATTGCGCGCATACCCTTTGAACGGCGCATTTCGGGTCGCCGGATTAAAATTCATCTCTACAATATGTTCAAACTGCGGTAAAATCTGAACTTTGGGTAAAGGATTGGAGTTTTTCGCCATAATGGGCATCAAACTGTACTTGGTGGAAACAGGTCTTGGAGAAAAATTAGGTTCCAACGGATAGTCGGAAAATTGCCGGCTTTTGATTCGGTCATTAATTTCATCCAATCGTTCGTGTTGTCCTACAATTAATTCTCTATGGACTCCATCAATTAATCCTGATTTTGAAAACATTATATATATATTCGCTAAACTTATTTCTCTGCAATAAATATACCAAGCAATGTTCTCTCTCTCAACTGCGTTTTTCTCAACTGCGTTTTTAAAAAGCTTTCTAACAATCCTGATGATAATGCTTTTGCTGGATTCTGTCTATTTGTATTTCACCAAATCCATTTTTGGCGAATTGGTTGCAAAAATTCAAAGAACGGCAATGCAACTCCGTATTGAAGGCGCTATCATTGTCTATCTGCTTTTGGCAATCGGTCTCTACTATTTCATTGTGAAACCCGGATTAAGTGCTTGGGAAGCGGGACTTTTAGGCCTGGTCATTTACGGCACGTTTGATTTCACCAATTATGCAATGTTAAAAAATTATGATTTGAAAACGGCCATTATGGACACCGTGTGGGGTTCTCTCTTGTTTGCACTCACAACAGTTATTGTAGGTAAAGTATATTCTTAAACCCTACATTTCACCGGTGTTTTTATACTTCAACCAAGACGTCGGTTTTAGTTTCGTTCCGCCGCCATATTTTACGGCATATCTTTCTCTAATCAGCAAATCGTTTAAGTGCACATCGCCAATATAAACATCCGCCAAAATACGGCCATACTTCTCACTCTCCACGTTTTCTAAACGAACGTATTTATTCAAAATCAAATTGCTAACAAAATCGCGAGCCTGTTTTGCGAGTTCTTTCTCCTCTTCACTTTTGCCCTTGATTTCGGGCGCATCAATGCCACTTAATCGGACCGACAAACGGTACAATGGCGATTCCTTGTATGGCAATTTGGATGCAATTGTGATTGTATCCGCATCATAACATTTGATAA